CCTATCTTTTGAATCCTCCAAAGCCTGTGGAAGCAGTTGGATTGGATTTGTGTTTGTTCCCAGATATAGATTTCCAAAATTATCTATTGTGATGGAGCTTTCTGTTGGAGCAATATTCTTTTCTGGGTTAGCCATGTAGATTACCTTGTGCAGATACTTGAACAGGGGCCCCGAATCTACAGTTCTATTTCTGTCTGAGATAATCTTCAGCATCTCGAAGATATTATTTGCCTCATCTTTCGTGAACTTTCTGGCATTCAGATAGACCAGATTTCCACCAAAGTTCAGCAATGGAGTACCCAGTGGCATACTTACACCTGCCTTAGTTGAAGGTATCCCCAGCCTCTCTGGGTTGAAGGCTCCCATTACTGCTACGTCCCCAAGGGTAGGTAGGGTAATAACTGGACTATCGAGATCTCTTTCTCTAATGAGGCCTACATCTATGACATTGTTTCTTGATCCCTTATTTATAATAAGAGGAATACCCCTGCTCACAGCAAATTGGTAAGTTCTGCTCATAGCATCTTGGGCAGTAGTACCAGCCAGGATATCTGCTCTTGTCTGTCTCCACCATTCCTGTGCTCTTTGCTCATCAATATTACTTTTGTTTGTGTATCTCTCTTCAATTGCACCAGGGGAGGCTTCGAATTTCAACTCAGTAGTAGCAAACGTGGAGAAAATAGCCTCATTTGGATCCACTTTAGATCCAACTCTACCCATTTTTTCCCCCTTGGCGTCTGTGAAAAATAGACCCTGGCCACCATATTCCAGTAGCATGTCTACTAATTTTCCTCCTAGTTGTTCTTCTGCCCCAGCAGCATTTAATGCTTGCTCATAAATCTCTTGGATAAATTGATCTGGATTGTTCTTTGCCTGTTCTTTTAGTTGAGCAGGAATAATTTTGCTATTTGCAATAGCGTTTAGAATATTGCTTCTTTGCCTTCTTCTCTTTACAGGATCTACAGTATCATCTATTACATAGACAGCTCTGATAGTAGCATTGTCAACATTAACCTTGTCGGTCTCTGCTACCCAGTCTGTTATGAAATCAGCAGGAAACCCTAAACTCTCTGCTGTCTTAGCTGTCACTGGGATTATTCTCAGCTTCGGCTTATTGTCCTGGTTGAATACATCTGGGTCAGAAGATCCCATATCAAACAGGAAGTTCTGATGCCTCCTGTGGAAATTATTGAATGGGATATCTTGTCTTGAGTATACAGGATCAGTTGTTGAATACAGACCAAAAGATATATCCTTCTTCATTGGTCCTTCCTTTGTCCCACCTTCAGCAGGAGGTGGAGGAGGCGGAATGTCTTCTTTCGAAGTATTCTCATTCACTTCTTTAGCTGCCTCTTCTGCATTCTTGTCTTTTGCAAAAAAGATGTCCTGTGGTACATCTTGTTGAGTACCATCAGATGTTTGCACAACTACAGTTCCATCAGGTTTCTGCTCAATAACAAACCCTTTCACAGGTTCTTTACCCTTCTCTACATTCAGGTAGTATTCCTTATTTGGATCAAAATCCTTTGCTTTTCCGTCCTTATCCTTCACTTTCACTACCGCTGGTGCAGGGGTAGGAGTAGGTCCAACAGGAGGAGTTCCACCTGGAGGTGGAGTTTGTGGTCCTGGTGGAGTTCCAGGTGGAGGAGGCGGAGGAGTCTTGCCAGAATAGTTACCTTGAGCATTTGCTGCATCCCTAAAGTATTTCTCAAAGCCCTCTTGGGTAGATAGTTTATCAAATGCTTTGTAGGCAGCTTCTCTATAAGCTCTCAGTCTGTGAATATCTTTTCCATAGTTTACAAGCTTTGGAAGAGCTTCTTGAGGAATCTGCACATTTCCGTCATCTTGTTGTCCATTCAGATGGAATTGAAGAAGGTTCTTGAAGATTCCTTCGAACCTCTTTTCAGATAAGTTAGGATCCCCTGTAATGGTGTTTATAAGCTGAACCTTTGCTTCCAGGGACTTTATCCTCTTTCTATCAGCCTCTGGATCTCCAGAAACCTTCTGATCTACAAGACTTTGCAATCCCTTAGCTTCTTGCTCAAGAGACTTAGCATAGTTTGTAAGGTACTTCTTGTCAGTGAAATTTGCTACATGATATTGGTCCAGATTTGGATTTACAGTTCTGAGATCAGCACTGATGGATTTAACTCTTGAATCTACATCTGAAGCTATGGATGCAAGGAATGTCAAACTATCTTTCCAGTCCTCAAATGTCTTGTGTTTTTCATCTTCAAGAGCAGCCTCTGGGGATGAATCTTTCCCTGCTGCCCTAAAGGGGTTAGTGAATGTATCGTTTATTAGATCATAGGTTTTCTTAATTTGTTCTGCTTTCTGCATTAGTGCATCCACATATTCTGAAGCAGTTTTCAGGTTATCATCAGTCTTATCCAGGCCAAATGCTTTCTTGAACTCATCATTATCCATCTCCTTGAGCATCTTCAATTGCTCCATTCTCACATCAAATCTTCCAGCTTTTGCTCCAGATAGGATGAAATTTACAAATTGCTCATGTTGGAAGTTCTTGTATTTGAACAAGTCATTGTTCTTTACAGCTTCCTTCATGTCCTCTGCTATCCTTTGGGCAGTGGCAGTAGTATCATAATGATTTTGTAGAACTCCAGTTACTCCCTGACTATTCAATAGATTCAGGGTAGTTGATACCAGTTGGCTGTTTTTTTCTCTGTCAAGGAAACCTTTAACTCCACCAAATACAGCACCTGTAAGAGCTCCGAGAACTACATTCTCTAAGCCCTCATCTGTACTAAATTCATCTTTCAGACCAGTCACAACAGAATGTACAACATTCTTCACCTGATCTCTTGAATCCCAGGGAGTTTCATCCTTTTTGTAGCCAGACTTAGCAAGCCCTTTATCGTATAAGTATTTTCTCTCATAGTAATTTTCTGTTCCTACTTGAGCAGCATATTGACCACCCTCTTCAAATACACCTTCTGATAGAATAGAGGGCACTATTGGCCTCACTCTTCCCCATATTCCCTTAGGGAGCACTCTCTCAAAAGTATCCAAGGTGCCTTCCTTCATCCCAATAGATGCTCCTTCACTGATCTCTTTTTCCATAGTGGATCTAAAACCTGCCTTTGCAGCCTTGAATGGTTTCAGAATACCATCAAATTGGATAGCATTTGAGACTGAAAGAAGAGCCATGTTAACTCCAAATCTCACATTACCAGAGGCTCTGGCATATTTTTCAATCTCTTCTAAATCTGGCCCTGTTGGAGAATACCCTTTCTCTCTTTGATAAGCTTTTATGAGATCTTCTCTCACTGTATTATAACCTTCTCTAGCTTCAACTCCAGCCTCTGCAGCAGAAGCACCATAGAGGTTAATTGCATATCTTGCTCCATTAGTCACCTTTGTAGCAGCAGCTGCATTCGCAAGATTCTTTAAATCAACAAGTTGCTCTCCAGTTCTACCAGCAGCTCTTCCAAGCTGTAACAACTCTTCAGCTCTGTTAGTTCCTGTGAATACTTTATTTAACCATAAGGAAGCTTTGCCAATCTGATTTGCCACCATTGGGATTTCCCCAAGGCCCTCTGTTGCTGCCCCTACTACAGCATCCGTTGCTACTGCAGATCCAATAGCACCAATAGTGAACCCAAGATTCTTCAAGAATTTGTCACCCCAAAAGTTAGAAAATCCCCCAGAGAAAGGAATTGCTGACATAAATGGATGACTTTGCTGCCACTTTGTGTAATAGTTTGGGAAAGTATCTTCCAGGTTTTTCAGCCACGTATCTATTGAATTCCCCATAGAAGTATCGTATGGGTTACCTGACACTGATGAAGGAATAGCTGCTAATCCATTTACAAAAGTACCACCAGCAGTGGCAACCATCTTTGCTACTGCATTCCCCCACTGCTTATACCAAGGCTGGGCCTTTCCAAAAGCCTCTTCACTATCCTCCCCAGGGAGAATGGAGCGATATCTCGGATTATAAACATCTGATACTGAGAAATCAGGAAGCTTTCCAGGGCTTAGTTTATCCTTAGTCCCTAAAATTGAGCTATTGAACTTATTCAGATAAGATTCATTACTATTTTCTCCTTCTGTTAATCCTGTCCCAGGTATTGGAATAGGAGCTATTGCAGGAGTATCAAACCCTGCAGGCGAGGGGAGCCCTTCTGTTTCAAAACCAGGGTTTCTTTGTGCAGCTAGTACATCACCTTGTTCCAGTATATCTTGTTCTGGTAATGGCATTTATTATGGGTTTTGCTGTAATGTTGCGTCTATATATTGATCTCCTACTTGCGATAGGAACTTGGTTACCTGAGCTTCGTTGAGTAGTTGACCAAAGGAAGCTGTTCTCTCTGGCAACCACTGATTAGCTTTTTTATCATAAATATACATCCTTACTTGCAATCCACCATTTTTTAGTGGATCTTCCACATGATATTTCACACTGTACTTATTCAGAAGTCCATTTTCCAGATTAAAAGCTCCTTCTTTTCCAAGCCCCCTCACATCAGTAGTCCATTTCCCTGTCCCCTTAGTCAGCTGGAGACTTTGCCTGATATTATAAAAATCATCTAAGAACTTTCCTTGTCCGAAAAGCTCTTCTGCCTGCTGTCTTGATATATCCATCTCTACTGGCTCTCCTGTGACCTCTGTATTGCTCATAGCTAGAGCATATTTTCCTCTACCTTTTGATACAAGAGAATATGTGGTGTTGCCAGATTCCTTTCCAAGCATCTTTACTATGTCTCCTTTATCATATCTCGGATTAGGATTGGATTTATCTTCTGCTATAATTGTATTTACAAGCCTGCTTGCCACAGCCTGAGCTCTCTTTCTATCTTCTGCTTTGAAAGCTTCAAGGGTGAATGAGACTGGTTGCTCAACTCCAACTATGTCTCTGATTGCATTGTTCATATATTTGCCCTTGCCCCTCTCAATAGCGAGAGCTGGAATATTTGCAGCCCTGCTAACCTCTCCAAACTTAGAAATTATCATTGTTTCTTCTGGATTCAAGGGTTTCCCTTCGATATTTTTCTTGGCAATATTATAAAAATACCTCTCTGCAGGGCTTGTCAACAAATTTTTAGCCTTCTCATCATCAAGTGTGGCATGTGAGGGAGCACTACCATATGAAGGAGGAGTATATGACAGGGCAGCTATTTTCTGGTTAAATTGATATTGTTCTTTACCAGTCATTTGGTATACCTGACCTCCCTTGGTAGTTACTTTTAGAGGGGAAATTCTGCCAATTATTTCTTCTGTCCCCCATCCATCTTTAGATGCTTGACTCTCAATGTTTCCTATAGCAAACTTTCTGTTCTGAATTACCTGATCAGCATTAGCCATGTTCCTAAAGTAGGTTCTGGTTCCATCATCCACACTACTAGGATCTTTATCATAAGCATCTTTAAGCTTATTCATTGCAGCATTGGCTGCATCTATAACTGTTTGGGGATCTTTTCCTGCTACATTATATTCGTATCTTGGATTCTGTCCATTGGGATCTCTTTTCACAATCACAAGATCAGTATTTTGTGCTAGGATAGCCATTTTCTGATCGTCTATTTGTTTTCCAATATCATTAGTTTCAGTTAAGAAGGACGACACATTTATATCCTCTAAGCCCCCTTGGGGGATAGGCTCAAGGACTGCATCAGAAAGAGGTATGCCTTCCAGAGCACCTTTTGCAGTCTTTCCAGCTTTTATTTGTAAAGCCATTTTGTAGGCTTCTAGCTTCTCCCTTTCAACTTGAAGTTTGGCTTCTTCAATACCAAGACTTGCTGCTTTGAATTGCCTATCCACCAGGAATTCCTGGAATTTAATATCATTCTCCCTTCTTCTTTCAGCAGCCATGAAATAGGGATTTTCCTTATATGTTAAAGAATTCTGAGCATAAGCATATCCATCCCCAAATCTATTAAGCCAGTTCTGCATATACATCTGACCCTTATAGCCTTCCAGATTATTATTTATGGATGCTATATCTTGACCATAGGCATTCTGATAAGCTACTGCTTTGTCCTTATATGCTTGTATCTGTGCGTCTATCTGAGATGCCCTTTGGGGGTCATTGTTAACAGTTCCTCTTTCAACCATTAGTCCTTGAATGACATCATTGATTTGGTCAAGTTTGTATTGATAAGTCTGATCAGTGATAGACTTCATTCCTGCAGCATCCTGTGCCCTGTAACTGTATCTACCATCAATCTTTAGCTGGTTTATGTCATTTGAATCCAGGTTAGCTTGAATAGCCATCCTAATCCTTTCTGGAGTTAGAGTCTTTGAGCCCTTTTCAATCATTGCAAAGTCGATCTGAGGAAGCCCATCCTTATCCATCAGTATTTTTCCATCAGTTCCCCTTTTGAAAGGATTGTCCTCAACCTGAGAGTTTGGTTCCAAATCCTTTATAATCTTGCTAATCTTGCTTGTAACATCAGTATAGGGAGTATAAGTGCCTGTAAATCTGGTAGTTACATCTCCATCACTATACCATTTTTGAAACTGACTAGTAAAATCCCATTCATTTGAGACTGAAGATTTCCCCTTCTCTCTGGCTTCCTTCATTTCAGCTAGTCCTGTCTTGTATGTCTGAGTAGAGGCTACAGAAGTCTGTATGATAGGATCACTTGCTATCTTATTTGTTAGTGCTCCAACAGAATTAACCAGCTGTTGGTTGGAAAAGTCAGATTGCACTACTCTTCCAACCTCTTGCTGCAAATTGTTTATTCTCTGCTGAAGATAGCTCTTCTGCTCCGGCTTAATAACCTCAAGTCCGGCTACTGAATCTATGTATCCCTGTACCTTTTCAACCCCCTGGTTGTATTGCTGTTGCTTGATCATCGAAACGCGGACATAATCATCCACAGGTATCTGAGCGATGTATGGATTAAATCCCACCAAAGTATCTGTAAACGAGGCCATCTATATTTTCTCTTTATATTTGAAAAAATATCCTCTGGTAATATGAGATTTGCTATTATTTAACACTCTCCATATTATTCTTCTGTCCATATTTAATGCTACCTCTGCTTCGGGTAGTAAGTCAAATTGGTACAAAAGAGTTTTTCCATCAGATGTATATACCTCAAAAGGGCGCTTTGGATTAGCTTTTTTCGAGGCTAAAGTTGAAGAAACCATTTTAGCTATCGTCTCACTGGAGTGCTTCCACCCACCAGGTTTTGTACATCTCCCTTTCAGGGCTCTTGAAATGGCTTGTTTATGCTCCGAGGTGATAGTTTGTTTTGATCTGGCTTCTCTTATCCTTCTTCTTGTTTCTTCTTTTGTTTCTCCTCTACTATCTCTCCACTTTTGTATCTCTTCAAGGCTTTTTTCTCTACCAAGCCTTCCTCTGTTTATTTCTCTGCAAGTATTGTACTCTGCTTCAAGGGAAGTGATATAATAAATTTCTTGATTTATAAGATATTCATTTATATAATCTTTAGAGCTGTCACTTGGGAATAAAAGATCCTCAACAATTTCAAATGAAAAGCTCTCCTCCCCATATTTGTTCCAAGCATTCTGAAGATGAGCACAATGGTGGGAATTTCTTCTGAGATGATAAAGATGATCTACCTTTCTCTTCTTTAGGGATCTGCTTGTAGATCCTATATAAAGATGACCATTAATGAGATTAACTATCTTGTAAATACAAGCCATTTGCAAATATACACCTTTTTCGTTATAAATCAAGGGTTTAGCAGAGTTGTTAAACCAGATGGGTTTATTTTAGTGGAGAGAGCTGTGGCGTGAGAGCCATCTTGTTCTGCTTATTACGGATATCCAGGATTCTTTGCATCTCCCTTAGGTCAGATTCATCGTACTCATTATATCCCTTTAGGTTCCCCTGGGCATCATATCTACTGATGGTTCTGACATCCTGAGCCTTCTGTCCCGTAGTGTTCCTACCACTATAGTTGAACATTGCATTAGGTCCGAAATAAGTGGCTTGTTGACCACCATCCTCTGTTGGTACAAATCTGTAATCATACAGATTTTCATAGGCAGCAAGTCTCTTATTCTCAAGATCATTTTGAGCATATTTGCTCGATAAGCTATTGAGAATTGTTTGATTGAGAGCCTTGGTATTGGATCTTGCCTGAGATTGTCTAACCATTTGAGTATCAGCTAAACCTAAGTTCTTCAGATTAGCATCATTTACCAGAGCGATATTCTTGTTAGTAATATCATTGGCTATTGATTGATTTGTTCTGAATTGGTCTCCAAGAACTGCCTGGTCTGCCTGGTATTTCTGAGCTGCCAAAGTTCCCATTGCTGAAGGGTTATAAGGCCCAAGGGCTCTCATTTGAGCGTTGAAAGCTGCCTGATTTTGGTTCAGTCTATCCTGGAAACTAACCTGATAAGGTGTATATAATTGAGGCTCATACCTTTGTGCAGGTACTGGCTCAACTTTGTTGGTTGCCATTGCATACAGTTCAGGAAGGATCTGATTGAACTTCAGGCCCTCCACATTACTTGGGAGCTTCCCTCTATTTGGCACATTTAGCCTGTCATAAGGAGCTTCAGGGTTCACAGGTTTGGTCTGTGGAATCTCTGGAGTCACACTCATTTCAGGTATTGTGTAGGGAGTAAATGGTCCTGGGTTAGATATCTCTGGAATTGGAGTATTTTTTGGAGTTCCGGGAAGAGGTCTAGGACCAATTCCATATCTTGTTCCTTCTCCTTTCTGCATTGTTGACATAACTATATCCAGTTCATCTGGTCCTAGTTCTGCCACCTTTTTGTCAGTCAGAGGCCCTAAGTCATACCTATAAGGATGTCCACCAGTCCACTTTTTAATAGCCTCACTAACTGACATATTCTTGTAGTTCTCCCCAGTAAAAAGATCTCTCATAGCCTTTTCTCCCACTTCTTTCGAAGGAAATATGGCGAACCCATCCTTGTCTTTTTTGGCTCCATATTTCTTAGCAAAGGTTCCATATTTGATATTACCAGGATTCATATTTCTATCTGCTCTGGTAGGATCATTTTGATCTGGATCCCCTCCATTTTGATAAAAAGGGATTGAAGCACCTCCCTTGGCTTTCTTCATCTTTCCCTGTGACATTGCATTTGGATCAAGACCATGCTGCTCAGCCATATCAAGCATAGCTCTTTGTAGGGAAGCAAGCTTCTCTTTCTTTGAGGCAAGATCAGCCATTCCCATTTGTCCCCCCTGCATCATTACTTTTCCAGCATTGAATTTGAGCTGCTCAAATTTGCTTGCAGGATTAGCTCCATTTACAAGGTCTGAACCTTTGGTAACCAGTCTGTCGTACCTTTTTTCTCTATCAGCTATTGCACTAGCTGCTTTCTTGAACTTTGTTTTTGTTCCTGGTATTAACATATTACCATAAATTGTGAGATTTCCATCTCCATCTTTTGAGGCATATTCTCCCCCTTCAACTTCAACCGGATTTCCATTATAGGCCATTCCTATACCCCCCTGGGCATGTGAGTCCCCGTTGAACTCCACAGTTCCCCCATCATAAGGATTGTAGCTCTCCAGGTCTGCAGATCCCCCCCACATTGTGTCTATTTGACCACCATCATCATACATTACTCCACCTTGTTCAAATGTTACAGTAGGTATTGCTCTATTCATCCTTTGCTTGTTGGCAAAATTTCCTTGCCAATATGCAGCAGGGTTTCCTCCTATATGCTTGCTTCTTCTTATGAAATCATCTAGCCCACTTGTTCCAGTAGCTCCAGTTTCATAAAACCTGGTTATCCTTTGTTCTGGCGTGAGCTTCTGAAAAGTGGGATCCATTTGAAGTGACTTAATTCTGACTCCTAAATCAGAAGCAAATTGAGGATTATTCCATCCTGTCTGAATCTGACTCAAAACTGCTCTACCTTCCTTGCTATATGGATCATAGGCATTTCCTATAATTTCACCAATTCTATCTGCTAAAAGAGCATCTCTATCAATTGGTGTGTTGCCAAAGCTAAAGTGAGATTGATCTACCTGTGGGCTTGCAGGCTTTGGATCCCCACTTCCAAAGAGAGTGGTTCCTGTAGGAGCCTTTCCAGCAGCTACCATACCAAAGTACTGCTTCTGCTTCTTGGTAAGCTTCTTTCCATGAGCTGTACCATCTCTCAGCATTTCCTTAGCTTTATCTGAACTCAGAGTTCCACCATCTTTGTACAGAAGCCATTGTTCCATGAGGTCTGTATTAGGATAATTAGCCCCAACCTCCCTTATATCAGCACCACCATTTACATTTCCACCTTGTTCCATTGGCCTGTTTTTAAACGCAGCAGAACCACTTCCTGGTCTTTCCTGTGAGCTGATCAGCAAGTTAGAATTATTGTTTACAAAGGAGTTCCATGCTGAGTAGTTGGGGAAATAGGAAGTCTGCTGAGACGACCCCTGGGGGAACGTAACAGAGTAGTCTGTCTTAGGGTTTAAGTTTGCCGGATTATATCCTGGTTCAGGAATGTTTGCATTATAGCCAGGATTATATTCTACTAAACTCATTGGTGCCAGAGCACTTCCATCATCACGGTATTTTACGTCCCTTTCCCGAGCAGTATTGTATACTTTAACTTTCTTGCCTCCAAGGCTCATTCTATTATCACTATCCTTTACAGCACTAGGCTTCAAGTCTCCACCATTAGCATAGAGTAGCCATTGTTCTAACAAATCGGCATTTGGGTAGGTGGCTCCCACTTCTCTAAGCTTGGCTCCCCCATTAACATTCCCTCCTTGCTCGTAAAGCAACCACTGTTCCATTAGATCAGTATTAGGGTATTTTGCATCAACCATATTGATCTTTGCTCCTCCATTTACATTCCCCCCATTCTCATAATCGTGAGGGCTAAATATGCTCATATTATCAGGAATGATTCCCCCCTCTTTATACTGATCATAACCTGGCTGTATGAATCCCCCTTCATCTTTCTTTCTATTTCTAGCCATCTTCTTGAATGTCTTAGCAAGAGCTTTCCTACGAGGTGTACATGTAGACTTTGTCATAGGAGTACAATATCCCTTGTGTGCAGGATTCACTGCCTTCTGGATCCAGTGACCATCCTTTGCCTCCATAAGCTTATCTTCCAAAGTACCCCCAAGGGCCATAGGAATTGGCAGGCCTCCTCCAGCTCCTCCTGTAAAGGCATTTAGGAGTCCTTGTTTTGCATTTCCAAGTTCTCCGTAAAAGGTGTCCATTAGACCGAAGAGAGCTGGTGCTACTCCCCCATCATCATATTTTTTAGTCTTTTTTGACTTCATTGTTTTACCATTTTTAGCACTCGGACTGTTATTTTCATCTTCTCCCATATAGTATCCTTGATCTGCCTTTGGAACAAATCCTCCGTTTTTCTTCATTTCTACAACAGGCTGCTTAAATTGACTATTGTATGGTATGTAGTTCCATGAACTATCTGTCTCATTCCAGCGCCCTGCCATGTATTGATTTGTTGGATTGAAATACATGCTCTCACTAGAAAAGGTAGGATGATTTGGTAATTTATACTTATCTGGAAAGTGCATGTTAGCAGATGGCTTTATTCCAGGATTCTCAAGCCATAACTGTCTAAGGTTATAGTTGTCTTCACTTTGAAGATTCTTTGGAAGCTTTGTTCTCCATTCCTGATAACTCTTTTCTTGTTCAGGTTTTAGGGTAGTTTTTGGCATTGGAACAGAGCCTCCATCTTGCATAAGAGCTTGAGAGCCATATCCATAAGGCATGGGGTTATATGCCATTTGGGGTTGAACAACCTGTTGTTTTGATACTCTATTTGGAAGAATGGCATCAAAAGCAGTCATGGCAGCTAAGGCCATATTACCTGCGTTGTATCCTTGTCCCTGTTTTTTAGCAGGCGATTGCAAAGCTTCTGGTCCAAGAGGCTTTCCTGGCTTTACCTTGGAGGTGTCTGGTGGTGTTCCAATAGGAACAGGGCCCTGTACTCTCGAGGGAGAAAGGTCTGATTCTGGATATCCTCCATAATAATCTGATATACTTTGAGCAAGTCCAGGTATTTTAGGACCAGGATCCATATACATTCCTGCTGCTGCCATCAGCTTATCTTTGCAACCTACACATGGCAAATTTTCATACGTAAGTTTTTCAGGATTTACCTGCAGCCAATATCCTGCTTTTGCTTTGGGAGCTTTCTTTTTATTGATCTTTTTAGCCATTACTTGTAGGAGATTTGAGTTTCTGTTGCAATGAATTGAGAAGTTATTCTTATATCAGTCCTATTATCCAAGATATGCCTTATCCTGCAATCCTTAGCCCTTAGGGGGTATTTCTTAAAGGATCTACTTGCATAATCCAGATTTGAAGTATTCAGAACTTTATTTTCTGTGTTAGCAGTACAATCAGGTAACCAAATGGGCTCTGTGTAATCCTTTACAATGTCCCAGAAGCCATTATAGTTGTAGAAATTATCTGATTTCACAAACAGAATATCTCTGCTGTCTGTATTATATTTAGGATATTGCAGATATGATGATAGATTATTCAGAGGCTTTGGAACCAGATTCAGAATCCCTGTACACTGTTGATCATTATAGATGATTGCCTTATTGAAGAAATCCCTATTGGTCTGCACAAAGGTCTGTGTGTTGGTCATCAGATTCACTTTGCTGTAGTCTTTCACGGACTGCAATATCTCATCTTGATACTTATAAGCAAAGGGACTTTCTATGATATAGGGTTCTGTCTGCCCATAGAATCCATTATATGAGTTTTCTACGGTATTGTGGAGCCATATTGATTCAAGATCACTTCTTCCTGTGTAGAACTTACTGATTCCTCCAATGTAGAAATTGGGCAGGTAACTATGGAATGAAATCCATGATTTCGACATAAGAGAATATGAAATAGTAAAGGATACATCGCAAAAGTACGCTGGGTCGCCAAGCTGAATTGCTTCTCCGTCCAGGGAGAAACTATCTGTTGTGCTATTATACGTAATTCCACTAACAGTAGGCTTGAAATCAAGCTTGGTAATGATGATCCTGTTATACTTGTTGTCAAAGACTCCATGTAAACCTATTCCTTTAAAGTTGTTGTCAACAGGGTAGTTAGGGAATGCTTCCAGAATCTGGAATGGAAGATTGTTTGTCAAAAAGAGTCTGCACCCCTCATCTGATATATTAGTAACTCCTTGCCCTGTCAACATGAACACATCTCCCCTTAGGGCGTCTACCCAAACATGACCAAATTCTGTTGCTAAGAGGAACTTGTGCTGGCTTCCTGAATATCCCAAATCTGTCTGGAAGAAGTCTACTGGTGGGACATTCCTATTGAAAATCTGTTGTCCCAAATATACTTCTCCTATAGTAGAATTGGCTGTTAGAAGGGAATTATAGAGTTGAGATTGAGTCTCAAAACGTGCCAGAAGTTGTCTTGTTTCTATCCCATCTACTGATGTCAGCTTTCCATAGGTTAGTGGAAAATCATAGAAAGCTGCTGGTCTATATATTCTCCAGTTATTTTTCTTATAGTATACTACTTCCTCCTGTCTCTCTGAATAAATAGCCCTATTGGGGAAGCTGAACACACATTTTTGAGTTGGGTCGAAATCTACAGGTAAGGTAGTGAAGGTATTCTCCTTGTTCTGTTTTGAGAAAGTTGCATTATAAGTATATGTATTATCATAAGCTATTGATACATAAGCCTCTTGTAGCCACTGATCAGGTACATCCCCACTTACATGTGGCCAGTAATCTCCTTCTTTGTTATTATAAGCCTGTCTCAGGCTCACATTGATCTGGCTTTCCACAAAGAAGTTTACAATCCCATAAGCAAACAGATAGATCTTACCTGCATCATAGAAGAAGGCTGAATTCTCACAATCGAAGTTATTTACCTTAACCCCAAATAGAGATCCTACATTAAAGGCCCCCCCGTCTCCTTTCCTCACATCTGTTGAGAACCAGTACTTTGGGAAACCTATATTTCCTAGCTCATCATAGAATACGTCAGAATCATCTGGAAAATTCACTCTATTGTCTATGAAGAAAGGAAGTTTCCTCTTGAAAGCAAATTTATTAATAAAGGTGTCACCTCCAAATACGTCTCTAAAAGTGTTAGTAGCGAGCTGAGCAGTGAGGTCAACCTGTACCTGAAACGCTGTGTCCAGGGACTCATATGAGAATATTTGTCCATATTGATCCGGTACTACGTTTTTAATTGAAGCATAATATGATGATATTTGCCTTGTATAGAAGTTCTCTACACACCCTACTTGCCCTAGGGTAAACCTTGAATTGTCTACCGGAACCCCTGCAATGCTACTTGGGAAAGGAAGTGTGCCTGTAGACCTTAGATAAACTGATGACTCCCTTTGGAAGTTGTTTACAGTATGAGTATCTCCAACTCCCTGGATCCCACTGATTAGATAACTGGCAATATCAAGCATTCTGATCTTGTTTCCAGTATCATTAGGAAGCACTTTAGGTGTGGTATAGTTTCCTAGAGAATTAAATGAATAGGCCATGTTCTTCTTTGGAAGAAGCCTGAATACTACATCATTGAATACCTGGAAGGCTGTGAAGGCAGCAGAACCATTGAATGGGTTAGTAGATACACCATAGGTACCTGATGCAAACCCAATGGCTATACCTACCCCAAGGGCGGTTAGGAAGGATTCCAGGGATGGGAATCTGTACCTTGCATGCTTGTCTACTTGTACAAAGTGAGATCTTGTGGTACCATATTCCACACTCTCAAGCTTCAGCTGGGTTCCTAGAAAAGGTTGGTAGAAACTGGTGTCAGGAGAGTGGAAAGTAAACCTGTTTTGGCTTTCTGCTGTGCTGAATCCATTTAGAAGATCACTTGTTCCATTTACAGGAGCAGCTTTAAATCCTGCAACTCCATTTGTAGCAGTCACATCTCCATCCTGTGGACTTACAGGAGGAATCCCAAACCCAGGTAGGGATTGTGCATAGAAATCTACCGTGTGAGCAGCTCCAAAATTAACTGAAGTTATAGGGAAAGTTGTGGTTCTGTCCAGTGTGTTTTGTCCAAACACCTGCAATCTAGCCTTCAGGTCAATTCTATCATTACCATTTCTCTTCAGTCCAATAGTCAGATTAAACTGATCAGTAGATGCAACATTCAGATTACCACTGCTATATACCTGATTTCCATCAAACCTAATGGAAAGCACCTTTGGTACTTGAGTGGTTCCCCCAAAGGATCCTTGATATATAAATGTCACTAGATCTCCAGTATTTCTCCATTGATCTGCTACTATAGGAGCGCTATACATCAGAGTATTGGTTCCATCTATGCTCTGAATTGTATCGAAAGAGGAGAAAATCTGGGCTCCTATATCATTATTAGATGCATTCAGGATAAATGGATCTTCTCTAAGATCATTGAAAGGGTAGTTTGGATAGAAATATACACTGTCTTGCTTGGCATATCTACCAACATTGTATAATAACCCTTTGGCTATCACTGATTTAGATGCTGCTCTATTGGATCTTATTATCTTGTAAGCAGCAATGTTATCTTTTTGCTCCTGGGTAAGATCAGAATCATTTATGAGCTTTAAGATAGAACCAATATCTACCCTAACCCCTAGGGGGAATATATTGCCATTACCATCGTGATGATGGGTTACAGAGCTATCTGGAAACTTGTGGTGCCTGATTGGAGTACCCTGCAGATCTCCCCATACATCTACATTGCAAGGATATGTCTCTGTGGATTCCCAATAGGCAAAAGTACCGAATTGATAAGGGCCCTGGTAACAAGGGTCGCTTGGATCAAATGATGGATCTGTTCCACTAAGGCCTGCTGTGTTATAGACCTGCCATCTAGGCTTTCCTGGCTCTGTGCTGCATACATCTGTTCCAAAGTTTGAGTCAGGGTTATCTACTATCACTAAGTCTGAGGGAAGAGCTTTCCTTCCTGGAATGTGAAATCTATCTGTTTGATATCCATTTTTAAGGATAAATACTATATCAAATGCGTAGACCTCATCTCTCATGTACCCCCTAAGGGTGGCAGCATTTATCTCGTCTGCATATTGGTTCTTGGTTGGAGGGAGTTTCCAGCTAACCCATTGAAGCTTAATTTGGTTGGCTATTTTTTGGTAGCTTATTCTCTCTGTGGAAGTTAGGTCTGCCCATACAATAACATCTTGAATAGTAGTCACATCTCCAGCAGTATCATATACAGGGAACTTCTCAAATATCTCTTCTATTGTACCGGTAACCCCACTCTTTGACTGTCCTGTATAGGTGATAGTCCTTTTGCTTCCTTGAATCTGAAAGGTTCCAACAATATCCACAGACGAGATATCATTGATAGTCTTAATTACAGCTACATTGATAAAATCAAATACTCCAGAAGTGTCAATATTCTCAATATCAAATATTATTGATTTTCCTACTGGGTAGTTGAAGTTAGGAGTGACTATAAAAGGATTATAGATAGGAAGAGGATCAGATACTCCAAAATAAGATGTATAGGCTTCCCCGAGGGAGTTGGTATATTGAATTGCAAACTGATATGTTCCTGAGATGGTCTGTCCTTCAGACTGAACACTTCTATAGGTGATTGTTGGAATGGAGAAGTTTGGTCTCACATTCAGCTTATTACAATCTATTTCTGAAGTAGTTACAACATCACAAGGATTAGATCCTGTTCCCTGAACAACTTCTTTAAAGGGAAGGTTACTTAAGTCGATGAATCTCATCTTATTAAGTCCATCTGCCCAGTATATTTCCAGGCTACAATTTGTGATCTTGTGAACAACTTTCTGGATAGGATTGTTCAAATTGAAGTTCAGGCATTTAGCATTTATAATAGTACTGTAAGTACAGCCTACTACCTTCCCTATCTCAGAATCACCTGTGCTAGGATTGACAAGAAAGAGAATAATCAGATCTCTCTCTACAATATTATGAGTACCGATCACCCTAAATCCCTCGGGGATAGTGATGCAAAGCTCATTAGACTGCTCATTTTGATAGATTATCGAATTCCCCTCTATACCTGTAGTCTGTGCATTTTGAGCATAAGTAACCTGTCCTGGCTTTACCTGGCTTATTATTGAATCTAGGTTTAGCCCCAGATATGCATTATTTGGTCTGATTTCTCCCATTCTTGATTAACTAATTGTTTAGTCCCCATGAGCTTGCTGGCCAAGTTCCGCCCCTCCATCTCCAGGAATTGCCATACATTTGAGCTGTATAAGGGTCAAATCTATGTCTGTCTTTCCTAATTTCCATGGCTTTTTCATATATAGTCTTCTTTTTTATTTCGATATCTGCAAGAATGTAAGCCTCGTCTGCCAATTGTTTATAAAACAAGTACTTCTTCTCAATTTGGTTGAAAGTCTCATCAGTAATCTGATTGTAGAGCTGTTCAAATATCTTCTGTTTCAGGAAAGCTTCTATGAATTCCATGATCCTGTAGTTGTCTGGAATAAGCTGTTGACCAGACTCATCTCTCTCATCTGCATAGTAGATCAAGAAGACATCTCCTTGCCTGAAGTTTGTTATAAGCTTACCATCTCTTATATCAAAAGTAAGTTCATCATGACACATTCCGAATGTCCTTGCATTCACATTCATACATCCTAGATGTTGGCAATTCTCTTTTGCATGAATATTTCCTGGCTTTAGAAGGTATTTCAGTCTTATAGGCTGGGTTACTTCTGTCTGAGTCTTTGTTACAACAGTAGTAATGTCAGGATTACAAGGATCACAATTCGTTTCGGGATTACAGGGATCATATGGCCTATTTAGAGTGGTAGTTATTTGAGTGTAGTAGGCTCCCGGTTTTCTAAACTCAGGAGATAATATTTGAGCCGTTAACCATACTTCCCTTGGGGCAATGAAATCAGGAGGTAGCTTGGCTTCGAAGTTATCCATAAATAACAATGCTGGAATGATCTTATAGGAAGACCTTCCCAGCTTTTGAAGACATTTTGAAGTCCATATTGGAAACATCAGATCATCTACAGCATTGGCATCAAAATAACTCTTCATTTCTTCTTTCACCCGTGCATATAAAGAATCTGGAGATGTGAACTTATACTTGTAGTAGTATGACATTTTGTGTTATTTTCTCCTATCCCACTCCCTGTAGATCTGGGGAAAATGAGAGTTGGGGCGTTTCAGATATTCTGCAAGTTTTCTGGAGGTAGATCTGGAGGCTTTCCAGACCCATACTTTTGAGTATTGGAATCTGGCATCACAGTTAAACCAGATCCATTTATATCTATATCCATCTGTATGAGTGTTCAGATGGTATACCTTCTTGCCAACCTTGTTAGTTTTGACCCAATCTACAGCGAGGTTTATATATTCCTTACCATTTATAGTAACGAACTTCTTGCTTTTCTTCTTGCTAACTGTGAATGTCCCAAATCCCCAAGGGAGCTTGCATCTATCTCCCGTCTCAAGAATGTGATCTCTGAAATTGTGATTGAAAGTATAAATAATCTCACTCCATTTTTCGAAGGGGAGGTTTATAGAAGGATTGGCAGCACAGAACTTCTTGTATGCCTCCTTAGATCCCGTTCTGTAACTCACTTTCACGCGCATCTCTGACTGTAATTACTTTTAGAACTTCATGATATTCTACTAGAAGCCTCTTTCTGGACCTAAAGTAGTTCTTTACATTTTGGGTAATTTTCATATCTACCTTGTAGATCCTGTACCCCTTTCTCATTAGAACGTCCAAACTATCCATTAAACTTTGTTTACTTGATCGTCTTTATTATCTGATGTTTGATCGACAGGGATTCTATAATAAGTCTGGAGTAGAACTTGCAGGACATCTTTCACCACAACATCCTCAAGGTAACCAGGACATTTAAACTCCAGATCCAGAGGATTCATGCATGGATTAGGCTTATCTTGGTTTGTGCAAGGGCAGCTTGGGTAGAGAAGCTCATTTGGAACATCTTCCTCGAAATAAGCCCATATACTAGCTACTTCGACTTTTGGAGAAGATATATAAAGGTATCTATCATATATCCAGTAGTATATATCATTGGTCGGGAGCCCAAGCTTAAGGAGGTTTATATATCTGCTTAGGGTAATCTCCTTTAGCCTTCTTGAGCTATCTACTGAGAAAACTCCATGTATTAGAAGGCCATATATCCCATCAGAAATCTTTGGTAGTCTAAACTTGCTCCTTGCAACAAACTGATCTGAGACATAATCACAGCAGTCCGCTGTAGGAACCTGTACCATCTCCACGCAAGGAATATTGGTGAAGATGGTAGCAGTGTTCCAAAGCTTCCTTTTATCAGTTTCTCTTCTGATATAGAAGGTAGCCTTGCTTTTCAGTTCGCTTGCTACGACTCTGTCAGTCACTGTATTATCTGCATTTAGCATCTTGTTCAGAGATCTGACTCTTGAGACCATTTGTCTTACTGTGCTCATTATACTTTCTGTTTCAATATTCCTGTTATCCCATCATTCTCATCTATCAGGAAGGCTTGAAGCTCGGCCTTTGTACAAGTATGCCCCTGCTTGTCATCCCAGAAAGACTTTGCCTTGGATAATGCAGGTAGTTGATAGAACATGATGCCATTGAAGTCCATAGTTATCTCATGGTGTTTGTCTCCTGTAAATATATAGTAATTATCGCAGCTAGACCATTCATGCTTAAACTCAATGGGGAACATATTTGCCAGCTTAGGGGGTTTAATAGCATCCCCGTGGTTAAACATGAGAGCATTTTTCCCATACCTAGCATATTTCCTATAACGGGGAGATGTATCAAATGTGATGTCTGTAGCTCCATTGTAGTAAGCTTTTAACCAGGTTATCAGGTGCCATCCTGCATATTCATCGTGATTTCCAGAGACATATAAGATTTCTACATCACTTGAGTAAGCTAAAAGTAGATTGATCATATTGATCTCATGATTGCATATGCTCTCAAAAGTCTGATGATATGTGGACAGATTCTCCATCTTAGTTCCCCTGGTTGTAGTCCCTGTCCATTCTGAGTTGAACTGATCACTTCCTATAATGTAGTAAATTTTGTCAAGCTTATTGGAGGTAGTTCCCTGTGTTAGAATCTTTCTAACTTTATCATAGATTGCATTAAACCTTTTTCCTATCGAATTTCCTCCCAAGATATCGTACTTATTAATATGCTGGTCTTGCTTATTTATCACTAGGCACCCTCGGGGAAGAGAGTGGGATATTGCTGGGGCGGGTTGTTGGAATACCTTAGGAGTATAGGATTTTAGAAACTCGACGAAGTTTTTCTGGAAGTTTTCTCCTTGGGTTTTCCTTGTCAACCATGCTTTAACCTGCCAGTTTCCTGCCCATATATTCTGTACATATCTGTCAATGTTCCACACTTTTGTATCAATCTTACACTTCTCAATCAGCTCTTCCAGACTTTTTATCTGTTCATCTGATTTTCCTATTACCTGAGCATTATTCTCTTTTAGATCCTCATTGAAACTCAGGATAGTGAATTTGTTACCTGTCTTCTCTGGAGTTTTTCCGGCTTTTATCTCATCCATAAGTTTTCCTACCTCTTCAGAGGTCAATCCTAATCTCTTAGCATAGAAGTCTTTTGACTTCTTCTGGCCTATAAGTTTTTTTAGTTGCTCAATAAGAGCTTGGTTTTCAGTCATTTGCGTAATTTACTCGTTATGAATACTATACGGGATGTAAAGTTAGATAATATTCCCGAGATTTCCAATAGTTAACCTTCTATGTTTAAACCTACCCCATTAAAAAAGAATTGCCCAGTAGTAGACACTACCGGGCTACCCCTGAAAAACCAAAAAACAAGGGTATTACTGACTCGTTGCTGGATATACTGCAGGTTCTGCAAATATCCCCCCCGTACAGTTAGGACAAATTGTGGTCAGTTCAACCTCATAGTTCCCTATAGGTAAACCTGAGATGGTGTAGGGGGATTGATTATATGTGGGGAAAGTAGTAAGGTAGGTAAAGGCTGCAGAAGAACTCTGAATCCTGTAGCCTATCCTGATGCTTGCCCCAAAGGGGATTGTATAATTTATTACTATGCTAGCCATTATGGAGTGGTTGTGGTTGTAGTAGTGCTAGATGTAGTACTAGTAGTGGTTGTCGTTGTGGTGGTAGTAGTGCAGGGTACAAGTGCTGTTGTAAGAACTTGTCTACAGAAAGCTGGTCCTTCACAGAATACCAGAGAATATCCAGAGGGGCAAGTATAGCCTACACCATCTGTACCTAGCTGTACGTCTTGTCCTACATAATCCTTGGTTGAAAACACAACATTTAGCATACCATAGGAGGTAGCAGCTATTATCTCTGCTGGGGTATTCTGATATATTTCTGCCCCAAGGGCTGCGGGGGGAGCAACATTATGACCAACCATTTCTATTATATGCTGTCCTACTGTAAGATCCACTGGATAAATATGCCATACGTGGAAAGGTGCTCCTACTATACCATATTGGATGTCAAGGGCTGATGCGTCCTGTTGTATTATAGTATTCCCATCTATTCTCAGGATTCCATAATTATCACACCCAAAGGCTATATAGTAGGTTTGGGGAGTGGTTATGTTCACACAAATCGAGAATCCAATGTCCTGGTTACTAAGAGTAGTCGTCGCCCATAGGGCACATCTATTCATTGGACCATCAGAAGTATTCCCATCTGCAGCACATGTACCTGAACCATTCTTCCAGAAACTGTTACTTGTTGAAATCTGGGTAGAAGTTCCCGTACCATTCGAAGAATATCCTGGAGAATATATATAAGTTCCACAGTCTGAATAGAAACTACTGGTTTTTGCTACTGTAGCCTCTGGAGAACTTGGTGGTGTAGCATCAGTCTCATTTGTTTGCTGACAAAAAGTACCATCAGGAGATAGCACGTATCCAGAAGGGCAACATCCTAGAGGTCTTACAATCTGAATGGTCCTTGATTTGGAGGCACATCTTATTCCATTGGTTGTCAGCCTAACATCATAATAAACATTATCCTCGATTGTTATAGGATAACAATTATTCGTGGTAGGATTGTTTGGAGAGCTTGGTTGAATCCATGTAGTATCTCCACTCACCCTATATTCGATCAGTGTACTTAATGAACCAGGTACAAAATCCCAGCATATGTTTGCTATGCTACTCATGGTTTTTACGTAGTAGTTGTGGTTGTAGTGGTAGATGTAGTGCCGCTCTGATAAGTCACAGTAACATTTGTTGGAGCATCACAAGGAGAAGGACATCCAGACACAGCAGCACAGAAGTTTGCATATAGTCCAGAATCACTGGTCAGAGAATCAATCAAAGATTGGAACAAAGTAACCAGATTTACACTAACATTTAGTAGAACTACATTATTAATAGTATCTACTGAAGGGGTTACCTGTATGCCATTCACAGCTCCTCCTGTGACTATCTTTACTCCAAGATAATCTGGACTTGGATCAGTAGAATTTACTGCTACTTTATGGTCTCCAGAACCTGATCCTCCAGAACTGCTGATTACCACAAACCCAGGGGAAGATATGTAATCAAGAGTTACCCCAGTGCCTGGAACCAACTTTTGTTGGAGAGTCCCTGGAGACATGTCAGAAGCAGTTGCTGCCACAAATCTATCCTGAGTAGAGGGAGTTGCAAGTTGAACTGATTTACCTAGACAAAGGTTTCCATTATTAACGTTTGTCACATTAAAGTCAGCTGACCATGTCGTAGGAAGAGTTTGAGCAATCTGAGTAACCTTTGTAAGAATATTTTGAAGAGTTCCTTGAAGATCCTGACCTCCTGATACTGAGTTACTTACGCAACCAAATGTCAAGCTTGTGGTATCAATTGTACCTGTCTGGCAAAGCCTTACCTTGATCTTATTTACAGTATCTACAAGAGTATCTGCTGCTGTAAGGGGTGCAGGTAAACAGCTCCCTACATTATTAAAGGTGGGAAGAGAAGAAGTTCCACTCTCTACAAGACCCTTTAGAATACAGATTTGAGAAATAAGAGTATTGAAGCCACCCACGATTGTTGTAGGAGCAGGACTTACAGTGTAGCAACTGCCCCAGTTAGCCCCTGAGGGGTTAAGAGCAGCATCTATAGTGCCAAATTTTGTACAATACTTGCTCAGAACCTGCTGGAGAGTGTCTGTGTTTGTTACCCCTGCAGATCCACAAGTGATTCCAGGAACCTCAAGAGCAGCAACTCTTGCTTTTAAGGCATTCTGGTCAGTAACATAAGTTGTTTCTATAAAAGTACTTACAGTTGTATTTAGAGTACATACATAATTTGATATAGTCTCTACAAACTCTTTCTGAGTGGTTATGGGAGCTAAACAATAAGTATTGTATGTAGAATAGTCTCCAGTGGCTGCACAAAGCAAAGGATCTATTGTCTGAAGAATAGTCTCCAGATTGGTATTAGGAACGATCCCAGAACAGCTCAGTGTAGGCCCTGTGTATACCACACAACCTGCATCCAGGAAACAAGGGTTTTGCTCCAGGCAAGTGTTTGGTAAAAAGCCCGTTACAGAAGGAGATGATTGTGTGCAATTAGTGCAAGCCATTTATAAGGGTTTATGGAATGTACATGATGTAGTAAGCACCATAAGAAGGTTGAATGTTGTTGTGAGGCTGACTTCCACCTGTAGTCTGCAGGGTAATTCCTGTAAAGGTAGTAGTTGTATCCACAAACTGGTCATTTAAGTTAGCCCAGCATTGAGTAGAACTACCTGACTGAGGAGCCATGTTTTGTCTATATCTTGATTGGTGTTTGTGTCCAGGGTCAGTTACTCCGTGAGTGTGGGTTGGCATCTCTGCAACTGTCAGAGTATGTGTATTCTCTCCTAATCTGTCATTCAGAGCCCAGTTGGGATTACCATTTGCTGGATCAACAGCTGAATCCAATACTCCCCCAGGGACACCTCTAACGGCGCCCACTATAGCCCTACCCCTAAGGTCAGGAGTACCATTATCACCATTACAGATATAGATTTTATCAAACCCAAGAGAAGCTATACCTATACCACCAGCATCAAAGTTTGACAGCGGACCAAAGTAGGCTACAACAGTATAAGGAATCATCTTGGTACTGTTCTGGACAACAGTTCCTCCACCTCCATTAATGTTGTTAATTATCTGAGTAACAAGGGTTGTTAGATCAGAATTTTTAACATATGTTGTTGGGATAGCATCAACAGTACTCTTGATAGAGCATACAAGATTAACTGTAGCCTGAAGAATATCATCTCTTGTAGGATTTGCCGGAAGTCCAGTTAAACAGCTCGTGTTAAAAACAGGATTGTCTGCTATCTGATCATTTATAGTATCTACAAGCTGCTTAAGAGTACAGGAAGCTGTAATGAGCATCTGTAAGATATTACTCAGAGTAGGTGAAGCTACCCCAATGATATCTTGTAAGAAAGTACAACTTATGGTTACATTTGCAGGCTCAATTCCTGTTCCGTCCAAGATTCCTATTACCTCAGCTGCTATTGCTGCTTCAAAGTTTGATAAAGGATCTCCTGGACAAATCCCTAAAAGAGGGATTGCAGGCCCAGTATATTGAACACACTGGTCTGAGACTATATCAGGACAATTAATTAGACAATCTTTACAAGCCATTATGGTGTTGTTGTTGTTGTTGTGGTAGTACTAGATGTGGTTGTTGTAGTAGTTGTGCAAACTGTGCCTGTGTCAGATATAATGATGGTTACAGGATTGCTTAAATTTACGACTACCCCTGTAAAAGTGTATAGACTGAGACCATTGTAATTCTGGCACTGAGCTACTCCATTACTTCCTGTTACAGTTATTGTTCCAAATGGGTCTCCATCTACTGAAATAGAGAATGAACCTGGTATAAAGCTAGGCTGTATACCTGTAGTTTTAGAATCACCTGCCAGAACAGGATAAGCTCCTACTGCAAATTGTGGATTATTAGGAGGATAGTTATCGTAAGTAATGGCTAAGAGAGCAACTCCACCTGTTGTAGCGTTGTTAGTTACTACTAATTGTGGTAGAGTAGTTGTAGTAGTTGTTGTAGTAGTGCTAGTAGTACTACTTGTGCTGGTACTTGTCGTAGTACTTGTTGTAGTGCTAGTAGTAGTAGATGTCGTAGTAGAAGTAGTTGTACTTGTAGTGGTAGAAGTAGTAGTAGACGTAGTAGTACTTGTTGTACTAGTTGTGGAGGTACTTGTAGTAGAAGTAGTTGTGGTAAATGGTCCCACTTTCATCCTTCTTGCTATTCTGAATTCTCCTCCAGTTAATGCTTTCACCCTAGAGACTATCTGAGGAAACCCCCAGGGGCAGTAAAAATCCTGATTCCACCTTAGGTTGTTTAGAATCTCCTTATAATACAGGAGCTGCCTCATCCTTACATGGGGGGTTGGCTTTATGGTCATGAAAGCAGTGTTCTGCCAGGCATTTTTACCATACTGAGCAAGAACTGCATCAATGGAACATATAGCATCCTCAAGGTTGTCACAGTCTGTACAGGTCTTTAGAAGAAAGCTAAACATCTAATTAATAGTTTGTAGGTGCTTTTTTGTTGCATCTTTTCCCAGCAATCTCTGCAGTAGCCATTTATAAGCTGGCAAGCTGCCATATAAGTGTTGCATTCTGGGTTCTTGCATTTTGTTGATTGGCATCCCATAATTCTTGGTTTTAGCACCAGAGAGTATTCGTAGTTCCTCTACATCTACCTCTGATAAAGTTATCTAACATGGTATTTGCATTACTATAAAGCTTCATGGCCAGTATGTTGTTACATTGATTCGAAGCTGATATGGCTGCTTGGATATAGAACCAGATCTCATCTAAGACTTTCATCTGTTCTACTCTTACATCCTGATTACATTCTATTAGATCTGTCTTCAGAAATGCCTTCCCAAACTTCTGTTCTATTTGAGTGGTTCTCAGGAAAGTCTTTTCAACATTGAAATCTATGGCAGGACTTATAGATTGTTTTATTGTCCATATCCCATCGGGAAGTGGGGTAAGCATGCTTGGGTCAGCAACACAAGTTATGTTTAGTGTGTTACTATTCAGGAACAGAACTTCACTTTTTGCATAATCTACAGTGGCCTTAATAAAACCAGGTGGGGTTATTTCATAAGTAGCATTAGTCACTGCAAAGTTGGTTGGATAGAATGATATATCCGCAATCCCCAGAGTTAGGGTATTATGGGTATCAACTACTGTAAAGTCCAATATTGGTGAAGTTTCTGGAATAGCCATTAGATATTTACATATTTTGTTCCTGGGATAAAATCCTCTTTATTGTACTTCTCAAGAAGTCTCTGCCAGGTGTAACCAAATGTTTTCTGAAGATGAGGATAATCTTTGATAGAAGACCATTTTCCTCCCCATTCCCAACCTGCAGCTTCAAATACTTTTACAACTTCTAACCAGTCTGCTGTGCCGTCTTTATCATTATCTTTCTTGATATCCCAAGAAGTTTCGTCATATACTCCATCGCCATTAGTATCTATAACTAAGCAAAAGTCAAAAGCAAGTCCGTAGTTATGATAGCTACTGCCACCACGGGCATTTGTGACAATCTGTCCTGGAGTTGTCCTTCCCTGAGCATATAGCGCATTTTGCTCATTTATTGTCCTTAACCCCTGAGGGACAGCTATAGCTACGTTCTTGGGAAGAAGCACTTCTGCTTTTTCTATCAGGCTCTTCACCTCATCTCTTATCTTGGGATGTAAGAGCTTTACTCTTTCTTCTGATTTCTTATGTCTCATTAGTGGTTTTTTAAAATAAAAAAGGAGAGAGAGCCTTGAATTGCTCTGCTCTCCTTAACTTCCTGGTTCAGATTATTATGGGATTAGGGTTGTAGTACTTGTTGTTGAAGTAGATGTTGTTGAAGTTGTTGTTGTGGTTGTTGGGTTAGTTGCGCATACATCAGTTACTGCTCCTAATGCAGCTGTAATAGCTGTTTCGAAAGTTCCACCAGTTCCTGTTGGGAAAGCCACGATTACTGTAGAATCCTGTGGGACTCCAGGGTTCCAGGTATCAAGATACTCATCATACGGATAGAATTTAATATAATATGTATCATAGTAAGTTCCATCAGTTACATAGCTGGTAAATAGCTGGTTCCAGCTGTTGTACTTGTATTGGTGTTTGAACTGATTAACCTGATAGCTCCAAAGGTTCTTTTCTAATTGCTTGATTTCTGCAGAAGATCCAGTACCATAGTCTGATCTTTGAACTACTGTAGAAGTAGCTACTATGTCACAGGCATTGTTCACTATAAAGTCCTGAGTTGTAACAGGGCCTTTGATCACGAATGCTCTGAACCATAGTCTGTCATATTCCCATGGGTATGCCTCGAAGTCACAAGCATTTCCATACACTGTCAGAGGTTTCTCAGTGATATACAGCTGAGAGCTTGATCCTGTTCCGAATCTTGAGAAAGTCAGGAATACTGACAATTGAGGATCTGCATTACCCTTTGCAACTACCTGATCTACGAAGTTCTGTAGAGCAGTACCTGTCACATCAGAGCACGGATTGGCTCCACAAGAGCAACATGGAGTATTTACTACAAATGATTTTGATAGTCCATTGAAGAACCCTGTGTCAATGTAGCTTGAGTGGAGTCTGAAAGCAAATGTGATTTGCTCACTACACTCGAGATTCCAGCTGCTTATTGACTGAACTTGTGTTGGGACATTTGAGATGGCACAAACTTTATACCACTCAATAACTTTGGTTGCAGCGATCTTGTCAGATCTTTTGCTTCCAAGCTGATTGGTACTTCCTGCTGGAAGCAGTCCTGCTGCATTGTTAGAAGGAAGTGTTTCTATTCTCCCTTGGGCGATATAGAAGTATTTTGCTGCTGCAATGTTACCAGATGTTGCAATAGAATAGTCTGGGCGGAATAGACCTATCTGACCTGGTGTAAGGTCTTGGGTAGATCCACTTGAAGCGAGAGTTCCAGATGTAGCAACAAACAACGTTGTTAGTGAGAAATCCATTTAGATATAGATTTTATGTTATTTATTCAGATGTTCTTATTCTCTCCTGAGTATACTGGACTGCTGGATTATTTTCTGTATCCATAGCTAGTTCCTGTATTGTAAGGTTAAGTAATTCATCCTCAAGATATTCGGGTAGCTCACTGTCCATTCGGGTGGATGCAGTACCATCGAACTTTATGTATCCTGGGAAGTCTATTTTTTGTGGGTATCTTATGTAGCTAACATAAATGGTCTTTGGTGTAAAGGTTCCATCTGTGTAGATACTTAAGTTGAATTGAGCTATTGAACTAAAAGTTTCTTCGTACTCAAAGGAAGGTCTGTAATTCGTATTTATCAGCAGACTTATCACATCTGAGTGTTTTACCAGATCTTTGTTTACGTAGATCACTTTGTCTTTACATCCTCCCTTGGAGGCTATGATGTAAGAATCTATGTAGAACATGTACTCAGGAGACAAGAGAGTTAGATCAGCAGTCCACTTATTCAGATCTGGGTCTGTAAGAGTAAGATCTAATGGGTGCTCTCTCATGGGCTCTATTAAAACTTCAAGATCCTCATATCTCTTTTTGAAGCTATCCAGTCCGAGACCCAAAGTGTTATTTGAGTCCATCTTTAGTTTAACCAGCTTTAGCTGGGCTTCATTGAGAGCGAGGATCTTGTTTTCCAGAGGTATAATCTGATGTTCGAGAGCTGCAACCTTGTTTAATTTAAGGTCTATTTTGTATAGTAAGCTCTCTACTGGGATCATACACTAGCAAGTTTTTTCACTTTTAACTTTTTTTCCAGTTCGAGTAAATCTTCCTGGTTATTTTCATCCATTAGGTGTTCAATTAATTCTTCTTTATCTCTGTAGACTTCCAGTTCTCCTTCATACACTCTTCCACCTTTCTTCTCCTTGTACAACTGGTGTTTGAAAGCTTGTTCAACCAGATCTTTCACATAAAGGATATCATCCTTCAGATCAGCATACAAAGTGAATACTTTAATTGGATCTTTTCCTTTGTGTACTCCACCAGATACCTGGTTGGTTTTCAGGAAGTTATCTACTAGATTATAAACCACTTCTTCTCTTGTTCCTTCACCCACGGGCAGATCAAGCAGTCTGGCAACCTTCTTGCGTTTTTCTAAAGACCAACTATCGAATTTAATGATAGCATCATTAGCAGTCTTCTTCTTTTTGTACTGTAGAGAACTTTCTACATCCTCGTCATTCACATAGTACTGTGTATCGTGTGGATATTCTCCTCTTTCGTAAGCTGCCAAAGAAGAGGCAATACGAGGGTCTACTGATAGCCACAGGTATGTAATATGCTGCCAAGGATCATCCAAGTTGAAGAGGTTTTCTCCGTCCGCAAGCTTTACAGGCTCTACGTGGACACCAGGCTTTTTAGAAACATAGTTGTAATACTCAGAGTTAGGCCCAAGGTCAACTCCAGTCAATTCCTCTAGCTTCTTTTTGAGAGCTGCTATTCTATCCTGCTCTAACTTTCTTAAAGAAGGATCTTCTATTTTTAGGATATGTTTGGCATTGATATCTAAGCCTGTTCTGTATTTACCACTGAGCTCCTTATAAGGAAGCATCAATTTGGTAGTACCAGGAGCTCTACTCATTCCCCTTTGTCTAAGGGATTTTTCCATAGTAGGGAATGCACCATCATAGTCCTTAGGTATTACACTAATTTTACCGATCTTACCCATTGATGTAGTTTTGTTTGGTTTATTCTGTACCCCCTATGGTCTCGAGCCAAATGCCTTCTGCAGGTAGGGGTATTTGAGAGGAGAGGCCCTGTAGGCGGGAAGTTTCAGGGCTCTCTTCTCGGAAGGTTTCCTCACTAGAATTGAGGTACTTCTTCTATTACGACGCAACGTGATAAATCTTCGATGAACACATCATATCTGTCATCCATGAAGATGGTATAACCATCAAACATGTTAGCAGCTGAGTGACCTTGAGATCTTGCAAAACCAAGGTGGTGCCTACGTCCATCAATGTATCCCCATGTCATTGAAGGTCTTCCCTTCATTCTAACCTCTCTGATATTGTTTCTCAGAGATCCATCCCCTTCGGGAGATACGTCAAACACGAGGAATAATGGGGTTGACTTCTTGTTCTGACCGAACTCCAGGTTGTTTTGAGGTAAATCTAGTTCTTTTAAGTGAACCAGCTCAATCCTACCTGTTTCACGAGTTACCATGCTTGAGAAGGCATAGTTCAGGGTCAGCTTTTGCTCTGCGCCTTGGATGAACCTTGTGTCTGCAATAATTGTCAGACCACTGTTCAGAGCATCATCTTTAAGAGCTTGGTCGAATACATCAAATCCTGCTTCATTTGTGTAGATCTTAACTCTTCTGTCTTTCACGTCCACACGTCTGTAGAACAGGTCTCCAAACACAGCACGGAAGATATTTGTAGAGAATTCACCTCTGTTATATTGAACGAGGTTACCATTGTTTCTCATTCTATAGTACACACCAGCAGATACTTTCTTAACTTCCTGCTTAGAACCTCTTGTCTTCACGATACCTGGTTTACCCCAGATCATCTTCTGAACCTTCAGATCAAGCATTGCTTTTCTCATCCAGAACTCGATGAAAGGTTCCCAACGAACATCATGTCTTGTAACTGGCTTTTCGTTTCTCTTACCATTAATGTATACCATCAGATCGAGAGGCATACCATCACTATTCTTGAGCATTCTGTCATCAGCCCAACCAGTAATAGTGTGCTTGTAACCCACAGCTGAACCAAGAGACTCATACATAGTAATCTTTTCAGCCATACGAGGAAGACCAGGTAGATCTTCATCGAACTCTCCAATAGACTGGCTCACAAGAGAGAACTCTATACCAGGCTGTAAGAAGGTTGGATCAACGAACTCTGCTTTTGGATTGGCAGATACCAGAGTTGCAGTGTACAGGAATCCAGCATTATAAGGTTGTGGATCTCTGATAATTGCGAATTGTTGACCGTAGATTTTGTGTGGAGTGATGATCATGTTCTGAGTAAACTCAGCTGAATCCATCACGAATTGAAACTCTTGACCATCAATACCCGGAGTTGTTAAATTCACGGTTGAAGTAGGAATCTCGATGATCTTTGGGAATTTATATGGTACTTCTACCTCCCATTGCCATGCGTCAGAGTTAGTGTCAATGTAGAACGGAGTAGACTTGTTGATCATGTCCAAGAAGTCATTGGCATACAATGAACTCTGTGTGTAGATGGATATGATCTTTTTGTCGTAGTCCGCAGGATCAGTGGTGTGGAAAGACTCCAGGTGGTTTGTGTCTGTGAGTTTACCAATCGCACGCTTATCCATTGATGCTACCCTGGCATAGGCAAAACCGGTAAAACCAGGTATTGTTTGTAAAGCCATCTTTGCTCTATTATTTTGTTATAGGATTAAAACCAAGATTTAACTTCAGGCTCTTTCTCAGTCTCTTTTTTTCCAGACTTCATAGCTGTTTTCTTCAGACCTTGGAAAAGAGTGTTACTTTCTTTAGAAACGGCCTTTTTGGCCAGCTTAGTTAATTGGGGATCTTCTTTCAGAAGTTGAAGGAGCATTGCTATCTTAACTCTGGTTTCATGATTCTCTGGTCTCTTTAGATCCAGGATATCCTTATCAAAAGTTGTAAGTAGCTCTCCATCAGCGGTTTGGAATCTTTCTTGAGTTAAGTAGCCATAAATATTCTCAGCGAACTTTCTGTCTACAGGAATTCCATCGAAGTCTTTTGCCTTTATCTTGTCATTTAAGATCTTACCTACATTATTGACATATTCAGTTCTAATCTGCTGTCTTCTTGTAAGCTCCTCTTGCTTCTTGGCTGCAGCATCATCAATTTGTTGCTGTTCTCTTGTGACAAGGATCTTTTGAGCCTCTGTAGCTTCATCGAGAAGATCATTATAATTTTTAAGTTGTGTGACCTTTTTCTCGATATATTCAGAAGACCTACCCTCTGATCTGTACAGTTCTCTTACTATTCTTTCCTGATTGGCCTCGTCGGTCAAATCAAGATCTTTAATTCCTTCTACTTTAGTATAGCGGTTCAGATAATCTACAGGATTTATTCCTTTTACAAAGACATTTTCAAACATGTCCCTATAATTGTCTCCGAATCTACTCAGGAACTTGTCTATTACCATAGACGCCTGTTTCCTTGATTCGTATTGGAATCTTTCGAGTAGCTCCTCGGGGGTAGATAGTTCAATCCCTTCCTCATCTTCATCGAGAGTAAAGATCCCATGGTTTACCAGCTCTTGAGCTATAGTACCAAATGGGTTCTCGTCACCTTCTTCAGCATTCTCCTCTGCTCCCTTGGGGGCTTCTTTAGAATCTGCTTCCTCAGTTTCTTCATCTCCCTTTTCCTCAAGAACGTCATAAAGATGTTTATCCTTAAGCTCTTTCTTTGGCTCAGGTTTATCTTCCTCCTCTTCAGTCTCTTCTTCTATAGGTTGTTTCTTAAGAGGTTGTTTCTTTACTGCTTTCTTTTGAGATTCTTCAGTCTCTACAACTGTATCTGTCTTTGGTTGGATTACCTTAATGTCCTCAGGATCAGAATTTAAGAAATCTTCTGCTTGAATCTCCTGAGTAGACATTATCCCAAGATCACTTACAGAGAAAGAGAATTGTTCTCTGTCCGCCATATTTAGTTGATTTTATTGGTTTTCAACAAGGTGTAAAATTATGTCTAATTATTATACTGTCAAAGAGTTTAGCTCTAAAACGCTGAGTAATATTGCCTAATATAGCATTAGGATTCCTCATCTGAATCGAAAGATTCACCTGTTTGGTTATAGACTGGCCAATCCCCCTCACCTAACCTTAGCTCAGTGATTGCCTTTTCCCATCTTTCACAGAGTTCTTCAAATGATTCTGCTACCAGAATCTTTTCTCCATCATACATCTGTAGAATACTTTTGGTAGAGGTATAGGCTATTACCTTATAGACTTCTATTACTTGTACTGCTATAGCTCTCCATACCCACTCTTTGGACTTGGCTATAATCCCCATATCCATCTCTTCAAGCTCCATATCTTCTTCGGATACTAGCTTTACTTTTGCCTTTAACTTTAATAGACTCATTATTTAGATTTTGGTTTGGCTTTTGCCTGTGCCTTTTTGGCTTTGATATCCATTCTCTTCATCTGAAGCTGAGCCTGTATCTTTTCTCTATCCAGAGCTATCTTCTTAAGTTCCATTGCAACATAGTCATTTGACTCTTTTGCTTTCTGCTGGATTTGGGAAAGCTTCAGCTGATAATCTCTATCTTTATACATTCCTTCCTGAGCTGCTTCAGCTGCAAGAGCCATATCTTCATCTCCTGCATTTGGTTCTGGCTTGAATGCACTTCTTTCTTTAGCTGCAGCTGCTATCAGAGCAACCTCTTTCTTATTCAACCTATCCAGCTCATTTTCACCATGTTCGAACTCTTTATCTAGCTGATCTTGAATTGCAGCCTGCTCTTGTTCATGCTGGAACATAGCTTGTTGCTGTTGAAGCTCTTGTTGTTTGATCTGTTGCTCTTGTTGTTGCATTTGGTCTATCTTATCCTTGAGAGACTTGAAGACCTGCTTCATCTGCCTTATAGAGTTGGTAGTATATAGAACAGATATTTCATATGGAGTAGCTCCATTCTGTAACATAGGTTGGGCCAGCTGTTTCAACTCTTCGAAAGCCCTTTGATCATTTGCCCTAGTAGTAACAAATACTTGCAGATCCCTGAGGGTGATGTCTTGGGAGTTTACTCTAATGAAGGCTTGTTCTCCTTCTGTATTAATATAGGAGATTGTTGACCATGGTTTCTTTACCTCAATACTCTGAACTGCATCCAGAACTGCCTGATACACATCATTTAATACATACTCATGCTGTGCAAAGTAGGGTTCTGTCTGGGCATAGGATTGAGATAGAGCTGTATTAGTACCTGTAGCTGTTTGAGTGGCTGCTACTCCACCAGTTCTCTCTCTGGTAATCCCCACGAGTTCCCAAGCTTCCTGCTTAAGTTGCATAGCCAGAGTGTACCTTGATTGTATTTCAGCTGTCCTTGTCCAATCTATGTTCTTGAACATGTTAAAGTTAGATGGGCTCTTCAGGTTTTCTGGAGAATCATCTACTATTACCACACCTCTTTTTCTGGCTTCCTGTTCCCAGATCTCCAATGCATCTTGAGCATCGCCATCCTTGGGGATAGGAATATGTCTCATGGACATCAGATACACATTACCTATTTCCTTTTCCAGCAATTTGTAGAGCTGGTTCATGCAAACATTATAGAGGATCTGGTAGGGCTTTATCAGATCTACAAGGCTCTTAGCTTCGTTGATGTTCTTTATCTCATGCACTACTCCTATAATAGGGCAGTACTCCAGGAGGTCGAAAGGTTCTACATTATACACATCAGATCCAATTTTGTACCCCTTAAACCATTGATTCACATAGTTCCATTCAATTGATACTTCATTTGGAATCTTCTTATAGGATTCATCTACCAGCGTTGTTTGCTCTACTCCTTCCTCATCTGTAAAAGTAAGTTTACCGACCTTCTTCTTAGAACACCAATAAGCTTGTACAACCACATATTTATTACCAAAGGTGTTTACGTTCGAAGATAAACCCAGGAAATCATTCAGGGGATCCACGTTCTCTTTAAGCATAGATTCAACCAGAAGTCTCTGCTGGACTATGTATGGAGAATAAGTATCGTATTTGATTGATTCCCAACCAGATACATTAGGGTTTTCAAAGTTCGATTCCCTTGGGGAGAATAGGGAAAGTTCTCTTACTCCTTTCCTCAAGTGGTCAACTTCCTTCTTGGAAAGATCGAACCTCTCAAGAATTTCAGATAGCTCCATTACATGTACTGTCCCTGCTGCGAAAGCATTCTTTATGTACTTCTTGTCTGGCAGTGTGAGAAACCATACATTCTTTGGGTTCAGGTTTTCTACTGCTACCCCGAGCTTAGTATTAGCTTCATATATATGATAGAACTCCCTTGAACAAATCAGTAGATCTCTAAAACAATCTTCTGAGATCTCCTTTAAGTTCATCTGCATCTTCATAGCTTCCAGGACGTGATTTCCCCATTTCTCTGCCAGGGAGGTATAATCAGTCATGTACTCAGCCACCTTTTCCATAGTAAGCTGCTCCTGATCTTGCTCACTCATATTAGCCTGTCCCTGTATTCCAAGCTGCGTGGTCATTTTAGACTTGGCCTGTTCCAGGATGAACTGTTGGAGAATCTCCGTTTTAAATTGAAGTTCCTCGTTCTTTGAGTCTTCATCAAAAGCTTTTACCCTAGCTACATCTGGTCTTCTTGATAATTCTCCTAACATGGTGTTTAAAGGAGGATTCAGGATTGGATAGTGCTTTACATAGTTTGGTAACTCCACATCCCTGACCACTGTGTCAGCAAATGATCTTAATTCAGGATCATCAGTATCTGAGATATAAAAATCCTGTGGTCTTAGGATTCCTTTAACCAGATTATAGTTGTTTACGAAAGTGTCCTTACCTTTAATGAACTGTGAATAAGCCACATTGGCAAAATAGTCCATATTGGATTTCATCCAATCATCTGTTCTTTTCTCAGCCTCTGGGACGAACTGATCTGGGTAAATATTCCATCTTGCCCAGTCAAGATTCTGATCCTTTGAATGTATGATTATAGGCATCTGCTATATAAATAATTTTGATCTTAACCTTCCCCTTGTGGAAATCATAGGTGTTGATGTTGAAAAATCTATTACCTTATTGGAGCTCTTTTTTCCTGAGAAATATGCCTCAAATCTTGGATCCTTCTTATCTGAGGCTACTACGAACTGAGGATTCAAATGGTCCGCCAGGGCAATGGCAAGCTCAGCTGCTACTACGCGGTCATAGTTTCCTTCCTCTGAATTGAAGTGAATAATCTCTTCCAGAAGCATTGGATCAAATACCCTTGTTACTCCTAGGGTTTCATATCCTTTCTCTTCATCTCTATATATCACATCATCCAGGTAGGATTTTAGTAAGCCATCCAGGTGATTTCTAATCCTGTCACTAGATCTGTGAATTCCATAATCCCTTCTAACTGAAGTATTTGGTACAATCTCCCTAAGCCAGCTTGGCTGAGGGGCCAGATATCTGGCAGCATCCCCTTTCTTTACCATGTAGTCTATAAAGCTATACTCATCATTCTCACAAAGAGTATAAGCATTATAATATTTGATCAGAAGTCTGGCTGTCTCATTCCACTTATCTTTGCTATCAGGCCTTGCTACATATGAGGCTACAAATAGGTTCTGATATTTGTCCGATTGTATGTCATGAATTCTCTTAAAGATGTATACTGCCCCCAGGGAATCTGAATACTCAGCCCTACCTTGTCTATAGGGGTCAACCCCGGCTATATACAAGCCAAATGGGGGCTCATCTTCTATAGGAAACTCCCAGATGACTACCGGAGCATCCAGAGTGCCGAGAGTTTTGGCTGGGAATTCTGATATTGGAAATTTATCAGTGAACTTATGACAGATCTTCTCACCGTCATGATATAGTTCAACCGGAGTTCCTGTCTTCCCAAGGGCAGCTAGTTTTGATTTCTGGGCCTTGGCAGCTTCTATATTGAAGTCATTCTTAGTGAGAACCAGGAAGCTATCTGATGGTACAAGTGGCCAAAAAGCCTTGAATTTTAATAAGGTCTTCTGGTTGTTTGACTTTAAGGCTCTGGAGTGTTCTCTATCCCACCATTCTCTTGCCTTCTGTTCATTAGTAACAAGAATCTCAATCTTCTCTAAATCAGGATGTTGTATCCCGAGATAATCTGAAAGTTTCATTGGATCCTTGTACTTCATCTTTGCCATCAGAGCATTGATGAATCTTCCCATCTTGGTACCAGGGATCTCAGGGTTGTCAAATGCCAGCATGTTATATGCTTCAGGATGAGTGAAGACTTCTGCAGCCTCCTTTCCTTTTTCCATGTCTCCTCCTGTTCCAGTTATCATTGCCAGACAAGAGGGTTTGTCTACCTCCCCTTCAGTAACACCTGACCACCATGCTCCTTCAGAGTCCTTTAAACAGGCAATGAAGTTTTTGATTGTACCAATTTCATCTATGAGATGAAAGCCAGGTCTGGCTCCTACAGCAGCATCTGTCTTTGATCCTTCTTCAAAGTTTCTTATCTGGATAGAGGATTGAGAAGAATTAGGATGAGTTATTCCAGTCTTCTTATCTTTCCATCCTGCCTTTACTTCCTTCTTCCAGTCATTTATTATCCTTTGCTTTGCTAGAATTGGATGTAAATTAATGAGCCCATCTTCAACTTTATCAGTGGCTAGTTTGATATAAGTAGCATTCCCTGCACTAATTATGGATTCTGATTTGTCAAATAGGGTATAATTATATCCAGCTCTGGATCCTGCTATAATAGATTTCCCGAAGTCACGAGATCCAACTAATGGATAGAATTTCCCGAGCTTCTCACATTGAACAAAGTCATTAGCTATGATCCATTCTATATCCCTGAGATAGGGTGTTTTTATTACCCTGATTTTTTTACCAAGCTTTTCATTTTCAATATACATGGCGATATTCCAGTATACTGTATGCCAATATAGCCAACCTGAGATAAAAACCTGACCGTCAGCTAGATAGAAGCCTTCCTTCATTCTGCGCTTCTCTTCTGCCCAGTAAGCCTTAAAGACTTCCATGACAGCTTCATCTGCAGGATCATACTCTGGTTCTACCTGATCTGGGAACCAGATGTTTTTAGTTGGTCGAGTATACTTAGTGTCTATCATTAGATCTCACCTTTTTCAAGAGGGGAAAGTTCCTGATCACCCCTTACTGAAGGTGTCTTAGATGCTTCTTTCTCCCTTAGAGTATCGAGGGCTGCTATAATCTGGATGTAGTCCTTTAGAGTTTCTCTTATGGACTTGATTATATCCTCTTTTTTTGCTATGACTTTTTGTCCGTCTTTACGGTCAGTTATCTGATGGATAGGTTGATTACAGTATTCACGGATCTCAGTGGCCTTCTTGTCAAGCCACTCGAGCTCCATTCCTATATAGCTGTTTTCCTGTTTCTTAGTAGCCATCTTCCTCCTCATCCTGGAACAATGTATCCAGGTTTTCTGCGTCCCTTACTATCTTGTCTACTTCCGAGTCAGAGACAATGTTTAGTTCCATTTCAGTTTTATACTTCTCCAGGGCAAATAAAAATTCTTTATCTGTCAACCCCCATATATCCCCATAGTCCCCAAGGGCAGTGGCGATGTGTTGTCCCAGAGTATTAGTGGGATATTCCCGTTTAAGGTCAAGCAGTATTTGCACTGCCTGATTATAAGGCGTAGCTTTCTTTCCCATACTCTTTAGTTTACGATTGTCAGACCAGATGCTTTGGCTGTAGTGTCGGCTACACTAGGTTCTAGTGCATCTACCAATCTGGATATGTACTGGTTTACTTTGAACTTTGTAGTGTCGTCTATTCCTTCTGTTGCAACTAGTTGTGCAAAGAACCTGATTGACTCGACTATCTCGAATGAATTGATTGGTGCTCCCATCTTGTAGTTTTTGGTTTAAATAAGTGTATAAATATTTTCGTCAGTAATCTGTGAATCATCCTGAATTCTATCTATAGGATCTAGGATGATCTTATTTCCTTCTATGTCTATTATGACATCTACAGCATCATACTGCATTGACAGTCTGGTAAGGATTATCAGCAGGTCTCTAATAGGAACATTACTTAGTCTTGCTATCTTCATCTTCCAGCTTTTTAATTACTTCAAGCTCCTCCTCCTGTGACATCTGGGCCTTCCATTTCCCTAAGGGGCATTCTTGAGAGAGGGCTCTGGTCTTCAGATGTAAGTCGCATCCACAGACTGTGCAATGGAAATCTGGTCTGAAGGTTTTATAGTTGTTCATTTCCTTCTGAGCATCGGAGTTCATGAGGCAATGATTTCTGCAGATATCCTCTCTCTCCTTGGCAATCTTTTCTATTTCTTTCTTTATGAATACTGAGTTCCATATTCCCTCCAATATTCCTTTAAGGCTTACTTTCATATCCCCCCTTTTTGGTTTTTAGGCAAGCAAGTTCAACTTCTATGGCTTCTGTGAGCTTTTCCCAGACTGCTAATCTTCTTGCCGGGATTTCATTAGGCCTATCTCTGAACTTTGCCTCCATGCTTTTGAGTGTCTCTTCCAGTTTGTGTATTTGGTTTTTGAGCTTATTAGGGGAGGTCATAAATTTTCCAAAGCCTGTTATCTCCACCTGCTCATGTTCTGTCATTGCATCTCTTGCATCCTTGAACTGGAACATTATAACTTTCTCTACTATGTCTTCTGGAACAAGAGTCTTTATAGCAGTCCTTGTAACTAATACAGCTTTCAGCTTGTCTGTTGCTATACTATCTTGGGTCTTTTTCACTTCCCTTTAGGTTTATCTGTAATTGTATATCCTTTGAGAAATCCAGAGCAATGCTTGGATTAACTCTATACTTCATGTCAGTTTGGACCAGAAAACCAGACTTAACAAGTTCTTGCTTCATGTTCTCCAAAGATGCCAGGGAACTATCAAACATCTCTACAAATTCCTTTCTTGCAGCAGGAGATGTTATACTCCCTCGGGCTGCAGTGAATGCCAATAGATATAGCTGCTTCTGTGGAAGCTTAACTTGATTCAGAGCAAGGAGTACAGAATAATACCTTATTGCCTTTTCCACGTCAGAAGCTACCTCTCTCCGTATTTTCTGCACAATTACCTTCATGTAGCTTGGTTTTCTTTTACAAAGTTAACGACCTTTTTTGAAGTAATATGTAAGTATCTGGGACTTAATGCCATAAAAAGCAAAAATCCTCTCATTAGAGAGGATCCTGGAGGCCAATACCTGAATCGAACAGGTGATAGAGGGTTTGCAAGCCTCGGCCTTGCCACTTGGCGAATTGGCCTTATCGGCACCCCTCTAAGGAATCGAACCTTATCCTGCAGTTTTGGAGACTGTTTGGCCCCCATGGCCTGAGAGATGTATGACTACCCTATAGGATTCGAACCTATATCCTGAAGTTCGTAGCTTCAAGTCCTTCCTTTGAACGAAGGGTAGTGGGGTGGAGTGCAGAGTCGAACTGCCTTACCTGGTTCACAGCCAAGCCCATTCACCGAATTGGTATCTCCACAGATGCCCCTGTAGGAATCGAACCTTACATAATGAGGACCAAAGACTCACGCACTACCATTGTGCTAAAGGGCATTATAAGTGGTACCCCTCAGGATCGAACTGAGTTTGCCTGCTCTTCAGACAGGTGCATTGACCACAATTGCTTGAGCACCAAATGATCCAGATGAGTGACTCGAACACTCTCTATTCCTGTTTACAAGACAGGCGCTTCACCATCAAAGCATATCTGGAGTATGTCTAGCTGGCTAGGATCGAACTAGCGTCATCTTGCTCCCAAAGCAAGTGCCTGGCCTCTAGGCTACAACTAGATAAAAAGAAAAACCCCCAATCTGGTTAGAAAGGGGGTTGGCATGCAAGAACTTTATATTCTAATCATACATGACATCACCCCTTCCCACTGGTTGAGTAGGCTGACAGGTAAACCACGTATGACGAAATACTTTATTCATGATGCAAATATATGGTAGTTATTTGAGACTACCAAATAAAAGTTGAGTGGTAGGGACTCGAACCCTAGTGCCTATGTTTTACAGACATTGCCTGCTGCCCTGGCATCCACTCAATATGAGGAGAGTAGTGGTCTCGATCCACATCCCCTAAGGGACAGTCAGATTAGCAGTCTGCTCCTAAGGCTTCTTAGGTTTGCTCTCCTTATATGAGGAAGGTAATGGAGTCCAACCATCAACGCTCTTCACGTTGGCCTAGTTTTCAAGACTAGTTACAGAGCATCCCGTGCTACCTTCCTTATGTATCCCTGGTAGGACTTGAACCTACAAAACCCAGATTTTAAGTCTGGTATGGTTACCTAATTACATCACAGGGACTTATACCAATCTGCATAACCAATTAGTAGTCAGTCCATTGAACTCTACTAGCCACATACACTCTCCAAAACAAATTATAAACATGTACCGAGGGTGGGATTCGAACCCACACTGTGTAGTTCCTAAGACTACTGCCTCTTCCGTTGGGCTACCAAGGTATAAAAACAAAAAACCCCAGCCTAGAAAAGCTGGGGCACCTCCACGGTTTCAAAAAAAACTATATAACCATCCCAGCTCGATCTTTGATCAAGAGATATAGACTGGAATATGATAATACTTTTGTCATGATGTTGCAAATGTAGGAAGTCTTTTTGAGATTTCCAAATAAATCTGTGGAGCTAAAGAGAATCGAACTCTTCTCAGAGATCTTGCAAGGATCCCTCGCCAACCTTGGTACATGTAACCCCTGGTGTTTGGACAGAACCCGAAGGCTAACTTTCATCCCTTCCAGTTACTTAGCTGTCCCTACTGTTGCCTGAGATAGAATCGAACTATCCACTCACTCCGTATCAGAGAGGCACTCTACCACTGAGTTACCAGGCAATTTGATAAAGGGGGAGAGGGGGTTCTTACCCTCCCCCACTTTATCCTCTAGTTGTCCCTGAGGGACATGCACCCTCAAGATTGGTTGGCTCACCCAGCCATGATCTGGGAACATCCGATTATGAGTCGGGAGTTTTGACCTCTTAAACTATGAGCCGATTTAAGTCGAGAGTGGGGGGCTCGAACCCCAACCTGCACCGTGACAAGATGTTATGCAACCATTACACCACACCCTCGAACTAGCCACATGGCGGACAGACAAATTGCTGTATGAAACCTATCAGGTCTCAGCTCAGTTAAGAGCATTTGTCCGCAATGTAGCTTAAATATGTTGTACTCCCAGAGGGTTATGATCCCTCGTTTTTACCTTGAAAGAGTAACGTCCTAACCGATTAGACGATGGGAGCATAGCTCCTCACCTTCTTTTAATCTTGTAACCATCTTATTAATAATTTAGCATCCATTATCCTATTCCATACTACTTCTCCTATTTCCCCTAAGGGAACAAGGAATTTTACTTTTTGGTTTATATCAGGTAACCCATCATCCCCTTTAAAGAGAGCTTGGTATAACATACCATCTGCTCTTACCTCCAGTAAGATTGCACCTGGGTTTTCCTTATATAATCTCTTCTTTACTTCATTCTTATCCATGAGCACCACCAGGGAATCAAACCCTGCTCTCCAACTTGGAAGGATGGAGCATCGTCACAATGCTTGTGATGCATATCAGGTAGGCAGTCCCCAAGTGCCCCATTGCTCTCCCTCTGGACCAGGGTGGGAGACCTGATTAGTTGCGGGGATGGGAATCGAACCCATGTCATTCAGCTTATGAGACTGAGCTGGCACCTCTCCAGTCTACCCCGCAATCTTATTTAATTCTTCATTACCTCTTATAGCTGTTGCCCAACTTATTTCATCCTGTGTCAAGTCATAATCCTCTTTCACAAGCATAAAGATCTGCTTAAACTCTTCAACACTCCTTATTCTTCCTCTGAAAACTTTTTCATCATACCTCTTATTTGTGATGCTCCAGAGGGGTATGGAGTTGGAATCTTCTTCAAGTTCAGTTACCATGTAAGAATCAGTGTGAAACTGCCAAGGTAACTTCTGTTCAAAACCTATACTCAACAGATATTCTTTCATGAGGACAGTGGGAATTTCGAAATCCCGGCCTAAGAGTTAACAGCTCTTTGCTCTTCCTCTGAGCTAACTGTCCTGGCTGCAGGAGATCACTTTATGGAAAGTAATACACTGCAGTTGAAAACCCCAACTTTTGTACTCCACGCTGAAGCTGGAAACAGACCTGAGGAGTTACAAGGAATCAAACCTTGATAATCTGCTTAGAAGGCAGAGGCTCTATTCATTGAGCTATAACTCCTTTTGGGTTGCTCCACTTGGACTCGAACCAAGGTCGACTGCTTGTAAGGCAGATGCACTCAACCCCTGTGCTATGGAGCATTTTGAATTCTTCTTAAGTCTTTCTACTTGCTCCCTAGCCTGCTCTAATGTAACAGGCCCCTGCCTAGACAAGATCTCTTTACCCCTTAGAGCCATCTCTTGAAACGTAATCTTCATACTATTTCTTTTCGAGTTCCCGAAGCTCCAGATGCATTTGAGCCAATCTGGCTTGATACTTATGTACGCTGATCTCTGCAGTTGAAGATGTCTTTTGTCTCAACTCTTTATACATATCTGCTTCCATCTTCTCTATCCTGTCCTTCAGCTTCCTGATTTTCTTATCTTTAGTTGCCATGTTCCCCTGGAAGGAATCGAACCTTCGCCCGATGATTAAGAGTCATCTACTCTACCTTAGAGCTACAAGGGAATATTTCTGTACCCCCACCAAGGATCGAACTTGGATCTCAAACTTAAAAGGTTCGAGCTCTACCATTAAGCTATGAGGGCATAAAGCAAAAATCCCCAGAGCTCTTTGGTGCTCCAGGGATCTTGGTTAACTACTTGTTTATCAATTACATAGTAGACAAAGAGACCCCTGGAGCAGATTTCTCTGCGCCTCTCATGATCCCATTATCCACTATTGAATAGTACATTTTCTTCTTTGTTTAGATTTTATCCTGCAAATATAGATCCAAGATTTCAATTCTCCAAATTTATTTTCTCTATTGTCCCTCAGGGGATATAGATTGAACGAGAATATGGGGGTTCGGGCTTGATAGATAGTCCTTTGCCCTGGTCTGATACTTAGCCATGAAGTCATCCAGCTTAGCTTCGAACTTCTTCCTTGGCCATGTACTCACAAACTCTCCATAACTATCAGTAATAACAATAGTCAGATCAAAGCCTTCCTCAGCCACATCCTTTACACTTCTCTCCCTGGAAAAGCCCTCATGCCACATCATCTTAGGTAAATCCTTTACAGGTATCCTCACCCATCCAGCTACCCAGTCAATTGGCACAGGAGCTTCAGTCCCTACCTTATCCTCTTCATCCATGGCCTTCTTCAGAGAGAAGCCATCATACACCTTAATAGGAAAGGCAAAAAAGTCATCTGTGAATTTACTCATGTCCTTATATTTCTCCAAAGGTAATGTGTTCCCCTTTAATTTCCAAATATGTGAGAGAAACCTGTATAACATGGGTCTATATATGCCCAGGGGGAACTGTAGGTAATAGAATAAGAGCCCCCCCTCCTTACTAACGGTCTAAAGTTGTATCTCACCGTGGGAGCAACTCAAACCAAATGCAGTGATATCAAGTGTTTTACTTTTTGACTTCGCATATACATGCTACCCTAAATCTATTATATATACATGAGTAATAAGGGGACACCGTCCCTTGACCCCTTGGTAAAATCGCAGTGTCGGGGGTATCCCCCCATGACCCTTTGGGGCACATGAGATTTAAATATGTCTCACACTTGCTTGATTTTCAAGGATTTATAATTGCTAAGCGTTAATCCCAACTGAAATATTGGTCACTTCGTAAGCTTATAAGTCCTTGATTATCAATGAGCTAGAATGCATGAGTCCCTGAGCTAGTTGCCAATGTGACTAGACAAACTATGATCTAACTCATTGATTATCAACATGATAGAGAGCTGTAGTACTATATAAAGTACAGTATTGCAGCTCTCATTACTTTATGTTATATGATATCATTATGATATATTATATGGCATAAGACTGTTGTATGGCAGTATAAAAAGGCACGGAGTTGTGACCTAATCATCCAGTCTCAAGACTTGTCATTTATTTGACTAATGCACTGAAAGTGGTTATACACTTGCAATGAGACTAGCTAGAGAGTGCAAGCTCTAGCATCCCCTTGGGGGATATGATAACCTGTTGAGCTACAGATCAAAATGCCACATTAAACTCAGCATATGAAAAGGATTATCTACAGAATGAGCTCAATAACAGAGACCACAATAGGAGCTTACATGTATACATATTTTGTAACATTTCCACAACAAGCTAATTGGTCATATACAATTAAAGCTACTGAAGAGGGTTGGATGTATATGACTCAAATATGGAAGGAAGCAGGTTACACAATTGAAAAGGCAGACCTAAAATCAGCCTAAAGATATTACAGGGATATAAAGAGCACTGAGATAGTCTTATCTGTGGTGCTCTTACGTTCGAATTAAATTTCTTCAACAATAAAACAACTAAATCATGGCAGACTTAACAAACACAACAGTAGAACAGGTTGCACAGCCATTGCAACAAGAATTATCAGCCCTTGAAAAAGCAAGAGCAGCTGATACCAGACAAGCTATTACCTTAAATGCCATACAGGCTTATGATGAACTTGAGCAATTTGGCAGTGAAGCAAGTGTGTATACAAGAGGAAACTTAGAAGGTCAGGAATACTTCACATTTAAGTTCAGGGGTGCTATTTGTACCGTCACTCCTGAGTTCAAGAAAGCTTTTGATGAAGGTACACTATTGGGATTAACAGCAACACCAACAGTATTTGCCCAGGACAGACCTGATCCCAACAATGCTGGTAAGACCATGCAGGTGATAGGATACGGTTGGAGCTTGAGCTTCAGTGACTTAAGTAAACGTAAGAAAGCTCAGGCAGCCTTGAAAGCAGCATCTAACGTGGAATTTGAGATCCTGAAGCAGCAGAAGATTGACACTAAGAAACTGGAGCTGTTGGAAGCCACAGATCTGAGCAAGTTGATCAGTGATGAAGACATGAAGTTGCTCATGGCAGATGCTGGAGCTTAGTACATGGAAGAACACGAGATAGCTTGATGATTTAAACAGAGCAGGGGCTACGGCCCTTGCTTTTTCTTTTGCTGGTAATACCACATAACTGTTTGATATTCATGATATTCTATCACACAAACCGTTCTTCCCTGAGTCATAAGTCCCAAAATACAAACCGTTCATAAACCACATAACCTTTAAACACAGATTATATGCATGAAATCCTCGACAACCTAATATACCTAAACCTTGCAGAGTGCAAAGAAGTCATAAGGCTATTGGAGGAAAGAATAAAACTCTTGAAGGAGAGGGAAAAACTAGCCAAAGAACTAGGCAAATGAGTCACAAACCACATTAAAAATACAAGTCATATGTCCGAATCACATGAAATTGACTATGAAGATATTATGGAGGAAATAGATTCCCTTAGGGAGGAAATAAATGACCTAAAGGGACGAGGAATAGTGATAGATGAGAGAATGACATGGGCTGAGGCTGTAGTAAGAATATTCTTCATTATTGCACTCCTTATCACCGTATTAGTCCTCTTTGACAAATTGTAAACCTTAAAACTAGCCACATGCAAATAACTAGAACATCCCAGTACAGTGGGAAAGTCCATACATTAGACATTGATGTCACAGAAGAGCAGCTAAAAGTCTGGGAAGATGGCATGGCAATACAGCGTGCTATGCCCAATGTACCTGCTGCAATGAGGGAATTCATCCTTAGTGGCATTACTCCTGAAGAATGGGAACAGATGAACAAAGAGTTTGATTAACCATATAAACCCACATTATATGCCACCAAGACATCAAAGACTATTTGAAATCACTGATCCCCAAGGGAAGAATATAGCTCATGGAGAGCTGGATAAACAAGCTTGTGAGTTCTGGAAAGTTGAACCACAAACATTTTATGCCCATCCACCATTGCCCAAAGAGTGGACAAACAGCTGGTATGATACCATTGGATGGGCTATTGAGCACCTTAACGAATTTAACAATGCAAAATCAGGCTGGGAAGAGGTAAAAGGAATACTTTGGATAATACAATCCAGAGATCTTCATAACATCCTGTGGGAAGGTAGCAGTGTTTATACCAATAATCACCTTCAAAACAGACTTGAGAGCATTAGAGACTTCCTGAAGCCCTATTTTGGATTAATAGATCATTGGTCCAACAAAGGTTATCGACCTGTACAAATAAAATTCTAAGCTATGATAGTACAACGACTTGATAATGAAGAACTTAAGAGAGTTAAGTTCCATACCAAGATCAATGGTTATCCTAGACTTCCCCTGGGGTCAATAGGAGTAGCTAAGCTCTATTCAGAAGAAATAAGAGCAGGTGCTGCAACTAATGACATAGCAAGGATGCACAGAGCTAAGATGATACTATACTATTGCCTAAGCTAAATCCAAACCATGAAGAGATGGCTTGAGAATATAAATATCCTGGCTATCTCTGTAATTATGTGGTTATGCCATATAATGGAAAGGAGAGAAAAGGCAAGACAAAATAAAAGAAGAAATAAGACCAAACACACAGGATAGCCCCGAAAAACGATCCAAAACTACTACCTAGAGAACTATAGATTCTTTGGGTAGTAGTATCCTAACACAAACACCACAATTAAAACCAAGTATAATGGCAGAAGAAAAAAAATATAGTGAAAACTATGTAATTCTACTCCAGGAGGAACTGCATTCTCTTAAAGAGATTGCAAAGAATGCCATAAAAATAGCTGGAAACAACTATTCTGCTCTTAACCAGTGCATCATAAAATGGGACTGGGATCAGCTATTTGAATTCCCCGAGGGAAGATCCAGGCCAATAAGTCTGCTAGAGCTTGTGACACAGGCTATTAAGGAGAAATACACGATAGTCTCTGTCACAGTCACAGAATATGATGATACTGGAGCAGCTCTACATGCATTTATAGTAGCATTACGACCTGATAAGGGTAAATTGCACATCTCATGAAAGAAGAACTTCTCCTAAACAGGACATACAAACACTTCATATACAGGCTAACAATACAGGAAGATCTGGTTACAGTAGGAGACTACATATATGATTTTGTCTCTGGTAATTTAGGTCGTGATCCTATAGTCAGGTGTGACAGTGAGCGATTTGCTGAGCTTATCAATGTAGAGCATAAGAAGCCCTTATATCAAAGAAGATCAGCCAAAATAATAGCCAGTAATGATCCTGTCCTCAACATAAATGGGGTTTCCGATTTGTAACTATATTTATCACCAAAAAACTCTACCTATGGATGAGTTCGAAGACTTGCCACCAGATGAGCTATTCCCTGATGAGCATGAACTCAAGAAAGAGAATACAAAGCTAAAGAGACAACTGACCAAGTTCAGGGATGAACACAGTTCAGAAGTTAAAAAGCTGTTAAAGCAACATGAAAGAGCATTGAGAAATATGGATGAGTTCTACCAAGAACAGCTTGAAGATCTCAGGGGTAAAAACAGAGAACTATTTGAGAAGAATCTGGAGCTCTATGAGACTTCTAAGATATTCGTAAAAGGCTTGGAGCATCTCAAAAGAGATGGGGTAAGGATTGCAATCACTCATCCGTGGAAAAAGAAGGGTATTCATGGCTCATTAGAGAGCAGAATAGACCAGTTAAGAATGGATGGCAGGAGAGTAATCTCTATATGTCCCCTAAGGGTAGACAATTTCGGAGAGACTGTAGAGGCCCTTATACTCACAGAACACATTGATAAACACAAGAAGAACGCTTAATCATCAATTATCATATGTTCGAAAAGTCAAAACAAATCCTGAAAAGACTATTCGGGGGATCCGAACCTATTCAGGTCACAAGTGCATCACAACCACATGTACTAGCCTACAGAATGAGTGAGGCTGGTATAACTCACAACGAAAAGGTACTGGCAGACATTATCAGTGTCAGAGTTGTGGAGGGTAAATTAGAGGACGATCAGATACCTAGCTCAATGACTTTGTTCTTTTGCCCTATTGAACAAGTAGTAGTAAAAAAGATCCTTGAGCCAGGAGACAGAGAAGGAATCCCTTCTCATTTAGAGGCTGGGCTAAAAACCATTAGTGCTCCAAATCTCAGGTTCAAAAAGAAAAGCGGATTGTATAACCTGAAGAATGTAATCCTCTGTGCCAATGGCAAGATCACAGTTGAAGGTACACCTAATACAAAATGGGTTAAGGTTTAATTGGTTGTATATGGGACTGTCCTAGAACAAAGGATGGTCCCTATTTAAAGAAGGAAATTAAACATTAACCCCAAAACACATGAAAAAGAAGTTTATTCCAAAGGACGAAGTATTTACAATTGAAGTAACAGCAGAAGGGCTGTACATGATCTCCCTAAAAGAGAGCACAGAGGTATGGTATTGCAAGAAGTTGAGAGCCAACGAGGCAGGGGTTCATGGTAGATTTTTCCAGGAGGAAACACAACAACATGGCGCATAAATTCCAAAAAGGAGATCCTGTATTCCATAAGGGAGAAGGATACGAAACAATCAGAGGGCTCTATAATGTAACAGAGGTAGGCAAAGATGGTAATGTCTACAGAGTCACAGACTCCCAAGGGGAATATACTGACGCTGATGAGGATGAGCTTGAACATGCTCTATATGCTGTATTTATACGTATAGACCATGGTTGGCCCATCATTATCCCTGTTTATGACAAGCCCTTGTACAAAAGCTACTGGAACTCTAACCTATACAGATTTGTACGTGAATCCACTATCAAAAACTGTGTAGAAGAGCAAATAAACATCCTGAAGAAATTGGAAAGCGCAGAGCAAGCCACTGATTGATCCTCTGATTGTCTGGCTGAGTAGCCTACTGACACTGGGCTACTCTTTACTTAGATTTATTTCCTGTCATTATACTACAACCTTTTCATGTGGCTACAAAGCCTATTAGGTTAGGGTTTAGACTGGGGATTTCCATCCTCAGTGATCTCTTTGGTGGATTGTCCGTGCTATTCTGTGAGTGTTTACCATACATGGGCGGTCCACTAATTCTTTGCCAGCTATCATTGCTTTTGGCTGTAATCTATATTTAATCATAATTTATTAACAATAAAGCATGATCTAAATTAGGGTTAGGGACAGCTGAAAAGCTAAAGGGGTACTGTTTATCCTGGATGGCTGGCATTTTTATGTGTATTACCAAACCAAATATAAGCCACATGCAAAAATCTCAATTAACAGTCAAGGCTGAAGAGAAGCAAATATCAGCACTTCAGCTCAGCAGTCCGGGATTAGTTCCTAATGGAGAACTGGCCCTAGTAAGCCTGGATCTAATGAAGGAACTTCTCAATGCACATGCTACCAAAGTATCCCTAAGGGAGCTGAAGGAGCAGATCATTGAAAAGATCACTAACTGTGATAAAATAGAGGAATATAAGCAAATTCTTGCATATGACCTCTCTATGCTGGAGCTACATGCCAACTTAAAGGCATATGACCTTGCTCAATATGAGGCAAAGAAGAAGGAGAAGGAGGGAAAGAAGGGTGAGTGGGAGACAAACTCCATTGATGATATGGTAAACAGAGACCAATAATTTTTAAACATCAAACAATAATCTCACCATGGAACTGAAATTAAACGAACCAAGAAATACCTTCACAGAAGGTCTCGGCTTGTCACAGGAAAGATATGACCAGCTTATTAAATCAGCAAAAGACTTGGTAAAATCCCTAGTCAAAGCTAATGATAAAAAAGCTGACATTCTCACCTTTGCACAGTATTGTGCTTCTATTAGTCAGGACATTCAGGAGTATACTCTCCTAATAGTAAATGCAGCCTCGATCAAAGAAGAAGCATACAAAGAGCTCTATGAAGAAACCTGTCCTGATTGTAAAGCCAGGAAGGAAAGGAGAGAAAAGAGCGAGAAGGAAGGAGTGTTCAGCTTCGGGTTTGGCTCAGGAGGGCCCAGTGTAAGGCAAACTGACTCAGGTATGATAATTATTAGTTTATAATGACATACAATCAAAAAAAGGCAGAACTAGCGGAGAAAGAAAGACAACTTGAGCAGCTGAAGGAAAAGGTTGCCAAAGGTCAGGTTTCTGGGAACGGTGCCCCCCAGATGATACAGGATCTTGTTACAGAGATTAATGCTCTCAAGATTGAGCTCCAACAGTTCACTAAGTAAACCACACTATCTAATCAGGAGAGGATATTTAGTCCTCTCCCAAATTATTCCTATGAGCGTACTTACGAAAAGAAGACTCAAAGCAAAAATAACTAAGAGATCTGTTGTGGAATTACTCTCACTCCTTGATATTCAACATGTTAAGAGTGTTGTCAGCATCGGACAACAAGAAGATCTCATAGATATAGCCTATCTTGTTCAACATCAGCATGAAAGAGCAGCTACTAAGTTTGCTCAATTAATAAAAGATAAACGTGTCACCCTGTTTTTCAATGCTGTTGATTGTCCTATCCCCCTGGGGGAAATGGTAGAATCAATAATGCTGGAAGATATAGTGGTATGTAAAGTACTGAAGAGTGTTTAAAGGTGTATCAATTCAATCACAAGCCCGAGGATTTCTATCCTTGGGAAAACTCTTTCTGGTGGGCGAACCCCTACTCATCCTCACGCTCACCAGTTTTTTCTCATAGGTACGCTCACCACCTCATTCCTGGGGTGGTTTTTTCTCAAATTAGCCCTTGTCACACAAACAAGTAAAGATATTACAGGAGTGTCTCAGAAAACCTGGGATAAAGGAGCCTCATAGAACTAAAATTACCACCTATGAAAACGCTCTGATAAGGCTGATCTTGTGGCATTCCACTAATGAAATAATTGCATTATGAAGATGTCATGATTAATCCTGTGCTCCAGATAACTCTGAATATAGGAGAGGGGAGTAATTCTTCTCTCTCCTTCTTAACTACAGAATTTGAACCCCTATAAATAGATATTATGATAAAGAAATGGATGGTAGCAATCCTAGCACTGGTTCTTGGTATGATGATTATGAGTTCCTGTACTGGTCCTAAAAGTGGCTGTTATGGCACCAAGGGATACGTAGGGTATCATTAATCCAACATGGGCAACCCTAAGGCCCATGTTTAACTCTTTTCTCTGTTGATAAGTCGGGAACAGCTCCCATCATATGCAGATAACCGACGCTCTCATTTGTACAGTACAGTTAATTGGTAATTTTCCGAACACTTAAAAGTAAGGGGGAGGTGCCGGGAGTTGACCTGCCCTTTTTCAAAATGTATCCCCTAAATCAATAATATGAACTACGGTCGTAGATACAAGAAGAAGACTGATTTGAGTGGCCTTATAACAGGAGCCATCATATTCATACTCTTTTTCTATGCTATCTTCTCAAGATGGTTGTAGTAGTTTTAACCCTCTTTAATGGGATAACGCTTCTACTACATACTAGGAAAGGAGGTTAAATCCACGGCCTCCTTCTCCTTTTATACTGTTCCTTAGCTCAACGGTAGAGCGCTATAGAGGTGCAAGGGTATTTTTAAACATGAACCCTTTTTCATCAATATAGGATGTCTGTTCGATTCAGGCAGGAACAACCATGGCCCCTTCTGTTAAAGATGGGACTATTTCAATCACCAATCGAGGGGGCATTTCTATGCTCCCTGCTTTAATTTACATTGTTTTGGTTATCAAGCATATCCATGTAAAAGTGGGTATGCTTTGTCTCAGCTCACAATTAGTTCTCATAGAATGTGTCATTAAATATCACACAGCCAAAACCTGGATAATCTTGTCCTAATGAGGCTGTGCTTTTTTCTGTAATCAATACCTCAGATATATGAAGTCCAAGGCTTACAGCTTTCAGCCCCAGCTCCAGATAGGATGCTACCATGTGGCGCAGGCAGAGAAGTTGTTTGTGAGAAAGGTAGAATTACACGACCTTATGCACCGTTGGATTCCCCTACATCAAGGAGAAACCTTGCCCAAAGACGATGCTTATTATGTGGAATGCCATAGACAGGGTTTCATAGATTGGAAATCCTGCAAAGTTTATACTTCGGGTCAGTTGGTTGGAAGGAACAACGTGTATGTTGTTACTTTTATTCCACGTAAAAGAAGCTAATCCCCCTGCGGAGATAAGCATGCTACAATCTTCTCATTGAGCCATTGAGAGGGGTTGGGGAGTCTGTCAAAAGCTCAACAAAGGCCCAATCCCTTCCAATCAAGTCCTCTATGTTCTCATAGGGGACTCATTTTATGTTGGTTTGTCTGTCGTAATTATATTTTTGTTGAAGTTTTTCTACAGTTTTTGTTTGTAAAATGGGAAAACCATAATACAATCAAATACGAAGAGAGGTTTTTACCTCCCTTCCTTTTGTTTTTCAAAGATTATTATTTAACAAATCCAGGGGCTGGATGTCTATCCGGGCCCCTATTTTCATTGTCTCTTATTCTCCCTCGGGGAAGATGGGTATACACATCTGAACTGAAGGAGATCTCTATAGTTCGAACTACCTTGGAAGGTCAGGTTTACAGCGTTCATTATAAACACTTTAAATCCTGATTCACTTGTAGCATTGTAATGATAACAGTAATAAGGCACGGGGACACATTTGAGACTCAGGATCCATCCACAGGTGCATGGACTGAGATGACAAATGTAGTCTTCATTGAAAAGGGAAGAGATGGGGTTAATAAAACCCTGTCTGAGAGCTCAAAGCTTCTTGGCGAGCTAATTGGGGCAGAGACTGGTCTTGACAATACCAGGACTCATACTCAACCCGTGAGAAGCAGCACTGTTGCTCAGTTCCCTGTGGGACAAGAGATACCTAATCTCCACATAAACAGGGAGATGTGGTCACTCCCACAGATGGCAAATCAGGAGGACAAAGCTCCTCGAATTATTGATGGGAAAGTTACTTATTTCAAGACAACTCTGTCTAAGATTCCTGAAGATGATAAAGACTTCAGGACAATAGCAGTGCCTGTCGAAGAAATGGTACCAAAAGATCTGTTAAATCAGGCTACAAGAACCCTGAGAGCAACACAGGTTAGAACCATCAGAAGAGCGACAAGTCCCGCCATATCTGATCAAGACATGTCAGATATGAGGGGTCAGGCTTAATTACAAAGTGTTAACTAAAAGGGAGGAGGGGCTTATCCCTCCTTCTTATATTACACTGGCTTGTGTATTCCCTAAGGGGATAGTAAGGTCCGAATCCTTACATAATATCGGAATATCATGTGACTTTGGTTGGGTCATCATTTATTTCATTCCAAGCCCTCTTTGTACGGAGAGGCACGGGAATCTCATTGAGGGAAGTTTCTACTTCCTTCTTTCGTCTCTTTGCATAAGGGTAGTGCATTGTCCTTGTAGGCTGGTTTTTCTTAAAGAGTCTTGTTTCTCAGTGTCAAGGCAAGGTAAGGGTTCGACCCCCTTAGAGATGACAGGATAAGGTTTAATGGTTAATGGTGTTTGATTAGTGTAAAATGTACCAAATCTCTCAGGGCAACGGTCAATGTTCAAAATCTCCTTCTTTCAGTGAAGTTGGAAGGAAGTACCGACCCTACTAAGAGAGATTATATTTTGCACGATTGAATACCAACCAAGCGGGGGTTGTTTCAACATATCCCCCAAGAGCGCTTATGTACGTTTCAAGTTGTTGAAATACAGCTTGATAGAGTGCCCAATAGGAGGCCGTTATTTGTGGACAACAATTTCCCTCCATTTGGTTCCAGTACACTTTTTTCATATGGCAAGCAATCGTTAGAGCCCCTGTGTTTCTACATGGGGGCATTTTTTAATTTAACTCCAAAAACTCCAGTCATGCCCACAGCAGAAGAAAAGCTACTAAAGGTCCAGGAAGAGGCCAGGATTAAATTTGAGCTAACAGGCTTAAGACATGCCAAGTGCAAGAAACATGGGGTATTACCCATCAATATGTTCTATCTTGTTAAAAACAAAGATGGTGAACATAAACCTCTCAAGATGTGCAAGCAATGTGTTAAGAAAAATAGACCTTCTTTCAAGAAGTCCAAAAGGAGAGTCTATCAAAAAAGAGCCAACAAAAAGATCTCCCAGAAGAGAAGAGAGGATCCTGTATTTGCTAGTAAAAGACGAGCAGATGCCAGAATCAAGGCTGAAAAGGCCAGATTAAACCTCGAAGATAGCTACATTATTAAGCTCCTCACTGCCCGAGGGAAGATGAAAGCAAAGGATGTTAAACGATGGATGATTGATGAGAAAAGAGCCGAAATAATAGCAGAAAGAGAAAGGCTTGAGAAACTAGCAGCTCTTAAGAAGATAGGAGCAGTCCCAAAAAGATCAACAAGAAAGAACAGAGATAATCTGGATGATTGTTATGTAAGACAATTACTCAGGCTCTCAGGCATAAAGAACGAAGATATTACTCCAGAGATGATAGAAGAAAGAAGAGCACAAACTCTTAAAAGAAGAGAAGACATAAAGAAAAACGGTAAATATGCCTCTCAATCTCAGAAATTGTCTCCAAATTACCTCAGACTTGTGGCCAGTAGCAAAACTGGTCTTCCCAAGGAACAGATAACAGAGGAGATGCTGGAAGAGACAAAACAGAGAATTCTTGAGAGGAGGGAAAGGTTGAATATAGAACCAAAGAGTGCTGAAGCGAGAATAAAGTTTCAGTACGCAAAAAGAAACAATGCAGTTAGAAAAAAGAAAGAACAAAACCAATAAAAGAACATTTAGAGGCCAAAGTAAAAAGTCAAAATTAGTTCCGTAAGGAGCAGATCAAACACTACGTAGGGGGAGTTTCCACTCTCCCTTTTCATTAACATTAATCAACTTATCAATATGCGTTACAGAGCTAAAAGTGATTTTATTTCTACTGACCCTGATGGGCGGAGAATATTGACTGCACGGGGAGACAAAGTCTTTGTGCAGCAATCAAATGGACAATGGGAAGTATTTAATTTCTATAGTCGCAAATGTATTGGAACCTTCGATGAACAGGACTTCTCAGCACTTTTTGGCCCTGAAAGTGAGTTTCAAAAATCCCCAAGGGAAGACAAATTCAAAGGAAGATCCTTTAAAGGAAGGGTATTAGTGGCTCTCGTAGCACTGATTCCTCTACTGGGTCAAGCTCAAGTCAACCCTGTAATATGGGATTGGAAAGCTGTGAGAGTAGACGCAGCACATTTTGAGTTTCAACTCAGAGCAAGTGTGACCAGGGGATGGTGGATATATGGACCTAATATGCAGGATGTGTGCCCGTTTTCTCCCATTGTTACATTCGAAAGATCTTCAGTGATGAAACCAGTAGAAAAAATGGTAGTTCTGGAGTATCTGGCATATGCAAATAATGAGGAAACTGAGGGGTTACAACCTCCTTCCTGTCCTATACCACAGTATAGAAGTAATGTGACATTCATGCAGCTATTCAGAATGCCTATTGATAGTTCTGGGACTGTTAGAGGTCAGATCACATTTCAGGCACTAGGTCATTACATAATTACTCCACCTATTACAGTAAACTTTGAACTAAACATTGGGGCTGAAAAGGATCCCTATGCTATACAAATGTACGACTGCTGTAGAGTCCTTACTACCTACCCCAAGGGGTTCTTCAGAAAAGCCTGGCATAGAATCAAACATCCCTTCGGACATTCATGGATAAAGAAGGAACCATACCCATAACTAATCCTTATGAAACATATAAAAAAGAAAAGAGAATCACGAGAACCCGCATTCTGGGGGATCGTAGGAACCATATTGGCTATTGTTATGATTGCAAAGACCTGTAGTATGGCACATTAAAATCTGTCTGCACGTTTTATTGTTGGAAGAAGAAATCCGGGTATTGGGAAACAAAGTTTCTCCACTCTGTGGAAACCCTCTGGGGGAGTATGGCAGACAAGATAATCGGGCTTGTCCGCTTGGTGTCTAAGGAAGCAGGGGAATGTGGCCCTGTGATTCTGAACACATTGAGCTTGAGTGGACGGCGGTTTGGTCTTGAGTCCACAAGCCTACGATATCCTAATGGATAAGGTGCCTACTCCCTTTTCATCAATTGCTTATTAATCAAACACATACAAAATGTCAAAAGGCCAAACCAAGAAAAAGGTTTCAAGAAAAGTCAAGGGCATCTCGATTGAGATGAAACCCTTCAATGCCAAGGAACTGACACAGTTGCAAATGATCCTTGAAAAGCCCCATTGGGGAAGGAGAAAAATGAAGGATGAATTCATAGCTGAAAATAACAGGTTATCTGAAGAAGTAGATGCCTACATTATGGCCAATCGTAAAAGAAAGGCTAATAATATAGACAGCCCAAGGGCAAGTAGGGAAAATGAATCACAGACTGATAGAGAAACAAGGGATAATCTAAGGACAATGGCAGAGATGTTACCCAGATCTCCAAAAAAGCTTGAACTTGCATTCCCAATTGAGGGGGTAAGATTTGACAATAATAATGTGATAATTACTGTCAAAATTCCCGAGTAATCACTATGATCAAAGCATTTCTGATTAGTAGCACTATCAGAAACTACTGGATACTGACTAACCTGAACAAACTTGCTTTCCGCAGCAGCGTGTACATGGAAAGTTTTATACAGTAGACATCGGCAGAGCTGATGACACGAAGTGAAGCTTAGTACCTGAAGAATTCCGGGAGAAGGAGAATCTTTGGGTGCTTCCTTCCTTCGTGTAAAGCCACATCCAAACATTCAAAGTATTGGAGCCAAAACATTGAGGTCTTTCTTGTAACAGGCGAAAGCCATAACCAAGCATGAGGGGTGTTTCCACACTCCTCTTTTAACTAGTGAAATATAAAGAAACATATGAGAACATTTAATATTGTATTCATCGTAATGGCCACTGTAGTAATCTTCTGTAACCTGTGGAGCACTTTTGTCTATGACAGGGCAAAGTCCAAATATCTTAGTAAGTTTCCTCCTATACAAACTGTGGAACAACGTAGAGGGGAGATGACTTATCTTGTCTTTTTAGGGCCCAATGGCGAACTCCATTCAGTTAATTATTCCCTGGACAGCATGGATTTTGAAATGCACAAGAAATTTGACAAATAGTTACACTGTGTCCATTACCCCAAACACTGACACAACACGAGACAGGGAGAAATCCCTGTTCTCTTTTAAAAAAGGAGGTAAATCAATATGAAGCTAAAAGCATTGCCACCTAGCACCAATCTGGGAGGAATAAAAGTCAAAACCCCTGATGGTCAAATTGGATACTGGGTATCTCAATGGCCCAAGGGTGTATGGTTATCCAATGGGAACTTTCAGGAGGGGGAAGTAAGTCTGATATTTCCAATATTCGTAGAGGATCTGAAAGAAGCTCTTGAGTGGGAAATAACTGAAGAAGAACCAAACCTAAAATAATATGCAAATAGAAAACTGGCTCCAAGAAATATGTAAAATTGGCCAAGGAGCACAATGCTGCAAATTCCTTACAGTAGGACCAGGGGGCTTTTCTTGTGGCAAAATGGACCCAGCTATTTATGCTGGAATACTTGCTACTTGGCACCTCGCCCCACACACTGCCCAAGGGGACAACTGTGATGGTGTTAGTGATGCAACCCTGAATCAAAAGGAAGGATAGTCTATTATTAACAATAAAACATGAACAAAAACATGGAAACAACACAAGCCACAGTGGCAGACCTCGCAAAGTATGACATTACAGTAGCAATTGACAGATCTGGTTCAATGGGAACTAAAGATGACACCACAGGAGGAAAGTCCCGCTGGGATTTTGCTAAAGAAGCAGCTGGCTCATTGGCCAGAAAGGCAGCCACCATTGATACTGATGGCATAGACATAGGTATCTTTGGAGGATCTATGGTCAAGATGTACAACAACGTCACAGGTACTGACGAACTGCTCAATCAGATCTTCACAGAAAATGAACCCGATGGTGGAACACCCACAGATCAAATGATCAGCAAAGTAGTGGATAAATATTTGACAGACAAGGCTGCCGGTAAAAATCCCAAACCTGTACTTCTGGCTATTATAACCGATGGTGAGCCAAGTGACAGAAAGGCCACCAAAAATGTTCTTGTAAAGGCTGCCAACAGCATAGATGCTGATGGAGAAATTGCCATTACCTTCCTTCAGGTAGGAAATGACTCAAGTGCAGCAGCATTCCTCCAGGAATTGGACGATGAACTGGTTCCTAAAATGAATGCCAAGTTTGATATTGTGGATACCAAGAAGCTTGAGGGTGCTGAAACCATCACTGAGAAGCTCCTGGCAGCTATAAATGATTAAAGATCCTTCCATGTTTAGGAATAGTGAGGGCTAACTACTCTCATTATTGTTCCCTGCTCCCTGAGGGAAATGAAGGCAGATCCACACTTGCAACGGAGTTCATATCTTTTCCAGAGACATTCCTGAAAGGAGGGTAGCAAATGTACAGTCGCCCAGTGATAGCTGACTGGGACTATCTCTGCCCCTGGAAGGCAGACAGGGAACATCTTTTCTTAACATTAAAAACTTTTCTTATGGGTGGATTTTTCTTCGGTCTTATATTGGGCATAGTAGGTGGCATAATACTCACTGGAATAGCTGTTGCTAATAAGTGGGTTGACATTGAAAAAGTCAAAGAAGACCAAAACAAACAATCATGACAACACTTGTCTGGTTATTTTCAGGACTCTCCTTCTGTGCTGGTATGTTTTGCGCTTGGCACTGGCAAAGATGGAGGTATGAGAGGGTGTTAAAGATACTGGGAGATAAGATACGCTCTGAAGCTAAGGTTTAGAGCTAAAGATATATGGCAAAAAAGCGAAACTACCAGGAGGAAACAGTTGTAAACCAGCTGAACCAGAAGTCAGATCTCCTGATCCCTCGGGACAGAAAGATTGTCTACATGCTCTTTGGGTCATTGGCCAAAGGAGATGTGGGTATCAAATCGAGGGGTAAAATTGACTTCTTACATAAGTACCATGGCTATGTAACGTCGTGGGTAACCTCATTCAAAAACATGTAAAATGATTGACCACACAACTATTTTGAGCGGGGCCCTGATAGATTACAGTGATTGGGTGGTTAGACAAGTGAATGCACCCATAGCTCCCAGTGAGCTGAGAGGTATATTCTACAATAAGCTGATAACCAGGCTTAGAGATGGATATGACTCAACAGACCTCAGGGTAGCAATTAAGCCTGATCACATTATTATGTCTTTCACCCCTAAGGGATTTATTGCAAGTCTATCTTTCGTTAAAGAGAGGCAAGCTTATACTCCCACCTTCAGAAACCAGATTTTGGATGGTCTGGAAGGAGCTTTGCTCGAAATAGATGTTATGGAATTTCAGGACAAGTTTTCTTATGAGTTGAGCAAAGTGATTTTAGAGCTGAAAAAATCTTTGAACCATGGAGGAAAACAAATCTCAAAGTACTGAGGATCAAGGCAAAGAAGCCAAAAAGATCGAGGCTAGATATGAGCGATCTTTGAGGCAGCTGACTGCCCTCACAGGTGATCCTAATTGGGCCAAATCTCAAAAACTGGAAAAAGTTGACCTTCCCGAATTAATGAATAGGATTGTCACTAAGAAAAAAGAAGAGCTCTTTCTACAGTTCGAAAACTCCTATGTAGCTCTTGTTGAAGACAAAAGAAAGGTCGATAAAACAATAGCTGACAAAGAAAGAGAGTTTAAGAAGGTTATCCTCGAAGCAAAGAAGGATTTCCTTAAAAAGGTTGATGCAGCTCTGTCCATTATTCATCAAATGGATCAGATAGAACGTGAGTACTATCAGACCCTCGGGGAAGCTGTGGCAGAGGATACGCAACAGAACAACGCTGAAGAACCCTCAAACTAACAGCCCATGCAGAAAGGCAGTCTAATAACGCTTGCCAAACCTCTTCTGGTAGAATGGATGCTATTGGGAAGCATGTACGGAATCCCCCTCCCAGATTTCGGACAGATCTATACTGTAAAAAGGGGCCCCGCTTTGACATGTTGTCACATGACACAAAGAGGAGCTATTACAATACAGATAGAAGAGCTGGACGAATGGGAATTTGATGCATCCTTCTTTGTAGAAGTGCAAGAACCCATGCAAATCAACCTAAATGAAATTCTGGTAACCTAAAATCATCTGTATGGAAAAGGGAAGTATCGTTGAACTAAGGGAAGAATTCTTCCCTGCCGCAGAGGAACTAAGAGTAATGTCAGAAAATGGATATCCCCTGTTACTGCACAATACTCCTTATACTCTGTCAAACAACCCACGGGATTACATCTGTAGTGGTTGTGGAAAACCTCATCCAGGAATAGAGCTTGAGGAATTCCCTGGTCTATTATTCAATGGAAACCATTTCAAAGAGATCCAAAAGCCTGAAGAGGTAAAGCTAGAAGCATTGTTAGAGGCCTAAAGATATTGACTCCCAGTGTTCTTCTTCAAGAGTCAGTTCATGTGCAGAACTTGGTTTAGAGCCAGGTCATGTACTTGGCTCTCTACCTTTTAAATGCGGAGTATGGAATTAACCACCAAAGCAAAGGCAATTTACAAAGTCACTGATACCCACGTTTATGGGTTTTTTGACAAACATAGGTTCTTATCCAATTTTCATTTGCATTCCATTGAATATGAAGGGATTCTGTATCCCTCAAATGAAAATGCTTACCAGGCAGCTAAATTACATCCCAGCAGATCTGAAGCAAGAAAATCATTTGTTGACTTATCTCCTAGTGAAGCTAAGAGTAAAGGTAGACAAATTGCACTTAGAGCTGATTGGATTAGCATGTTGCCCCAGGAAGATCAGGTCACTGATTCCCAGGGGATGCTCATATTGCAGGTAAGGGATAAGATAATGTATGATCTTAATGTCATCAAGTTCTCCAATCCTTATTTAAGAAATCTTCTCCTCTCGACAGGAGATAAGTACTTGGAGGAGACCAATTGGTGGAGGGATGACTATTGGGGTACATGCAATGGTACGGGCTTAAACAAACTTGGCAGAATTCTTATGAAAATAAGAGATGAAGCCAGACAAAAAAGGAGCTAGTATGACAGAAAAAACACTTGAGAGACTTACAATTCTAGTCTCCTGGATATCTTGGATAATGAATATTGCAATAGCTTATTCAGCTGCTCATTCCCTAATTCCTGATTTTGGAAAATGCTTACCCTTGGCTTATATCTTTTACTGGCTCCTCGAGACAGGTGATGAAATCAAGCTAAAACACAGAAAATGAGCCTAAAATTCACTCGGTCTAAGACCGTAGAGCACTATTTTGCTTCTGATTACCATTGGGGTCACAATAATGTGCTCAAATATGACAACAGGCCATTTGAGACCATTGAGGATCACGACAAATATATTGTGGAATGTCACAATAAGATTGTCAGACCAAACGACCACCTCTGGTTTTTAGGAGATCTATCCCTTGGGGATCTAAAGGAGGCTGAGCTCATGCTCAGAGATATGAATGGTATAAAGCACTTCATCAAAGGTAACCATGATCATGAAGACACTATAAGGTTGTATCATAGATGTGGTATCTACCATGGAGAACAGCTGACCATTGTTATAGATGGGCAAAAGATCATTCTGAATCACTGCAGAATGTATGCATGGCCAAATTCCCCTCATGGGTCTTGGAACATACATGGGCATTCTCATGGAACCCTTGATAAAGTCCCTTGGGGGAAGAGCATTGATGTGGGGATTAATATAAGGGATTATTACCCATTATCTTTTGGCACTATATCATCTCTCATGTCCCTTAGGGATATTCTTATTACTGATCATAGAAGATCAGCCTAAATTTATCAAAACACACTCAAAATCAATCAATTATGAAAAAGGGAGACATTGTTCAACTGAGAGAAAGGTATACGTTGGTAAATGCTGCTTTCTGGGAAAGAGGAGCTAGGATAGTAAGGCATGTATACCCGGATGCACCCTCAAATCTCACAGTAAGCTGGACAGGACAGGAGAGGGTATGCTGTACACTTTATAACGTAGTGCAATTCGAAGAGATTCCTGGAGTGACCTTTGTGCCCGGGCACTTCACAGTAGTTCTGAAGGCAGGAGAACCTGACCTTACAGAGCTTCTCAAAGAGAAGGAAGAAGATCGCATTAAGCAAGCTGAAATGCAAAAGGTATGGGCAGCAATGTATTAGAAGTGGAGATCATCCCTGAGGATTTCAGGGATGCTCCCAATGGCTTTAGAGCCGGTACAGGAAAAAGGGGATGTGTTCTTCAGCAGGCATTAATGAGAATGTTTCCTGATACCTATGTACAGGTATCTTCGCACAAGCTCAGTATTGGTACTCCTCCTAATCAAAGAAGTTATAATATAAACGTTATAGAGGATTGGGGAGGCATGTCCTCAAGATACCCTGCTGATGAAATAAATCGCCTATCTCGATTGGCCAAAGAATCTTTGGAAGGAATTCCAACAGTTTCCCTAACTTTGGGGACATTTTAAACCAAGAAGATGTTTGACAGCAAAAAGACTCAATTATTCTCCCCACGTTCGGGGAGCAGAAAGACATCTGGAGTTAATAAAGTACTTGATGGTACTTTAGAAGCTCAGAAAAACCAAGCTTTTGTTCAGGCTGGGCTTAAAAAGGCAGCAGAGACCCGTTCTGGGAACAATGCCCTTAAATATTCTACAACAGGAAATTCCTTTGTGGACCAGTTTGGCAAATTGGGTGAATATAAGAAACCCAGAACCTTTGCTGAAATAGCAAGGGACTGTGAGGCTTTATGGGCTGAAGACCCACTGAAGGCAGTTAAAATGGCCTTCTACATACGTACAATTACAAGACCAACTGACTTTTTAGGTAGAACTACCTCCATTACCCAAAGGGGTGCTGAGCTTAAGCATGAAGGTATAATGAGGTTGCTATGGCTGTCTCATAAAGATCGTCAGGCTTTTGTTGAGAACCTTTGGATAATTCCGATACTCGGATCATGGAAGGACATTATTACAATGCTCCAAACTGACCTGATGTATCATGGATGGAATGGTAGAGTACTTCCTTGGGATGTAATTGGTAAATTCCTACTATCTGCCCTTGGGGATAAGAACACCTGTGAATTGGTGAAAAAGTATCTCCCAAGTATCCAGACAAATGCAAAATGTACTACTGTGGAAGCACAAGCTGACAACATGGTAGCCAAGTGGATATGCTCTTTGCTGTTTGGAACTAAGGAGGATTTTATGGAAGGTAAGAGCCCCATCACGTTTGGGTCAGATAAGGAGTATTATAACACAAATGGTCGCAGCTACAAAAAGTACAGGAAGCTAAAAAGTTCAGGCACTGCCCATGAATGGCAAAAGCTCATCTCCCAAAAGAAGATGGATCGCATAGACTTTAGCAAAATTCATGGACGTGCTTTATCACTCCTTGTAAGGAGCAAATTCCTGAAGCGTCAAGGCTTACAGGAAAAATACACACAATGGGTTAAGAAGCCTACTACAGAGGCTGTAAAGTACACTGGATATGTACATGAGCTCTTTGAAGACTTTGGGTTCTGGCAAGGAAATGGTGGGAAATATAAGACACTGCACCAGGTTCCAGAGCATGTAAGGGAAACTGTCAACAAGCAATTTGTGACCCTCGTTGCTAAAGGCAAATCCGAGGATCATACCACCTCATTGATTGTTGTAAGGGACACTTCTGGCTCAATGGCTTCACAGGCTATTGGTACAAATATGTCTTCTAATGCTATTGCGAAGGCACTTGCACTGTACTTCTCAGAGTTCTTAGAGGGTGAATTTGCTGATAGCTGGATAGAGTTTAATACTGATGCAAAGATGCATACATGGGTAGGATCTACCCCCGTGGAAAAGTGGTTCAATGATAATGCAAGTTATTATGGAAGCACTGATTTCCAGAGTGTTATACAGCTTTTCATCAAGATTAAGAACCAAGGAGTCCCCGAAACCCACTTCCCGAAGGGGATACTATGTATCTCTGATGGTGAGTTTAATCCTGGCATGTTGGGTAGAACAAATGTGGAATCTTCTCGCCTAGCCCTTAGGAATGCTGGGTTCACTCCTGAGTATGTCAATGATTTTGTAATAGCTCTGTGGAATATACCTAATGGGTACTACAGAGGTAATTCCGGTACAAAGTTCGAGACATTTGGGGATGTTCCAAACGTGTACTACTTTAGTGGCTATTCAGCTTCTACAGTAGCCTTCTTAACTTCCAGAATCAAAAATGCAGCAGAGCTTGTGGATGTAGCTCTGGATCAGGAAATCTTAAACCTGGTTAAAGTATGAAAGAGATAACATGCATGTCAGATCTCGTCTACATTGTCCAAAACAGATTAGACGTGAAGGATTCAAAGGGATATCGTGTAGACTTCGTTAGACTTCTTGCAATGCCCCTGATAGACATCTTAAATATCTTTGGACAAGGCTGGTATTATGAAGGAAAATAAGGGGTCACCTACAGCAAACAATAATTATAGTCTAAAATCAAGAATGACAAATCCTGAGTGTCTAGTAAGGGAATCCAGAATAAGCGAAAGGTGCCCCGTATACTCTCTAAAGCCTCTGGAAGAACTGAACGATTAAAGGGATCTTGAGGGCAGGGGTGAAAATTGAGATCCCCTGCTCTTTTTTGAAGGTGTCACACAGCAAATACTATTCTATTTTTATTAGAGTCATACTGACACCTGCTAAGGTAAGTAACAGCAACTAAAGCCGAATAATGGCCCTAAGGTAGTTCAGGTCAGAAATGACACAACGATTTCCCTTGATTAGGCTGATGCGAAAAAGGGAGTTCCAAAGGCCCTAAGGGGTACTGGAGGCCGTATAGGAAACACTTACCTGTTAAGATGCTGAACTGCAAACATTAGCAATCCTTTTCACGGACGAGATGGGGGTGTTCGAATCCCCCCGCCCCCTGCAATATCTTCCTTACCTCATGTGTCTGTACTGGGTTAAGCTGATTTCAGGAGAAGAAGACAGACTACCTTCAAACTGGACTGAAAGCTAATAGGAAGGTATTACAGGGGGTTAGTTTAATGGCTAGAATGCGTAAAGCAACAAAACAGCATCTGCTAGGGTGACTTACAGCAAATATTAAACTTTTGGCAAATAAGTTAAAAACAGTCACCCGTTAAGGGTTCTTACAGCAAATATTAGCAAAATCCATCAGGAGGACGTGGTAGGGGCAAGTCAGACTTGCTTAGGTTCGAATCCCCTTCTCCAGACAATCGGTTAAGTACCCTCCCCGTAGTTATACCTGGGACATGGGCGGCCCATGGTACTTGACGCCCCCAAACAAAAGGGTACAAACCTGGAGATGGTGTAATGGTAGCACACGTAAAAAGCAAAAAAGAGAACCCTGATAAAGTGCCACACAGCAAACATTAAATTCTTCTGAAAAAAGACCTGGCCCTGGTGGGAAGGAACCTAAAGGAGTTCGATTCTCCATTGGCACTTGATAAGGTCACACACAGCAAAAAGCTAAAAGCAATCCACTTGTAATGGAAAAGTCGTGACCTGATAAGATCCCATACAGCAAATACAAACAATTCTTACTCTTTAGAATCAAAACTGGGATCTGTTATTTTTAAACATTAAAAACACTAAACATGGTTGGAGAAAACCTGAAAAAAGCCCTCGAATGGTTCGAGAGAGCTGTTAAGAAAGAGGAGGAGAACAATGCGACGATGATGAATAAGTGCCTAGAGAAAGCTATCGAGTTTGAAAAAGCTGGTATAGCAGCAGGGGAATCATGGGATTAACCTAAAAAGCAAAAGTAATGGACAGAAATGCAAAGAAACAGTACTTCGTCCAATACATTTATGACGAAGATGCCGATGTTAAAAGAACCTTTTCAGTTACTGCCCAAGGGGGTACTAGAGCAGTTGAGAGAGTAGGGGAGTTCTGTGATAAGAACAAAGATATACTCCCTCAGGGAAGGGGGAACTACGCGTCCAGAGTAAGGATTTTGAGGCAAAGGGATACAGTAGAGTTCGTAGTTCCTGATGAATAAAACATTAACCTACATATCCTCACTACAGGCTTGGGATTTCTATCCCCTTGCGCCAAAGCTTTTTGACATATGGGTTCCTCAAAGCTTCGACTGAGGCAAATTCATTGTTAGGAGAGCTCTCCTGTTTGATTGACAGTAGTGAGGGTATGTACTAAACTGCATCACAATGACACTTGAACAAGTAGAAAATTTGTGCAGGGGGATTGAGATGAAGTGTTTGGGTAATTCTTCCTTCAGGCTCAGAGTAGAAAGGGACAATAAGCAGCCTGTAGATGGTAGAATCTTTATGCAGATTACATATGAGGCTCCCTGTGTAAAAACTGGTTTTGCTGGGATCTGGCATGGAAGGAAATTCTACTTATCTGATCATATGACAGAAGACGAAGTGATAAAGACTGCCTACTTAGCCTTTAAACTCTCTGTCGAACATGAGATTATGGAAGGATTTCATGTGAACGGGAAGATCTTATTTAACCCACATGTAAATTACACTGAACTTCTTGACATTTCCCCAAGGGAAGTGAGAAGAGCAGATTAAAAAATGGCAACTATGAACCAAATTATTGTGAATGAAGATCTAGCTGCCCCTGGGCTGAGGGTTGTAAGAGGCCCTGGATGGGAGTGGGGTAATCAGGATGGAGGAAAGGGGGGCATAGGCACTATTGCAAGTGAACCTGATGATGGCTGGGTTAGTGTTTGCTGGGATACAGGTCAAACCTATACCTACAGAGTTGGAGGAGAAGGAAGATATGATCTTGCAATGTACAGTCCTTTCAAAAGTACAGGTCTGAGCCTTACCAATAAGCAGCAAAAGGTACAAGAGGCAAGAAAAGCTATGTCTCAAAGCATCGAAAGGGCTAATTCTTTAATCGAAAAATCAAATACGAAACATGGAAACTCAAACACAGACAGAACAGGCGCAATTAAAATACGCAGACCTGTTATCAAGATCCAAGGAACAAAAAGATGAAGCAACTCGCCAATTGCAGGTAGATGAGGCAGCTCAGGATCTGGAAGGCGAAATTCTTCGCTCTAAAAAGGCAATTCTGGCTTCTGAAAGGAGATTGGCTGATCTGAAGGGTAAATTCCCTCTGGAAATCGGCAATATCTTAAATGAGACACAGAACCTGAATGACCTGAAAGAAGGTCTGAGTGCTCTCAATGCCTTAAAGGCAGAGCTGTTCTAGGAGAACAACACTTACGTATTTCAAGGAGGGGGCACACTTACCCTCCTTGATCTCTCTGAAACCGCAGAAAAAACAGAGAATGAAGATACTGAAGATACTGAAGACAATAATTGATCTGCCATGAGAACAGCAAGTGTTCAGAAAGGCCCCGATGGGGAGCAGGGGGGATGCATAACATTGATAGTCATTATCTTGCTTATGATCCTCTTTAAAATGTGTATTGGAGACTAATTATGAAACAGGGTTCAATTGTGAAGGCATTTAGGGCTTAAACCACAAAATCCCTGACCATGGTAAAAGGAAGAAGGTATAGGTTGGTTTATTCTAACAGGCCCCCTTTTGATACTAGAGTATATAGATCCCCTGAGGAGCTGTATACACCTGCTGAGAAGCTTGTGAGAGCCATATTTCTGTTCAAAGGAGGTATGGAAGAGGCTAAGAAAAGAGTAAAAGTTAATAAGAGGGGAACGTTCTATAGATATACACCATCTAAAGCATACCAGGAAGTAATTGCTAAATTTCACAGTCATTAAAACCTTTTAGATTTATGTTAAAGTTAAATAAATTACTGGCCTTGGTAGAATCGTCTACCCCTGTATTCAGGAAGCTTATTGCTGAATACAAGAATTTCTTTGAAAAGAAACAAGGTGAATTCAAGGGTATCAGAAAGACCTATGCCCCGAGGGAAGGAACAAAAGATGAGCCCTCCATGCACCAGTTCACCAGAGTAGTTACTACTGTGCCTGAAAAGCTCAAATACCTCGAGCAAGTAGCATCCGAGCATATTGATCAAGTGATGGCTATAGAAGCTACAAATGCTTCTGGTAACAAAGTGGAGCTAAAGGTAGAGAATTTCAGCTTTGGAAAGCTTGGTTCACTGGAGCTTATGAAGCTCAGATCAATTCTTGAGAAGGAAGGCCTAGAGAGTATGTATTCTCAGATGCCTGTGAGGAGTGATGCTGAGATTTGGGATCCTACCACAGACCCAATGTATGCAGGGAGGGACATATATGAGACTCCTATGCTCAAAGGTGAGAGCAAAACAATTGAAAAAGAGGAGTATATTCTTGAAGATCCAAATCTCAAGAATATGACAGATACTTCCAGGTACACACCTGTCAAATCTGTTCGAAGCACTGTTGTCACCCTTGGGGATTATACACTCCAGTCCTTCTCAGGAGAAACTACTCATACCTACAGGGCTGGAGTATTGGCTAGGAGAAGTGCTCTTATTAAAGCAATTGAAGGTGCTTTAAAAGAAGCTAATGATGTAGCTGCAGTGAGATCAGAATTTGACGCTAAGAGATTTTTTGAGTACCTTCACGGAGTGGAATAAAACCTTTTTATGGCAAGAGAGCATCAGACTGAGAGTGGCAAAGTGGCCACAAATCGAGGGAAACCTCCACATAAGCACGGTTATCATGCCAGAATGAAACCTGTGAATCCGTTTAAGATCTGGTGGACAGTAGGTGGAAAGGGTACAAAAGATGATCCTGGACAGAGAGTTGCTTGTCCATGGAGCCCTGGAAGGACACATAAACAAAAATAAAAACAATTCTATGAACGTTCAGCACTTTATAGATAAGTTCGAAGCTATTCCTGAGGAAAGATGGGGAGTAGGTGTTTTGCAAGCCGAGGACAATACAAGATGTGCATTAGGACACTGCATTCCACAGTTAGATTCTTTTCCCGGAGTGAGTGTGGGATCCTGCAGTGAGATACGTATCAAATTCACCGATGAAGGGGAAGAGCTTATAGACTTAATGATGGATAAGCTTCATATGTCAGTAGTAGACATAAATGATGGAAATTGCCCAGAGTATTGGCAACCTACTCCCAAACAAAGAATCCTAGCTGCCCTAAGGGACATACAGAGCCTTGAGCAGCAAGATGAGGCTGTTGAGGAAGCAAACCTCATTATAGAAACCAAAAGAGGTGAAGCTATATGGGAAGAGATAGGAAAAGTCTCTGAGCCCTTTTAAATATTTGACCGAGACTTAGACTTAGATTTAGGTTTATTTAGTCCCCAGACAAGTTAGACTTAGATTCGTGTCAAAAGACTCAGGTTAAAGTTCAAATTCGCTCGTGTCAGGTAGTTAACCAAATCCATAAGTCGCAGGTTTGAATCCTGTCCCCGCCTCGTTTGAAGAATAATTTTGGTACTTCAAACCCTCTTTACGTTCAGCTTTGTAAAGAAGTCCTTGAAAATCATGGGTTTGAAGTGACCAAAAAATAAACTTTGTTTACGTATCATGTTTAAGACCTGGTATCCTCTATACTGGGTCATTATCAAATAAAACTATCATATGGCAAATAAATCTGGAGGTAAAGGAAACAAGAAGTACGGCAGGAACAAGAGGAAGAATGAAAGAAAAGGAAGTCCTATCTCCCTTTTCGTGAAGAGCAAGATTACTGCTCATAAGTATTGGGAATTGACTGGTCAGTCTTCTAAAGTATCAAGCGAAAAGAAGGCTGCATAATTTGCATTCGATGAAAGAAAGTCCAGGGAACTGAGTTTCCACTCCCGTCCCTGGCAATTTAAGGCGGGGTAGTTCAGTTGACAGAACAATGGAATAATGTTAGCTTGAGGCTACTTGAAAACACAAAGAGCAACACACTTTTTAATGTGTAAAGCAAAACACGGGAGGGGGATAGGATAGATTCCCCCTCTCTTTTTTTCTTATCTATCACACAGCGAGGTATGCAAATTGGTAAAGCATCTATCCTAACTCGGTGGAGAGCTAAATTCTGGGTACAGCTCGTGGAGGTTCGAGTCCTTCCCTCGCTACATAAATTTATTTAATATGAAAAGACTATTAATTGTATTTCTTATTTCTTTCTCCCTTTGGGGATGTGAAAACTCTGATGGTAGAAAATCTGTTGATGAGATAGATATGGGATTCTTAAGAGGTAAAACCATATATCAAGCTTTACCATCAATGCATGGTACTGAGATTATGATACTCTTTACTGACAATACATCAATTACTTTATCAACAGGAGATTGTTGGATGTACATGAAAAAACAGTAATATGAAAATCTATGATGGATTGATTCTCAACAAGTTCGATATCCCAGATAATGGGATATTTGTTTTTGGGGCCAATACTGAAGGCAGACATGGGAAAGGAGCAGCCCTAATTGCCTACAGAGAGTTTGATGCAGAGTATGGTAACCCCCAAGGCCTCCAAGGGAGGAGTTATGCAATAACCACGAAAGATCTTAGGCAAAGGATACATCCTTCTGTCCCAAGAGTTTACATAGAGATTCAGATAAAATCTCTGTATTATTTTGCAGAGGTTCACCCTAAGCTGGATTTCTATATAGCCTATGGTATTAAGCCTAATCTTAATGCCTATACCCCTCAGGAGATGGCAGATATGTTCTCTTGTGCTCCTATTCCTGACAATATTGTCTTTGAGCACAAATTTTCTCACCTTTTAACCCCAACTTTAGCAATATGAGAAACAAAGGAAGAAGACATAAGGCTGGCAGAGATGAGAATATGTCGGGTATCCTGGATGCAAAAGGTTGGTTGACACATCTCACACGCCCCATTACCAGCATGTCCCCTAAGGGAACAGCTTACACAAAATACGAGAAGAAAAAATGGATTAAGCGCCTAAGGGGCTATTTTAAATCACAAACAAAAGAAATCTTATGAGTTGGACAGACCCATGTGGAAACTGCGGAGAAAATAGAGCAGATTGTTCTTGTCCAGACGGTTATTCCACAGTTTCTACAAAAGAGGAAGACAAAAAGGTAACCTGGGGAACATCTCTCGGATCCACTGAGATTATACCTTCTATGAGCTTTAAGGAGCTTCAAGAAAGGTACAAGAAAGGAGACATTACTATTGTTGTATTTCCAAAAAAAGTAGTGAAAAATGAGTGACCAGAAACAGGAACAACAAAGCACCTTAGGGAAGCCTATGTACGTAGAGTCTCTAATGACTCCTGCAGAGTGGCTGGACTGCAGAGGAAAGTACTCCACTTATAATTACAACATTCATTATATCACTTCTCATCAATCCAAACCTAATCCATTCAAATGGAGATATGGTATGGGAAGAACCTTAAATCCCACTGAGATAGAAAACATCAACAGTAATCTTGATTATTTACTAAAAAGAGTACTAAATTAACCAATATATGAAGCAAGCAAAACTCCTGGTATTACTGTTATTTCTGAGCCAAATGGGATTTAGTCAATTTCTTGGCAGAGTTACCTACAAGACAAAGATTGTCTACACTAAGTATCTTAAGGCAGACTCCACCTTAAAGAGCTACACTCTTGACACGATCAGGTATAATGTTCCTTTTGAAGTAACGTTTACCCAAAAGTCAGTGATGATTGATGGTTATGGATCCTTTGCTGTAGAAAGCTACAGAAAGAATGGGGATGCTAATTCAGTCTTTCACCATTACAAGCTTAAGAATGGGAACTATGTTACCATAGGGGAAAAGAATATGTATCTGGTTTATCCCTTGGTGAAGCTCAAGTACCAGATTGTAATGTTCGAAATTGATCAAGACATTCACTAAAACTCTTAAATTAAATTCTAATGAATCCAGAAATTAAGGAAAAATGGATAGCTGCCCTAAAGAGCGGCAAATACAGGAGAGCAACCGGAAGACTGGTTACTAGGGAAGGAGAAACGCCGGTTGCCCACTGCTGCCTTGGAGTGTTATGTGACATTCACAAAGAGATCACAGGAGAAGGATACTGGGAGGATAACTCTATTGATGGGATGAGTTATACTGATCAGATAAATACGAGTGCCAGAGTATTACCCATAGGTGTGAGAAAATGGGCAGGAATAGATTATTCCAACGGAATGTTCAATCCTGATGAAGCAGATAAGAAAAGGCTGTCCAGTTTCGGGGGAAGGTTTTCAGGCGAAAGAACGGCACTTGCTGAGATTAATGATGCTTCTACAAAGGAGGACTTCTCAGATGTAATTCCCTTCATTGAAAAATACTTCTAGTATGGCACATTTTATCATAGTAATAGGTGTACTTTTACTAGTTGTTTGCATACTAGGAATGGATATCAATGATGGTGATGACTTTTCACCTTACTAAAATCCGTAACATGACAGGAATTATAATCGGAAGATTTCAAGTCCCCTTTCTTCATCCAGGTCATCTACACCTAATTGCCACATCCCTAAGGGAATGTGATCAAACTATTATCTTACTTGGATCAAGAAATGATATTGATGAGAGAAATCCCTATGGAGTACACTACAGAGCTCAAATGATCCGCAAGATCTTTCCCCACATTGAAATATATCCCCTCTGGGATATGGATGAAAATGATCAAGGGTGGTCAGAGCAAGTGGATAACTTCATTTCGGTTTCTAATTATGTAAATCCAATCCTGTATTACTCCAGGGATAGTTTCAAAGAGCACTATGTGGGGAGGCTTCCCCTAAAGGAAGTAGAAGAGGTGCCTGGGTATTCGGGTACCAAACTAAGACAGTAATATGGAAGAAAAACAAGAACTCAACTTTAAACTATGGCCCTGGAATGATGAAAATGCAAAACCCTTTTTCACAAATGAAGAAGGTGTTGAGTGGTGGGTTGACAAGGATACTACAGAGTGGGCCCATAGGGAAGATTCGCAAGGTACTTCCCTTAAGAACATAGTTGGTTTCATTCTCAGGAAGGATGAAAAATCACTTACAAGAGTCCTAATGGACAGAGAAACTAATAACTTAGTTTATTCGAGCGATCTCTTAGAAGCTGTAGCATGTCATATTGATATGCTAAAAGCTGCCAAGAGATATGATGGATAAACTGGTTGGGGCATATGTAGGAGTTGGTTGCCGGCCCTCCTCAGATGGTTATCAGGGGTTCGAATCCCCTATGCTCCACTAAATGTTTCACAGAGACAATATTCTGTGTGCGATATACTATTTATGGTAGGTAAACCTTCAAGGGCTAGTGACACCCTTATATTTCCCGGTGCAAATCCGTATGGTGCTTAATAGAAGCATTAGGTAAGTAAATAGTTAGCAGCTCTACTAGTAAATTAATGTTGTAAAGTTACAAACATGAAAAAGAAAAGCAGAAACCTAAGGTACAAACTGGACTATGTTACCTTCTGGAACAAACAAGGTATGTATGGTCAAATAAGGATTGATAGAATGCGGGCAAGGAGGAGAAAAAGATTCGAGAAATGGCTACAGAGAAAAAGAGATAGGAAACATCAACCTTGGTTTGAGAATGGCAGATGGATTCATCATTGTGAAATGGGTGGCACATGTGAATGGCCTTGCAATGGTGATTGTTAATAGTTTAACCTGTGGGGGATAGCTCAGTGGTAGAGTATTCTTGTCGGAAGTTCGATTCTTCCTCCCCCAACAATGAATGTAGAAGTCTATGATATAGAGGTACTTGGAGGAATGTTCCTCTATTGTGGGTTTAATCCTACTACTAATAAATGGGTAGAATTCGAGATTTCTGAGTATAGAAATGATCTTTACGGTTTGGTTAAGCATCTGTACTCCCATAAGGGATATTCTATATCCTATAATGGGTTAAGTTATGATGCTCAAATTTTGCAATTTATTCTGGATAACCATCAGAGATGGATTGATTATGACAATAGGAGAATTCTGAATATTATTAAAAAGTTCTCTAATAAGATCATTGATGATCAGAACTATGATCTATTTCCTCCCTATAGGGAAGAGGATCTGTACAATCAACAGATTGATCTTTTGAAGATACATCATTATGACAATGAGAATAAGAGGACATCTTTGAAATGGCTGGAGTTTTCTATGGATTTCTACAATGTAGAGGAAATGCCTTATGCACACACTCAAGAGGTATTTACAGAGGCTGAGATCCAGGAGATCAAGGATTATTGTAGAAATGATGTGGAGGCTACTTATGAGTTCTGGAAATACACCCTAGGGGAAGTTGAGCATGAAGATTACAAGGGGAGAAACAAGGTACAGGACAGGCTGGATGTAATTGAAGAGATGAAATTTCCTACCAAAGCCCTCTCATGGAGTGATGTGAAAATCGGGGATGAAATTAACAAGAAGGTATATTGTGATAGCGTGGGTATAACTACCAGACAGTTATATGATCTGAAGAAAAATAGGAAGCCTACCAAAAGGTTTACCTATGGAGAATGTATCCCTGATTATGTGAAGTTCAGAACAAAACCCTTCCAGGAATTCCATGAAAGGATGAAGAAAGTCAGGGTAAACTTAGCAAAAAAGGAAGAATATCCATTCAGTATCAATGGGTTAAACCTATTGATTGCTAAGGGCGGCATTCATTCTAGTGAAAAGAACAGGATCGTAGAGCCCAAATGGAATGAAGTCCTTATGGATGCAGACATTGGATCTCAGTATCCATGGTCTATTATCAAAAGAGGATTGTTTCCATCCCATTTGAGCAAAGCATGGCTGATTGGATACAAGGACAGATTTGAGAAGAGAATAGCCTTCAAGCAGATGATCAAGAAGGCCCTAAGGGAAGAAGAGAAGAGGAAGATGAAAGGTCTATCTGAGATGTACAAATTAGCCCTGAATGGAGGGGGGTTTGGTAAGACTAATGAGAAGAACTCCTGGCAGTATGATCCCTTTGTACAGTTTAGCTGTACTATAGGAAACCAGTTTGAGATCCTGATGTTAATTGAGGATTTACTGATCGAGGGGATACAAACCATAAGTGCTAATACTGATGGTATAGTATGTCTCTTTGACAAGTCTATGCTGGAGAAGTACTATAATACATGCTACGCATGGGAGAAAAAGGTGGGTAATTCTGAGCAGGGGAAGCTGGAATATACTGAGTATAGAAAGCTTATCCAGGCTACTGTGAATGATTATCTGGCCATAAAGCCAGATGGGGAAATAAAGAAGAAAGGGGACTTCCTGACAAGCTTCTTATTGGAAAAGAACAAGAGCAGAAGGATAATCAATCTGGCTCTGGAAAAGTACTTTGTTGAAGGAAAGCCTGTTGAAGAAACTATCAGAAACCATGATAACATCTTTGATTTCTGCATTGGAGTTAAGGCTTCCAGAGAATATCATTATGAAGGTATTGACAAGGAAGGAGGAAAGGAGATCTATGATCGAATGATACGCTATTATGTCTCTAAAGAAGGCAGAAAGCTCCTGAAGGTCAAGAATCCCGATGTTGAATCTGATGGTAATGATGTGACCCAGTGTGAGGCGGGAGAATGGAAGTGCATGGTAATTAACAAAGTAAACAAGGGTCTTCCCATAGGGAACTATGGTATCAACTATCAGTATTACATTGACAAAGCAGAAGAAAGAATATTTGCAATCGAAAAAGGGAGGAAAAGAAAAGGTGGAAAGCCAGATCCTAACCAAATTAGCCTGTTTTAAGGCTAGAAAAGAAGTGGAGGTGTTAAATGAGAGAGTTTAGGTTTTACAAAGAAAAGAATGGCACATGGTGGATAGACTTGGATGGCTATGTTGCTCAAGGAGGTAATCCAGCAGATCTACAGATGGTAGCTGGGGCAGATGATTTCTTAGATTTTCTATCAGAAGATAAAGAAGAGATGAAACTTCAAATCTCTGAACAAAAAATAAGTACTTACCCAAACCCATTTTATGAGCTTAAACGAGTGGACGAAATACCTACTATCTCTGGTAGGTATTATTTTGATACTGAATCAGAGACGCTTATGTGGCTATGTTCAGTCACTCTGTGGCTTTTTGAAGGCAGGTATCCAGAAACTATCTATTACAAACCAGTGTGATATGAAACCATTTTATTCATCCAAGGAGTTCGTGAATTTGCCTGGGCATAATTCCGATGCCTCCATTTTTACCCAAATCATGTTCTATTCAGAGGAGAGCTCAAGTCATGATGCTACCCTGAAAATGCGTGATTGTGGGAACTCTATTCACTATGCTATTGGTTTAAACGAGGATGGTGATAGATCATATGAGAATAGCCTTTTCAAAGTTGACACTCTTATCAGAGAGTTAACAAAGTTCCGGGAAGCCATGGTTCAGGCCAAAGCTATCCATGATGAGCGTGAAAAAGCGGAACAACTTGAAAGGGAAGAACGTAGAAAACAAAACCAAGAATATGAAATGGATTCAGGGCCTCACAATTATCCTACTGGCAACGGTGCTAATCGTGCCAATACTGATCCTCCTAGAGGATTGGAGAGTATACAGGAAACAATCCCTCCTGTATCAAATCTTTAGTAATGAAGACTACTACCCAAATAGCAGATGAGGAGTTCGAATACCTCAGGGACAAGGCTCTTATTGAAACTGAAAGATATGAAAGGGAAACTGAGCTTATATGGGAGCTTTTCGAAAAGAATAGACGTGTGAAAGTAGTGATTGGTAAAGTGAGAAAACGCACTAAATCGCTTCAATATGCAACAGTTACAACAAGAACAAAGAGCCCAAGGTTCCTCCGTGTTCAATCTAACAATAGAAGGATTCAAACAGCTACAGACTTTTGGAATAGACTTGAACCACCTGTTCATTCTGGAATGCCTTTTTGAGGGCACTGATGTAGCAAAGCATATGAGTTCTTCCAAGATTGCCGCATGGAAGCAAAATTTGTATAGGAAGAGTCTTATAACAGAGAAAGGAGAGGTTACCACTTTGGGAAAGAACCTTCTTCAGTCTCTCGGGTCACCCCTTGACCCTAAGGGAGATGTGATAGCAGAGACCATGAAGGAGATAGATTACCAATTTGAGAAGTGGTGGAAAACCTATCCTTCCACAGATTATATAGTGATAAAAGGCTTAATTTATGGTGGATCAAGAGGTTTAAGGCTGAGAAAAGAGGAGTGTAGAAAGAAATTCAATGATATACTTCTTGAAGGGGAGCACAGTGCTGAGGATCTCATTAGAGCTTTGAATAGGGAAATAACTCTAAAAAAGGAGCAATCTCTGAAGGACAATGAGAACAAATTGAAATATATGCAGAACTCCGCAACATATCTCAACCAAAGGACATATGAGAACTTTATTTATCCTAAGGAAGATATAAAACTGAGCTCTACCAGTAATGTTGCTTCGACAGGGGCAGTAGACATCTAAACCTTATCCAGCGAAAAAGGGGCTATAGTAGCAATCAGCAAACCAGAGACCCTGCGGGAGTATATACCCAAGACCCAGAGAGCTATTTATACTATGCTCTAACATAATCTCCTTAGGTTTTTAAGGATATTACTAAGGGGATAGCTCTGCTTACTGTTAGGCTGATTTTTAACTAATTATATCTGATGGAGGGAAAAGTTCGGTAAGGTACCCTTTTTAAACTAAGCTCCAAAGGTTAGATAGATAGAAGTGTAAAGACTCCAGCGGACTCTTTCGTTCAGACTATTAACTAGAGGCACGGTGATAAAAAGCCATTCCTGTGAGATTCTGAGTACTTTCATCAGATATTTTAAATCGTAATGTGTATGAAATTGATTCTTTTCCTATTACTACTAGTGGCAGCTACCATAACCTTCATTCCTCTTTTAATCCTGGTTATTGATGGAGTGAGCTATGGAGACGAGAGCCTCATTTACAAAATGTACAAAGAATTAAAATGAAAAAACTGACCGTTATTGTGCCTTCCAGAGGAAGACCTCACCTTATGGAAAGGTTATTGGAAAGCTGGAAAAGAACTACCTCAGGGTATTCAAGAATTGTCATGGTCTTGGATGGAGATGATCAGTATCACTACAATGAGGTCCATGACAAGTACATGAAGGAATCTGGGGTAGAGCTGGCAATTCTATTCGGAGAGAGGCAAATGCTTACCTCCAAGTTAAATGCTTTTTGTAGTGATTGGGAGAAAGAAGGATCCATTGGAGTAGGGTTTATGGGAGATGATTGCGTCTTTATGACCCCTGGGTGGGAGGCACCTATTATCCAGTGGCTGGAAGAGAATAAGGGAATTTGCTATGGGAATGATCTCCTACAGGGAGAAGCTCTACCAAACAATGTCTTTATTCATGTGGATATTATAGCTGCCCTTGGGTTCATGGCTCCTCCTGAACTAAAGCATTACTTTATAGACAATTACTGGAGAGAACTTGGTGTCTCTATAGGCAAGATTCACTACTTCCCTGAAGTGGTAATAGAGCACAGACACTGGAGTAACAAGAAGCAGGAAAAGGATACTATTTACACAGAGGCTGAGAGGCTAATAGGGGAAGATAGAACTGCCTGGGACCAATATAGACTCACTGGTAAAATGTCTGAGGATGTAAACAAGATTATATCACTTTAAAAATCAATTCATTATGGCAAAAGAGAAAGTAGTAAAAACAGGCTATAGCACAAGCACTTTAGTATTCATCGTATTCCTGATCCTCAAACTGACCCACACAGTAGATTGGTCTTGGTGGTGGATTACCTCACCCATCTGGATCCCCTTAGGGATATTGATAATCCTTTTGATAGTTGTTGGTATTGGGTATTTACTTACAAAAAACTAATATGAAGACTGTTTTAATCACAGGAGCTGCTGGCATGATAGGTTCTAACCTGGTTCATTATCTCTTGGATAATACTGATTATGAGATAGTTGGACTTGATGACATGAGTGGAGGATATAGTGAAAATCTTCCTCTGGACAATAAAAGGTTGCATTTTCTTGTTGGGGATGTCACAGATACTCAACTCATGAATATCATATTCAAAGCAAAGAATCCAGATATAGTCTATCACGCTGCAGCCTATGCAGCAGAAGGATTGTCACCATTTATTCGCAAGTTCAATTACACAAATAACCTGGTTGGTACCATGAACATTGTTAATGAATGTATCAACTGGGATATAAAGAGACTTGTCTTCTTCTCTTCCATAGCAGTCTATGGACATGGAGGAGGGGGTGACACATTCAAGGAATTCTATATACCAAGGCCAGCAGACCCCTATGGGATAGCAAAGTATGCCTGTGAGAGAGACTTGTTTGTTGCAGGGGTACAGCATAACCTGGACTATGTTATTGTGAGACCCTTTAATGTGTATGGCGAGAGACAGAATATCTGGGACAGATACAGAAATGTACTGGGTATCTGGATGTACAACTATCTGAATGACAAGCCTATACAGATCTATGGGGACGGACAGCAGCAAAGAAGCTTTACTTATGTACAGGATATCATGGACCCCCTACGGGAGCTTGGAACAAGCACTCTCTATTCAAGGGAAACCTTTAATATTGGAAGCAGTATTCCATATACCCTGAATGAGCTGGCTACTATCTTCAAAGCTACAGTAGGGGACTGTGAAGTGCAGTATCTTCCTGCCAGACATGAGGTCAAGAGAGCAGTGTGTAGTGTGGAAAAGTACAATTCTAGTTTCAAATATGATCAGACTACCTTGCAGGCTGGCATGAGCAAAATGTGGGAGTGGGTACAGAAACAGCCTAAAAGACAACCTCAAGAAGGCCCTACTTATGAGATCACAAAAGGAATGTACGAACATTGGAAAATTTAACACATGACAAATGCTGAGAAGCTGGCACGTAAGTTTCTTATGGACTTTCTGTTGTCAGAAATAGGAGTGACTGAACTAAATAGTATAGTAGCAGTCAAAGATCTGAGCGATGCTTTTCAAGTAGAACTTGAAGATGGCTCGAAGAAAATAATTACCATAATTGTTACAGATTCAGATGAGTGAATTCGATGATTTGGCAGGAGAAGTTCAGGGAGGTATAGAGGGCAATAATGCTGGAGTACCAATGGGTTTTCAGAGACTGAACAATCACATAAGTATCAGGAAATCAACCAAGTATCTAATAGGAGGGTATACTGGTAGTGGCAAGACTGCTATACTAGATGATGCCTTTGTATTAAATCCTGTTGATTGGTATCTTCAAAATTACAGCACTACGAGAATAAGACTCCTTATACCTTATTGGTCTATGGAGCGAAGGAAGAACTTTAAACTGGCTAAATGGATTTCGAGGAAAATCTTTCTGGATCATGGTGTAATTATACCTGTAACAAGGCTAATGGGTTGGTGCCCGAGAGATCAAAGATTGACTCCTGATGAACATGATCTCTTTCTTATGTACAGGGACTATATAGAAGCCCTTATGGATGTGGTAATCATTATGGATGGGCCAGAAAACCCCACAGGGATGAGAAAATACATGAGGGAGTTATATTTAAGGCATGGTAGAGAGGAACAAGTAACTGAACACAAAAGGGTTTATATTCCAAATGATCCTAACCTGATCATTATGAAGATCAAGGATCACTCCGGTCTTCTAAAGAAGGAGTCTGGTCTGGCAACCAAAAAGGATGTAATAGACAAGGCCTCTGAGGATGATCGAATGGAGAGGGATTATTATGGGGGGTCTATTGTAGAGGTCTCTCAGTTCAATAGGGATATTTCTAGTCCGATAAGACTGAAGGCAGGGGATGTAGAGCCTATGCTGGAGGATTTTAAAGACACTGGAGCAACTCAGGAGGATGCTGACATTGTTCTATCCTTGTTTGATCCTATGCGATACAAAGTTCCAGACCCTTCTGGATATGATTTGTCAATGCTGAGGAGCAGAGAGGGTATGAAGATGTATAGGTCTCTGAAGATCCTTAAGAATTCCTATGGGTCAGATGACATTAGGATAGGTCTGGCATTCCAGCCTGTAATAGGTATGTTCAAGGAGATGCCAAAGATAGCAGACATGACTCCTGAGGTTTATGAATCAATTCTGAACAACACATTCTTTTTACCTGAAAACAGATAGTATGATAAAAACCATCAATTTGAACACAGGAGAAGGCTATAAAAAGACAGTCTTCCCAGATTCTCAGCCTCATATCCATGTTGATGTAGCACTTGAAGAATACCTGGCAAGAGTGATAGTATCTCTGGATAGCCCAGCTAAGCTCCTTGACCTTTGTATGGTCTCAAGTGCCCTGGATCATCACAAAGCTATATCAAAAAGTGAGTTGCACATTACATATTTATTAGGCGCTCGCTCAGATAGGAATCATGATCTTCCCCTGGGGAGCAGCTTTGGTCTTAAAGTAGTAGCAGATATTATCAACTCACTTGAGTTCTTGGATGTGTATCTCTATGACCCCCATTCAGATGTAGCCCCTGCTTTGATAAAGGGTTCAATAGTAGTGGATAATAAGGATCTGGTACAGATCTATGATAAGGAAAATGCGGTGCTAATTGTACCAGATGCTGGGGCTGCTAAAAAGGCATACAAATATGCAGAATGGAACTCCAATATCACAGATACTGTTCAATGCATTAAGCACAGGGATCTTTCCACAGGGAAGATAACTCTGGGAGTTCTGAATCCTGCCACTTGTGCTGGGAGACACTGTGTTATTATTGATGATATTTGTGATGGAGGAGGAACCTTTATTGCCATTGCTAAACAACTGAGAGATCAAGGGTGGAATCCTCTATCCATGACTCTCATAGTCACTCATGGAATCTTTTCAAAGGGAACTGGTGTTCTGGCACCCTACTTTGATCAAGTCATTTGCTCAGATTCCCTAGGGGTGTATGTAAATCCCGATGTTCCAATAAAACAAATAGCTTATGACCCAGACAAATACGGAATTTCTTTGTGATGAGTATCTTGCAAAGAACGCCTCTTACAATAGGCTCCTTGCAGAGTATTACAAGCATAAGAGCCTGTGTATAGGCTTCGATTTTGATGGTACAGTCCATGATTATCATGCTAAAGGAGCTACCTACCATCAGGTTATTCAACTATTAAGAGATCTTAAAGAGATAGGATGTAAACTTGTATGCTGGACTGCTTACAAAGATCATTCTTATGTCATTAAGTTTCTGGAAGATAATAAAATACCTTTTGATGGTGTGAATACTGATGGTATCAGCCTCCCCTGGGAGTCCAGGAAGCCATTTTTCAGTGCTCTTTTAGATGATAGAGCAGGATTGATTCAAGTCTATGATGAGCTCACAGAGCTTGTCAGAACAGTAAAACTTGGTAATTATGATAGATCAGAATGTGGTTGATTACATGGTGAAGAATAATGGAGATCACAATTTCAAGAAAACAGTAGAAGAACTGATGGAATTGGCCCTTGTTCTGATGCAAAAGCTCAACAAACCGATATCTGGAGCTCCAGAAGAGCAAGAGATTATTGATGAGATAGGCGATGTGATAATCAGGATGGAAGTTCTTAAGGAGTTATTTCCGAAGGATAAGGTAAACAAAAGGATCAAGTTCAAGATGGACAAGTTCCGAACATACATTGAAACAAAAAAGTATTCTAAATTTTAATTATGAAAGTAATACAAGCACCACACCGGGTAGACTGGAAAGCTCCAGTTACCATATTTTTGGCAGGTTCAATTGAGATGGGAGCAGCTTCTGAATGGCAGCAAGAGGCCATTGAGCTCTTTGAAGAGCTTATTCCAAAAAGGCTCAATGGTAAATACCAGATTCTCAATCCTCGTAGGGATGACTGGGATAACACTGTGCTCAATGACTTTGAAGATCCAGTGTTCAGCCAGCAGGTTAACTGGGAACTAAGAGGTTTAAGAGAATCAGATTTGGTTCTTACCTACTTTGATCCTGGTACAGTTTCTCCCATTACCCTTCTTGAACTCGGAGCTTTTGCCCACAAGATGGTTGTTGTATGTCCCGAGGGGTATGAGAAGAAGGGCAATGTGGATATATTCTGTGATGCCAACAGGATTGCCCAGAAGGGGGATCTCAGGGAGGCAGTGAAACTTATTATTAAACGCACTAAAACCAGAGCAAGTTGCAAATATGCATATTAATCCACTTCACCTAATAGACTGGTATAAAGCTGACCATAGAAGGCAGTATCCAGAAGGAACTAAACTGGTATTTTCTAACTTCACTCCAAGGAAGAGTAGAATTCCAAACGTTGATCATGTAATATTCTTTGGTCTTCAATACTTTATAAAGGAATACTTGATCAAACAATGGAATGAGAACTTCTTTGACAAATCAAAAGATGATGTTATTAAGTCTTTCAACCGCCGCAAAGACACTGCCCTTGGACCCAATGCCATTGGTAGTAAACACATTTCTGATCTTCATGATCTGGGCTATCTTCCTTTACAGATTATGGCTCTTCCTGAAGGATCGAGAGTTCCAATTAAAGTGCCTCCTCTCGTAATGTGGAATACCGATCCAGATTTCTTCTGGCTGGTTAACTACCTGGAGACCTGCATGTCAGCTTCCCTCTGGCAGATGTGTACCTCAGCTACTATAGCTGCAGAGTACAGGAAGCTACTGGATAGCTGGGCTGAGAAAACAGGAGGTCCAATGGATTTTGTTCCATGGCAGGGACATGACTTCTCCTTTAGGGGTATGAGTAGCATTGAGTCAGCAGCAATGTCTGGTGCAGGTCATTTATTATCCTTTACAGGCACAGATACAGTTCCAGCCATAGACTTCCTTGAGGAGTACTACAATGCAGATGCAGAGAAGGAGCTAATAGGTGGTTCTATACCAGCTACTGAACACTCTGTAATGTGTATGGGGATGCAAAATGGTGAATTAGAGACTCTTAGGAGACTTCTAAAACTCTATCCTACAGGCCCCTTTTCAGCAGTAGCTGATACATGGGATCTTTGGAAACTGATTCTTGAGTACTTACCTGCCCTCAGGGAGGAGATAATGTCCAGAGATGGCAAGCTGGTTATTAGACCAGACTCAGGAGATCCAGTAGATATTATCTGTGGTTGTGAAAGGAGGTTAGTGAAAGGTCAATGGGTAGAATCTACTGAAGCTGAGAAAAAAGGAGTAATAGAACTTCTATGGGACATTTTCGGAGGTAAAATCAATGCAAATGGATACAAAGAACTTGATTCTCATATTGGTGCTATCTATGGGGATTCCATTAACCTGGATAGGGCCAATTCCATTTGTAAAAGATTGGAAGCCAAAGGGTTCGCTTCAACTAACATTGTGTTGGGTATTGGTAGTTTTACTTATCAGTACAATACACGAGACACTCAGGGTTGGGCAATGAAAGCTACCTATGGAGAAGTAGAAGTGGAACATAAAGATGATTCTGTTGGATTTTTGACCACAGAAATTGAAAGTAGAGAGATCTTCAAGGATCCTATTACTGATTCAGGTGAAAAGAAATCAGCCAGAGGGTTAATAGCAGTTGATTATGATCCAGAGAAAGGGACTTATGTGATGTATGATCAGACCAATTGGCAGCATGTCATGAATTGTGATTTAGAGACAGTCTTCAGAGATGGAAAATTATTGGTAAATGACAACCTTGCTAACATTCGGAAAAGAATAAAGCAATCTTTATGAGAAGCTTACTTGAAACCCAACTTTCTGCAATAGAAGCCATTCAATTCACAGAAGAACAGACAGAAAAGATAATCGAAGACATCTGCTGCGTCTATGGTACAACTGAATATAACACTGCATTCCTCAACAAGGCTCTTAGGGATCTTGTGAGCATAAGTATACTTTATGGAAAGGTAATTACTAGACACGAAATGCTTTTAAAAGATGACAGAAACATTGGAGAAAATCCGCAAAAGGAAGGCTGAAATCCTTGAAAAGATTAGGAAATCTCAGGAAAAAGAAGTAAATTTGATACCTTTTTCACCTGATATTTCTAATCAATTCTTCTTGGGTTTCAAGCTAAAAAATGTCAATCAGATGTGGAGATGGGATACTCTTGAAGATGTTAAATTGTAATTCTAAATATGGCTACAAAAACTATCAGAGATTATCACAAGATTTGCTTGGTAAGCCCCCCAGGGAAAGGTAAGACTCACAGCTTCAGAAACATGCCAGAGACAACTACTGGTTATGTGAATGCTGAGAATAAGCCTCTCCCTTTCGAGAAGAGCTTTAAACACTATGCAAAGCCAAAGAAGTTCGCAGGAGCTTTGAAGGCTATCGAGGATTACAACAAGAATCCTGAGATCAATTGCATTGTGGTTGATAGCATGTCAGCAATATTTGAGATGTTGCTGGATGAAATGAGAGCTAATTTCAGGGGGTTTGACGTGTGGGATAATTACAACAGGGGTATTAGTAAATTTATGAATCTGATCAAGTCTGTGGAAAAGGAAATGTTCCTCACTGGTCACTATGAAGTGATCAATATTGAGGGAGAGCCTGAGAAACGGATTAAGACTAAGGGTAAAGAGTGGGAAGGAATGATAGAGAAAGAATTTACCATAGTCCTGTATGCTGATAGTAAGTTTGAGAATGAGAAGCCAAAGTACTTCTTTAAGCTGGCTGCAGAAGGTACAAGTGCAAAATGTCCTCCAGGTATATTTGGAGAAGATGTGTACAAGATACCTAATGATAGCAATGAAGTACTGACAAAAGTAATAGAATTTGCAAAGAAGTCCGAGAGACAAGTGGCTGATACAGAAGCATTGTTCAATTAATAAAAAAAATCAAATATGAGTAAGATCTTCGAGAGACTCTTAGAGGATTTCAAGAAGGCCAATACGACTGCCAGAGAAAAACTGGCAGTCAAATTTGGCTTCTCTACAGTAGAAAAATATGAGACTTATTTAAAGTCTATGATAGCTGGACCTACTGAACCAGTGGCTACTGTTAAGAAAACGAGAAAAAAAGCCTCAAAAAAGGCTCAGGTGATAGAACGTATCACTGTACATAATGTTCATATCCTAGATGCCTCAGGCTCAATGCAAGGAGCCAAGTTCAACACTGCAATAGAAGGTATCAATTCAGAAATGGATGAAATGAAGAAAGATAATAGCACTGAGGTAACTCAGACAATTGTTCACTTCTCTGATCCATATGATATCCAGACATTCTGCTGGAAGACCCCTCTGGGAGAGGCTAAGCCATTTAGTGGAAGAACAAGGGGTACTACAGCCCTGCTTCAGACCTTGGGGGACACTCTTACCAAGCTCCTTTCTGAAGCCAATGGCAAAGACAAAGTTCTTGTTAAAATCTTCACAGATGGTCAGGAGAACTCAACCTCATTTGATTCTCCGTGGAAAAATCCTAAAGCAATATCTGATCTCATCAAACAATGTGAAGCTAAAGGCTTTACTGTAACCTTTGTTGGTACAGAGGAAGATGTTGCTTATGTTATTAGGCTTCTGTCTATTGATACAAGTAATACATTGGCTCACAAGAATACTGCTGAGAGTATTGGGCATACCTATATGATGTCTACTAAGGCAACTGCCAAGTATAGAGTAGCAGCTTCTCGTGGAGAAGATGTTACAATAGGATTCTTCTCAAAAGAAACAGGTACATTATAAAAACTCACATATGACAAAATTCAAAGACCTAAAAGTAGGAGAGAAACTGAGTGAAACTCAGTACTATTCTGTAGTTAAGATTGCTGGGGACAGGGTTCAATTAAAGGCAGATAGTGGAGAGGATATTGTGTTGAACAGGGGTTATGTAGAAAGTCTACTTACCTCAGCAACACAGTTCGAAAAGGAGCAAGTAATTACTAGAACTGAAGCCGCAGCCATATTCCTAGCTTCCCCAGGGGTGGCTATGACTGTTAACTTCAACACCCAGGTAAAAGAAAAGGATGCTGTTGACCAGTTAGCTCAGATCTACCCGAACAAAGGTGGAAAAATGCTCAGTGAGGCCGATTATAAGACCAAGGTAAAAGACATCATCTCTTCTGTTATTACAGGTAAAGAGAGAACAATGGTAGGAAGGCATTACGGTTCTCAAAATGAATTTGGCCGGGTAAGCTTTATTGATATGGAGATTGCCAAAGACGAGACCAAGCCAGACTATGACTCCAGAACAAGGCAGGTGGATCCAAGAACCATAAACTGGATGATCATCAGGGGTATCAAGTATAAAACAAAATAAGAATATGAGTATCAAAGGTAAAGCAAGAGAGCAAAAGGAGTTTGTAAAGAAAACTGGGTTCTTCGAAGGGGAAGTAATAGCTATTAATCCCGATCGGGAGAAATTGGAGAAGATTCTCAGTACTACCCTGGAGAAAGATCCAGAATACTTAAGTAAGGATGAAAGTGGGAAAACAAAGGTTAATGTTGTGGCATGGGTAAAAGATGTGAAAAGTGGAGAACTTAGGAATATCAGATTCTTTTTGAAAGATGTGGAGAAGGAGAATAAGGATAAAACCAAGAAGCAGTATATCAATGATGTTGGTATGACTACTTGGGCAGATAACCCCAAGAATCTTGCTGAATGGTTTGCATCCAGACCATATAGAGTGGCCCATGAAGGTGAGGAAGAGCTCTATAATTTTGCTGTTACCTGGCTGAACAAGCTTGATACCAGAGATGCCGAGACAGTCTTAGCCTTTGACTGGTCTAAACTGATGAAAGGAAATGTTAAAGAGATCTCTCAGGAGATAAATGGTGAATATAGCGGCACAATTTGCTGCCTTGTTACAATGAGGACTGTTGACAAAGAAGGTCAACCGATGGAGTATGAACAGGTGTATAATAAGGAATTCCTGCCTGGATATGCCATGAAGCAGATCAGATTGAGGAAAATTGATGACAACTTCATTGAAGGAGCTAAGGCTACTGAGAAGAAGAAAAGGAGCAAGCTTCAGAAGTTTGTTCTGAACATCACTGATCCTCAGTATGGAATCAAGGATCATTTTACACTTGGAGAATTAACTCCATATGATCCTTCTAAGAACATTACAGCTGGAAGTGCTGTGATTTCTGAGGATGATACAAGTTACTAATTATATTCGTGTTGTTTTCATTTAGCCTGGAGGTGTCCACCTCTGGGCTTTTTATTTTAACTTCGTATCATGGTAAAAGGAGCAAAGAAAGTAGATCTTACTATCGAAGCTATACTTGAGAAGGTGAGCGACTATGAGATATATAGGTACTATGTTGGCCATGACTTTGTGCTTGGAAGAACATTCTGCTCCCCTTTCAGAAAGGAGAATGATCCCAGCTTCTCTATAATAGTCTCAAAATCAGGGAGATTACATCACCTAGATTATGGAGACCCTACAAAGAGAGGAGATTGTGTGGATTTTGTCAGACAGCTATATATGGGAATGAGCTATTGGGCCGCTCTTAAAATGATTGCCAGAGACCTTGGGGCATATAGCTGCCCAGAGGAAAAGAAGCAGAGAGTGGCTATCACAGACTCATTACCAAAAAAGGATTATTTAATCCAGGTTGTCACCAGAAGGTTTGATAGCTCTGAATTAGCTTATTGGAAATCCTTTCATATTACAGAGAAAGAGCTTAAGGAAAATGATGTATATGCTGTGAAGAAGCTCTATCTTGATAGGGAGAGGATAATGATACCTCCTACTGATATGGTATTTGGCTATCTCATGGGGGATAATAAAGATAAGTGGAAGATCTACAGACCCTTAGGGGATAAGAGGAACAAATGGCTTACTAATGTTCCGAATAGATATATTAGTAACCTAAGTAAGATAATAAACAATTGCAAGACAGGTGTAATAACCAAGTCCAAGAAGGATGAGATGGTCTTAGCTAAGTTTCTTCCAAATGTGGCCTCAGTACAGAGTGAGAGTGAGATAGCTATTACAAAAGAAAATATAGATCTCATAAACAAGAACTGCTCGACTACTTATCTTAACTTCGATAGTGATGATGTAGGTGTGCAAGCATGTAAGTACTATAATCAGTTTGGATTCAAATGGATAAATTGTCCGAAAGGGTTCATCACACCTGAAGGCAAAGTGATAAAGGACTTTGCTGATTTAGCAAAGTATCATGGTTTAGAGACAGTTATTAATCATTTTAAACAAAAAGGTGTTATATGATTTCATATGGATCTCGCATTGCAGACTTAAAAAAGGATGCAGTGAAGTATATCACAGAAAAGGTAAAGAGCTGCGGGCTTTACAGAAATAAGCCTGGAGACATGGAGATCAGGGGAGAAAGATGCTTTATTATCCACACTGATGGAACAGGCACAATCCCACTTGATGGACTATCTCTTGAGAGAATAGGAGAAATTGCTGATAAAGCCTATTTTAAGCCTGTAAGATATGCTGTTGAAGGAGTTGTTCGCAAAAGTACACAAAGCTCTAATTCTTCTTCTGAGAAGCAAAAGAGCTCATCTTTTGAGATTAAGAAAGATGTTTCAGCTCCTGTGAGCTCTGCACAAGTAGAGAAGAAAAAGGCAAAGTATTTCAATTACAGGTCTTTACCACTCAAAGCCATGCAAGTAGGAGATCATATTGTGATATTTGATGATTGCACTGAGGATAATATATCAAGAAAGATCTCAATGGCTAGAGCAGGAGTGAATAGCTTTGTCTCTCTAATGGACACAGATAAGAAGTTCTATGTAGACAGGATTGGTAATAATCAAGTAGCCGTCTGGAGGTTAACCTAATGGAATACGAAAAAATAGCACCACAGCTAGGAGATTGGGCTCCCAAATTTAGGGAATTCATTGAATCTCAAGACTTTGATGACATATATAAATTCCTAAAGGCTGAGGCTAGAGAAGGGAAGATTATATGCCCAGAGCATTCTAATACTTTCAGAGCATTCAGAGAATGTCCTTTTTCTAAGCTAAGGGCAGTCTTTATACTCCAGGATCCATATCCATGGGTAAAACTTGATCATAATGGCAAGAGGATTTATACTGCAGATGGAATGGCAATGAGCTGTAGCAATACAGGGGTATGTCAGCCTTCTCTTGAGCTATTCTATCAAGGTATGGAAGATGATTTGGGAGTAAAGGTTCCAAGACAACCAGATCTGTCCTATTTAGCCCAACAAGGTATCCTGCTCCTTAATACCAGCTTAACTGTGGAAATGAGCAAACCATCTTCCCATGGGGGTAGGTGGGACAAGTTCATTAACTATCTCTTTGAGAATGTGATCAATTTCTATACAAAAGGGCTTGTATATGTTTCTTTTGGGAAAAATGCTCACATTATGGCAAAAACTATTGTTCCTTTTCTACACTGGGGTTTTGAAGTAGAACATCCTGCAGCAGCTGCTCATAAGGGAAGGGAGTGGGAGCATGATAAGATTTTCACCAAGATCAATAAGATCTTGAAGAATTGTAATGAGGAACAAATAAACTGGGTATATGGACAACTTGATGTTGGAAGAACTGAGGAGGTTAGGACTCCTGAAAGAAGGACAGGAGTTGGAGGAAAGGTCAGAAAAGACTAGAACATATGTACAAAGGGATCTGGAGGATCAGATTAGTGAAGAGTACAGAGCCCAAGGGAGAAAGTATCAGAGAACTGACACTAATAATTCAAGTAATATGAGTTCAAGCACAGCACCAGAGATTGTGGTACAAGATGTATTGGATCTTTTGAAACGAGGCTATACAAGGCTGGCAAAGGATGATAAGGGATATGGAAGTATCCAGCAGTATTATAATCTGACCCCAGGCCAGATTGTACAGCTCTTCAAACATTCAAAGCTGAGGAACAAGAAAACAATTCCTCCAATACAGTTAAATATTGTGGATAGAGAGGCAACTCCTGCTCCAATAGCAGAGGGTCTCTCCAGAGGGAGTTTTGCTCCTGTACAAGATGTAGTGGTAACAAATGCTGGAGAACCTGCTCCAGTAGTGACAAGTAGAGAACAATTATTTAGCTAAACATTAAAAAAAGAAGCAATATGGCACGTAGAATCGTAACTTACAGTACTCTTGGTGACAACATGAAAGAAGTTTTCTCAAATGCAACAACCTGGGGAGATCTCCAATCTGATCTGGCATCTGCAGGAGTTCGTTTTGAAGGATTAAAGGCAATGACCAATCCTGGTCAGGTAACTCTGGAAAGCTTACAGGCTGAGCTCCCTGAGGGTGAATTTCAGTTATTCCTAATGCCACAAAAGGTTAAAAGTGGCTATTCTGATGATGAACTGATTGATGAGGATGCAGACATGGAAGACACGACTGGTTGGGAAGATGAAGACTGGTCAGAAGAAGATCCTGATTCTGGCAATTTTATCTTTAAAAGTAGCAAAGATCTGGCAATTGCTAGGGCTAAACGTGCTTTTGCTTTGCTGGAAAAGGCTATTGATGTATTGACCAGTACAACAAAGAGAGCAGGTAGAGCCCCATTACCCACTCCTACCGACCCAGTCCTGGCTTCCCTAAGGGCAGAAGCTGCAAAGTTGCAGAAGAATATGGAAATATTTGGTTAATTTAAACAGGGGAGGTCTTAGGATCTCCCCTAATTTTCTATTATGTCTTCAACAATAGTACAAGAAAAAATAGAAGCTGCATGTCTGGAAGTGGAAAAAGGAACCAACTTTGAGGTACTTGCAGAAATGAAGGCAATATTGAATAGTGTCTATGGAGAAGAGAGGAATCAGATAGCCAAACCTACTTACTTTAGTGTTAGCAGGATGCTAAACCAAGTAGGACTATGGCAAGGGGTAGAAAGGAATCTGGTAACATTGGAACCTCTAAGAGTTGCCTCTTATCTACGTACCCAAGTTCAAGATTGCATGAGTTATCAAATCCTTATCCATTTTCCAGAAATCACCATCAAAAATGATAAGGATCAACATCTTATCAGAAATATGTATGTGAGATTATTCCTTCGACCTAATGGAACACTTGCATCCTACATACAAGGTATGAGAACTACACTGACTGAGGCAGAATTTGTGTCCTCCTATGTTCATTCTCACTTACCGAGGTTAAGTCCTAGTGTGATGACATTTCACACTTTCTGTACAGGGGTGGGTGAAATAAACCAGGTTTTGGCTCTCCTGAATACCAGATTCACATCGGAAAACTTTATGATGCTCTTGATGCATATCAAGAACTATCTGGAATGGGAGTCCAAAGAAGGTCACCCTTATATGTTTATGGAAAATGTCTTTAGCAGGAGTGATAGATTAAGTACATATAACAGTCTTCCTGACTACATGGCTAAAAAGGCAGCTAGTGTCATTATTTCAAATATGGCAAGAGAGCTTAGTGTCTCTGATATTATGAATCTGTTCAGGTTTAATGTGGAAGAAAGAGCTATTACTGCTATTCCAACCCTTGATCTTGAGAAATGGATGGCAGATAAGATTGCTCATTGGAATATGCAGACCTTATTTGGCTATAGGCATATTGATAGAAACTCTCTCTTCCTAGCCCTAAGGGATAATGCAGGGCAGTACTACGCTATGCCCGAGGATACTAGAAACATTATTTTCGAAAGAGGACCAGTTCTGAATTTTAAGGGACGGGACATAGAATTTGAAGTAATTGAAAGAACACAAACACACACAAATGAAATCTTCGCAAACCCAAAAATTACAAAAGAGACTTGTAAAAAGCTCTCACGAGACCTCACAAAAACCGCGCTTAGCTCTGCAGGAATTAAGTCAGGTAGTTCCCTTGTTTATAACTCCTGATCTGCAGAATCAGATAACTTTCCTATGTAAGGAAATCTGGAACGATGAGTGGTCTGGTATGTTATTCTATGAAACTGAAGGAGACTTTGGTAATGAAGACTTTAAGATCATTGCCAAAGGTTTATTCCTCTTAGACATTGGTACTCAGGCATATACAGAATATGATCCGGCTGACCCAGACCTGATCAAGTTCCTGATGGCAAATCCTGAGGCTTTATCCATGAAGAAAGGTCATATTCATTCCCACAATAATATGGCAGTATTCTTCTCTGGCACAGATAACAGTGAATTGGTTGATAATTGTGTCTTCCACAATTTCTATGTATCTCTTATCGTAAATAATCGTAATGAGATGTGTGCCAAGATTGCCTTCAAGGCAGAGACCACATCTGAGAACAAGATTACAATAAGTTTCATGAACCAGGAAGGTAAGAAGACAGAGAAAAATCTGGTGGGAAAGAAAGAAGGTGAAGCTATTTATGTATACAAGTGCGAGGTCTTGAAGCCGGGGGAGTCTGTGGAGGACTCTTTTAAGAGTCGATTTCAAGAGCTCAAAGAGGCCAAAGAGCTTAAGGAAAAGGCTCGTAAAGCTGCTGCAGCGACTAATTCGTCCTATAAGCTCCCAACCATTGATCCAAGGTGGAGGCAAGCCGGATTATTTGATGACGTTAAAGGGTCAAGTACTATCCCTCAGGGAACGAAAGATGGTGAGATTATCAGAAGTAAGGACTACAGAGAGCCCTGGGTTCCAGGAGGAAAGGGAACTTCGGTGGTGGAACGAGTGGGAAATATGAGGACTGATCCTAGAGTCTATACTTTACTAGCAAAGCTCTTGTCTCTGGATTTCTTATATGAAGGAACTCTGAGCAATCTAATGAAGAAACTGGATAATGAGTTCTTTCCTATTGAGGAGGATTATGTATCTCGGAAAGCACCTTATCAGCTTCACTTTTATTGTGATGCAATAGAGACCAGAGCTGTAGAGTTCTATATTGACTCTTTCCCAGAAGATTGCCAGAAATTAATGTTCTTCGATTCTATTATGGAGAAGTGCGTTGAAATTCTGGAAACCTATGAGAATGACTACCCTGAGCTGGTAAGTCATTTAACGGAGGCTATAAACCTCGAAATTAAAGGAAATTAGTATGTTTCAGATAGAAACAGTTGAACCTCAGTTTGGTAGAGTAAAGGGAGCCAGTTGGTTCCCCTTGCTCTACAAAAGAGATGTAATGGTATTAGGGCAAGGTGGAATTGGAAGTTGGACAGCTCTTTTGCTGTCAAGGATTGGATGTAACTTGCACTTATTTGATATGGATAAATATGAGGTACATAATATGACTGGACAAATTGTGAAACATAATGCTGTAGGGATGCTTAAGGTTGATGCCATGGCTGATGTGATATCAGAATTCTCGAATTGTCAGGTAAGTATCTATCCAACTAGATATGATGAAGATTCTTTCTCAAATGATATCATGATTTGTGGGTTTGATAATATGGTCGCAAGAAAAGTAGCCTTTAACAACTGGAAAAGGCACATCTCTACACTTCCCGAGGGGGATAGGGGGAATTGCTTCTTTCAGGATGGGAGGCTTCTGGCAGAACAGTTACAAATCTTCAATATGATGGGTAATGATACTGCCAGAATGGAGAATTACGAAAGAAACTGGCTATTTGACGACAAGGAGGTAGAGGAAGCTGAATGTACTTTCAAGCAGACTTCTCACTGTGCTGCCATGATAGCCTCCCATATGGTAGGATTTTTGACTAATTGGGTAGCAAATGTGGAGATGATAGGAAGAGGCTTTCCTGCTCTAAGGGCAGTCCCTTTCATGTATGAATATTTGATACCCGCAAATCTTGTAACATGACAACATTAGAATTTGGGGATTCTCTAGTAGAGAATACCTTTTCTTTTGCTAACTCCTTTTCATATGGAGAAAAGGAACCATATGGTCTCTACTTTAGCAAAGAATCGCAGAACTATCCATTTATCCTAAAAGGAGAACTATCAGATGAGTTTGAGCTAGAGTATTGTACCTATAGTAATCAGCTTAGAGGTAGGCTACTGAACACCAAGAAGATAAAGGAGATCATGAATCTTGCTAAGCTGCCTCTATATTTTACGATAAAGCAAAGGACTTATCTTATAGGAAAAGGATTCCTATCTACTTTTGATCCTGCTGGGAATCATCAGCTCCTATTTATTGCCTGTGTAGATGGCATGAGGACTATAAGTTCCATTGAGCAGGTCAAATTCTACGTAGCTAAGCATGTATTTGATGATCGCCATAAAGCTGTGAGAACAGCAGTAGAAGACATAATAAAAGGTCACACTGGTGATGTAATTCAATGTAATAACATTCTGGACTATGTAGGAGAAAGAATCATCCTTCCCCGAGGGGGAAGTCTATCTGAGTTGAATAAGTATAAGCAGGCTATAGTAAGGACTTGTCTAATGCGGGATTTCTCAGTAAATCAGCCTCTGGTGGTAGAGTCTAATCGTGGAACAGTAAGCATTGAGGCTGGAGGAGATGTTGTCATAGACCCAGGAGCTTCCATGGATACTAGTGACGTTATCAGAGCCCTCAATCAGCTGTATGATTCTATTAATTCTCAAGACATCTTCACAGCAGATCTCACTATAGCAACAGATGCAGCGGGTGCTATAGTAAGAGGCATAATGGGAGATTCTCATGGTGATATGACACCACAATAATTCAGTATCTTTGCTGAATGACAAGATCAAAATCATACTCTCGTACAAAAGGACATAATGCAGAGAGGGAGTTTGCTAAGAAGTTTAGGGATATAGGATTCGAGTTCTGTAAGACTGCCAGACAGGCAAGCAGATTACTCGATGATTGTGGAATTGATCTTAGCGGACTCCCACTCAATGTCCAAATCAAGTCTGGCTATAAGACTGCCAGACCAAAAGCTGATGTCCTCTTTAAAGAAATGAAAGAGGTTTTGGCTAAGAACTTCCCTCCGGGAGATGGGATACACAAAAACCCCAGGGTACTGATTCATAAGCTGGATGGTCTGGTAGAGGAGAATCTACTTGTGACCATGACATGGGCAGATTGGGTAGAGTTCCTGAAGGCCTATAAACAAGTAAAAAATCTATAATGGGAATAGCTTACATTATCATAGGAGCAGTTGGAGTAATAGTCTTCTTGATCATATTGGCCTCCATATGGCCGGCAGGAGAGGAAATAGTCAGAGACTTCATTGGAGAGATAGTGGATAATTTAATAGACGACTAATATGGGATACAAGCTCTTTCTTGACGACAAGAGAAATCCTGTCCACTGTGTGAGCTACATGCACCTTAGGATAGGGAGAAAAAATCCCATCTACCTTGAGAATGGATGGGTTATATGTAGAAATTATAAATCATTTGTGAATACTATTGAAGAAATGGGGTTGCCAGAGTTCATTTCCTTTGACCATGATTTGGCAGATGAGCATTATCAGAAGTTCCTGAGTTCTGGACAAGTAGAATATTCGGACTATGTGGAAAAGACTGGATATGAATGTGCCAAATGGCTGGTCAACTATTGTCTTGATCATAAGCTTGAGCTTCCTCCTTATGCAGTCCATTCTGATAACCCCGTAGGAGCAGGAAACATTCTGAATCACCTAAAAAATGCTGAGAAATGGACAAAGAAAAACTCATAACCAAGACCAGGTTTGCAGTCCTGGTATTTATATACACCCTCCTGATACTTTTTGTTCTAGGAGGGTGTATATTTGTATTATGGATAATACAACATCTAAAATGACAGAAGCACAGTACAGAGCGCTCGACATAGATTCATACTCCTCGATCAAAGTATTCATTGAGGATAGAAAGAAGTATTACAGAAAGTTTATTTTAAAGGAACCAGTGCGAGATTCTGATACCCAAAGCACTATCTTCGGATCTCTGGTAGACTGCCTAATATTCTCCCCTGACGAGTTTGATAGGAGATTTACACTATCTATCACAGATGCCCCCAAGGGGCAATACGGGAAGCTTATAGATGAGTTGATGAATGTTACTAGTAGAAGTGCAAATGAAGCAGGGGAAGTAACCAGAGATCTTGAGGATATGCTCGAAGAGGCCTATAATAATGTGAAGTTTGATAGGAATGGGACAGTTGTAGACTTCAAGAGAGATAGCTTTGATGTGGTAAAAAGGAAATTCATGGGGTCAGATCTGGAGATCTACTACAGGCAACTAAGAGAGGCGCATGGAAAAGAAGTAATTGAACCTGCTATGGTAGATAATGCTCTGAATGTGATTAGTGAGCTCAGAACGAACCAAATTACTGCAGACATCATAAATATGGTCAATAGTGAAGGAATTACAGTTTATAATCAATTCCCTATAGTGGATAGCTTGAAGGATTGCCTTGGGGAAGGAGTAGAAGAAGATGAGGCGAAAGCTAAGTGTCTGGTAGATAAGCTGATAATAGATCATAGTGCAAAAGAAATACATATTTATGATCTGAAAACTGCGTGGGACAATGAAGGAGAGTTTCTGAATAACTATTTCAAGTACAAGTACTATATTCAGGCTGCTTTGTATTTCTATCTTGTAGTAGAATGGAAAAAGAAGCAGACAGAGTTAGCAGACTATACAGTCAGATGGCCTGCTTTTATAGTAGCAGATAGTAATAACTATAAGAGTCCTCTTATATATGTGACTGATACTATGAACCTTACACAAGGTATGAGGGGATTTGTGATAAAAGGAAAATATTATCCTGGTGTCATAGCTGCAGTCATGGACATGATTTGGCACAAGAGAACAGGAATATGGAACATTTCGAGAGAGAATTATAGAAACAATGGGATAGTTAAGATAAAACCGTTTGAGACCTAAAGCTTAATCAATGATAACAGAAAAAGATAGGAAGAATTGTACAACCATATTTCTGCTTCCTGGTATAGGGCATACCAGACAGGAGTTACTGCCATATGGCTTTGTGGCTGCATATCTGGATGATCTACAACATGAGGTTCACTATGAGGAGGCATTATACCTTCTTTTCAAACCTGAAGATGTACCAGCTTTCCAGAAATTCTTAGAAGAGGAGTATAGGAAACCAAGTTTGATATTGGAGGATTATGATTACAGAGGAGGATTTGTTGTAGTTGTGTATAAGGTAGATAATAGATATCTTCCTGAATATCAATTGTTTCTGCAAGGGAAATACTCCAGGTTCAGTGCTGAATATGTTTCCCAGTTTCCAATGGAAATCCTTGTAGATCTCCCCAAGGGAGGAAAGGTAGTGAAGAAATCTCTGCACTACCATATCTTTAATAGAACTAAGGAGATAAAGGATTACTGGGAGAGGAAGATAGGGGAGAAAATCCCAGAGGATATGGAATTATGGAGTTCTCCTGATATGGACAAAGAAGTACTTGATATATCATTATTTCATTAAAAACAATCTTAATATGGCAGTATTTCCAACCCTTGATTTTGTACAAATTAAGGCAAGATATCCAAAGGCTGTACTGAAGATCCAGGAATGGGTCTTCAATCAGCCTGAGTTACAGAGTGTAACAGATGAATTCATTGATCCCAAAGACCCCGAGAAATCAAAAGAGATGTTTGTGGGCTTGATGATCCAGATGGATCCAAGGAAGCTTTATGACATCTTTGATTCCCTTGGAATCTTTGTGTCAGTATGTAGTATGCCTGGATGTTTTCAATATTATGTTGAAGAAAAAGGAAAAGAAGGTTTGGCAGATACACTTCCTGCTCCAAGTAGACACACAGCTGAAGTATCAGCATTCCATGAGGCATTTGAATTACTTGAAAAACAATTGTAATATGTCTTACGGATTAGGACAGTATAAAAAAGAACATGACTCAGATCCTGAGCTCACACGGCTTCAGAAATCCATTGTGGAGCATAATCAGAAGGCCCTCAGGTACAACCAGGGGAAGCCAAAGTGGTCAATGGTTCACTTCAAGTCTCTGGAGCCTATGGTTAAAGTGCTCATGTATGGTGCTGATAAGTACGCAAGGGACAATTGGAAAAAAGGATTAGACAGGCAGGAGATCTTGGATAGTATGCAGAGGCATTTGGCAGCTCTCATTGACGGGCAGGAAATAGACCCAGAGAGTCAGGAACACCACATTGGTCATCTTATGTGTAACTGTATGTTCTACTCTTATTTTAACGTTGGAGATGAATGTATATCTTCCAAATAACTTGTCTGGTTATGGGTTTATGGGTTATATTTGAAACCTAAATTTTTATAACATGCCAGAATACAAACCAGCTTTAACACAGGAAGAAAATGACAGAATAGACTCTCTAATGAAAGAGTTACAACAGGTACAAAATAGAGAGGACTTTCTAAAGAAGGAGCTGAGAAAGCTCATATATAAAGTAGAGAGACCCAGATAGTTATGATAGGTTGTGTTTGTGGGCCCTACTATTCATGGTAGGGCCATTTTATTTTTGTAAATTCGCAATATGGCAGAAAAAACTCCGCTTCAAAAAGAGCTTGACAGGTTAGAGAAGGACTTTGGCAAAGGCACTATTATCTCTCCCTCAAGCAGACCTGATAAGGTTGAAGTAATAAGTACTGGTTCACTTAAATTGGACTTAGCAACTGGGATTGGAGGACTCCCTCGGGCAAGGATAGTAGAGTTGATGGGATGGGAATCCTCGGGGAAGTCAACTATAGCTCAGAAAGTAGTAGCAAATGCACAGGCAACGGGTCTAAAATGCCTTTATCTGGATGGTGAGCATAGCTTGGACAAGAAGTATGCAACCTCCCTTGGGATCAACATGGACGATCTAATGATTTTCCAAGCAGATGAAGGGGGTGGGGAGAAGTGCTATAACATAGCTGAAAGGTTGATAAAGACAGGTGAGATTGGAGTAGCTATTATAGATTCTCAGACCTCTATGTTGCCCAAGAAGGTAATGGAAGGAGAAGTGGGAGATAGTGCAGTAGGTTTACATGCAAGAATGATGAGTATGGCAGTACCTAAGATCATGAATGCTGCTGCAGTAGGAAATTGCCTGGTGATCTTCATATCCCAGTTCAGGGAGAAGATCGGTGTGATGTTTGGATCTCCTGAGACTACTAATGGTGGTAATGCTCTGAAGTTCTATGCTCATATGAGAATAGAAGTAAGGAAAAGTGTAGAAAGGATTGATGGAGAGGCAGTTGCAAATAAGACCAGGTGCAAGATTGTGAAAAACAAGTTAGCACCGCCCTTTGGGGAAGCAGAGTTCAGGATACTTTTTGGGAAAGGGATTGATAGATTAGGAGAAGTGATAGATCTGGCTGTAGAACACGAGATCTTGAAGAAAGGAGGAGCTTGGTACAGTTATGGAGAAGGAGATAGGCTTGTCAAGGCCCAAGGGGAAGACAAATTAAGGGAGATATTAGAAGGAACCCCTGAATTAGCTCAAGAGATTGAAAATCAATTAATTCTGAAAATCAATGAAGCGAACGCCACTTAAAAGAGGAAAGGCAAAGCTATCCAGGAAAGCTAAAGGCAGGGACATGAAAAGGATAGTTGATGAGTTTAATTTCTTTGCAGATATATGGGGGGCTACCTCAGAGGCAAATAGGAAGTGTGAGTCATGTGGGAAGAAGCTCTATGAGCCTGCCAGAAGCTATTATTTTGATCATTTGATAGAAAAAAGCAAGAGGCCGGATCTGGCATTCGAAAAAGATAATATCTTCTTATGCTGTCTCACATGCCATTCTCTTAAAACTGATGGGCATCCTACAGAAGTTCATAGGAAGGCTATAGAAAAGGCTAAGGAAAGGTTTGGTTTGATCTAAAAGTCATATATTTGCATATGGATAACATTCAAAAGATTCTCATTGCCCTCTATGATGAGATAGCTCATGGGGATAAGGAACATCGACAATGGTTATGGGATAAGATGTATGAATTCATGGAGCGAGATATATGTAAACAATTCAAACTAAATATGGCAGATGTTGCAACATTGCAAGCACAGAATCATCCTTTAACCTTCGGTCAGAAAGCTGTAGGTCTAACATTCAACCCAGGGGGGAACCCTGAGGTAGAGCTTGTAAAGAAGAAATATGCAGATCTGATTGACCTCTTGGATACTATGAGGACTACAGCAGAAGGATCAGAAAAGAAGAGAATGTACTCAGTAGCTATCACCGATGCCCAAGCCAGTCAAATGTGGGCAGTAAAAGCAATAACCTGGCAATATTAAAATTATGTCTAATCTGTTTTTTTATCAACGAGAAGTAAAAAGAAAAGTAAAGGTTCCAATTGAGAACCTTGATGACAAACCAGGAGCAGATTTTGTGGAGCAAGAAGTCGTAGAAACGTATTGGGACTGTTTTAACATTGACAAAGTTGTGAGAGGTCACTGGACTAATCCTGATGAGTTTACCATCCTTTTAGATGATGGGCACGAACAGGCAGATTTCGTGGAGAAGCCAATCTTTGCAGGAGGAAAGCTGAAGAGAATAGATCGAGTGAAAGAAAGAGCATGGTTCGCTTCTCAGATTCCTCTAAAGAGGGAAGATGCAGAGAGATTGATGAGTATCGTGGGACACAAATTGACCTAAAAAGAAGAAAGGGGGTATAAGCCCCCTTTTTTATTTCTTTCCCTTCTTAGATCCACTAGCTGTATTATAGCCCATGGGGCTCTGCCCTGTCCCAGTACCCTGTTTTCTAGCTCCCTTAGGGGGAACTGGTGTAGCAGACATTTTCTTAGACTTTTTTGCCATCAACTTTGTTTTAGGATTTGAACAACTTGTTTACATTCTCACTGAGATCATGAACATCTTCTCCACTTAAGGGAGCATCCATTTCTACAATCACGCCTTGCTCTACCCCCCTTTTGAATATGTCCATTATAGTGTTGAAAGCTTCATATTTCAGAGCTATACTTGAACCTGAAGGGTCATTTACCTCCCTGGTTAGACAATGATACAGGGATGCCAATTGCTGACCTGTCACTTCAAATACATCAGTTGGTTCCCATTTGTAATTTACATTTGGACTAAAGCTAGGCTTCTTGGAAGCCTGCATTGCTGTTACTTTTGCCATGGTTTTTAGAAATTTATTGTATATGTTATGTTGTTACCTGCTTTCATGCTCTTGGAAAACTCAACATGGATTCCCAGCATGGTATGAAATTTCTTTACAATATCAAGGATTGTCAGAAAGGTCTGATGGGTTGAAGGACAAATTCTCATCATGATTCCATCCTCCTTCCTATATATCATGATGTCAGAATCATAATCCACTGACTCTATAAGTCCAGTAAGATAGTTTAAGTAAGTGGATTCATTATCAGGTATTACTGATGGAAAGTTAAGTTTTTGAACTTGCATTAGGACAAAGTTAGTAAATATTTTACTTTGTACCCAAGTCCACTCAAATCAGCTGCTTTGTTAGATAAGGCCCACCACTTTGTTTGTTCTCCATACTCATAGAGCTCATCTGCAAACTTGCAAAGCTCATCAAGTAGTTTTGTGTGATCTGCATTCTTATCAACTGGTATCTTCGGTGAGTCAGTGAATCTTTTGGGCTGTATATAGCCAAGGAGAAGCTCTGCAATCTCATCTTTGAAATCTACGAGTCCCTTGTACAACTTATCCAGGGCTTTATGCTCTGCAAAAGATGTTGTTTGTAGATGCTTGAAATGTGCCCAGTCATGAAAATAGAACAACATTTGCATTGCTCTATCAGGAGTCATCCCTATTCCCTTAGGGGGTAAATAGCTTGCCATATTACTTCTTTAGTGCTTTGACAACAATTGGAATGAGAAAGTATAAGGCTAGGGCCCCGAGCATTACCCATGCCCATATAGGTGTTTTGTTCTTTATAACAGGCTTCTCTACTATCTTTACTTCAGAGTGATAGGTTTCTGTGGCTTTGATTTTAACCTTTAAGCTATCTATTACTCTGTTCAGACTATCTACTTTGCAGTCAACAATCAATTTGCCCTTGTTTATATCGACCCTAGCAGTAGTCCTCCCCGAGGGAGATTTAACTTCCTTATGGTATTGAACCTCTGGACATGGAATACTATCATGCAAAACAATACTGTCTCCCGGAATAGTATCCCGAAGAACGACATATAGTGTAGTGTCCTTTGTAATAATACTGTCCTTTGTGACGATTTGTGGAGGGAACTTCTGCAGGCATCTTTTCTGAGTAACACAGGATGCAAGAAGCAGTAGTAAAACCCCTGTTATTATTCTTCTCATTCTTTTTCTTTCTTTCCTCTTAATGCTTTCACTATAACTATACCATAGTGAATGATTGCTAGTATTGATACGATTGAGCTTAACACAACTCCAAATGGGGGTAGGCTTGCGACCATGTTTAATAATAGTGTTACGGGCCACAGAACAGCACTGAAAATTTTGTCTATTTCTTGAGACATCATTTTTAAGTTTTTGAGTTAACAAGATTAGGGGAGTTACGGCTCCCCTAATAGTGTCATTAAGTAGTAGTTGTGGTAGTTGTTGTGCTGGTTGTTGTTGTTGTAGTAGTTGTGGTTGTAGTTGGTCCTGCGTGAGCTATAATTGTATATACATCGCCACTAGCAGTGAAAGTATATGTCAATGTACCTGTTGTACCTGTCTGATTTGACAGGATAACTCCTGTAGTGTCATCAACAACTAGAAGAGTCTTAGTAGGATCTTCTCCTACAATAGTGGCTACCACCACTTGTCCAGATCCTGCAGCAAAAGTTCCTGAGATACTTGTGAAACTATCTACTATAGTTGCCCCATCGACTGTGATTGTGAATTCATCATTCCCGTCTGGTGCTAAAAATGCATAATTTGACATTGGTAGAGCACAACACTCATCGTTTGTTATTTCTTTCCAGAAGTAGCTTCTGCCACTTTCAGGAGGAGAATATCTTAGAATTAGTGAACCGGGCACCACCTGTCCAAATTTGTCGAATTTGACAAAAGCCCTTAGGTTAGGGTTTCGCTTTGCCATGTTGGTAAAGTTTAAATGGTTATTGGATTTGATTAATCAGTGACTAAAGGGTTTAAAAAGGTCTTCCTTCCTTCTCCCCATGCTGCTTTTCCACATGCTTCTTCAATTTCTCTCACATAATTTCTTGAGCAGTATTCAGGAGATACAAAGGATAGATCATCTTCAAAAGGCATTCTTTCATTATTTATATATTCAGAACTTCTCTTCAAAAATAACCTGTGTCCAGGTCTTATTTCTCTTGTATGGGCTCCAGCATCATGGTAGATCTGAACTTGATCCCACTTTCCTATTGGATCTGTAGCCCAGCAGAAATCCATTTCCCTAGGGCAGGCAGTGGGATAATCCAATTTCCACAGATTGAATAATATGGACCACATATCAGCACACCAGGATTGGAAACCTTTATCTTCGTTCTCAAAGAATCTCCTGTTCACAGATCTAAGATTTAACAGAACTTTGATACATCCTTGAAAGACATCCTGCCAGAAGTGGGCATCTATATTCTTCAATAGATATTGAGCTCCACCTGAACCATTTTCATTAAACTCTGCATCTTTCCTACTCAAACCAAATTCCTTCATTAGCTCATCCAGCACGTCTACTTGCTTATATGCCTCTAGTTTATCTGGCAACACATCCTTTACCTTACTATCAAAATAAGAAGCTGCTATGTAGCTCTTAGTATCACTTAGATAACAGACATATGGATCTAGTAATTTAGAGAAATCAGGCTTTTTGGTAAACACCACATCAGAGTCTATATACAAAATAGCCTTATCTTTTAGCTCAGGATGGTCCGTAAAGTACTTATTTAACAGCCATGGCCTTAACAGAGGGATGTACTTCATCATTCTGATTATCCTTAGCAACTCCCCTGAGGGATCTTCGTAAAACACTATTTTAGCTTCTGGATAATCTTTCTGTAATTGGTTCCACTGATTCTCAAAAGTCTCTTTATTTGCTCTATCATTGTGTTTCCAGACTAATGCTGTATATTTGTCTGACAGACCATATTTTCTTAAATTGTGGAGCTGAACCCTCAATTGCCAGTTGAAGTAAAGATCATTAGGTTGTGCTGTAATTATCTGTAGTTCTTTCATTCATTTTGGTTTTAAATTCTTCTACTGGGATAAGATTTAGTAATTCCTTTCTTTCTTTATCAAATTCCTGCCAATCAAGAATCTTAGTTAACTTCCCTACTCCATCATTACTATAGATCTCATAAGGGGTTTCTATAACTCCTACTCCCCAATCAGTATCTACAGTATATGTAATATATTCAGGATGTTCATATCTAAACTTAACCCATGCTTTGTAAGCATCTCCTGTCCAGCATCCATTAATTCCAGTAGTTGTGTGTAGATATTCTGGGGGATTACAATCATGAAGAACTATAGTCCCCCCAGGGGATAGGTGATTGAGGGAATTCATTATATCCTTTTCGACTTGCTTGGCTTCGTGAAGTCCATCAATGAAGACAATATCCCATTTGCTCCCTCTCCATAGGTTGAAGAAGTCATCAGATGTCTGTTTGTAAATTAGACCTGAATCTTCGAAAGATACTCCGTATGGGTAAGTCTCCTGCCAGCTATTTTTGCATGGATTTGGATCTACTGCCAGCTTTTTCTCACAAAAGATTTGATCAAAAGACCAGCCCTTGTAATAACCTATCTCGAGATAGGACTTGTAGTTGTTCTTTTCTATGAAGAGATTAATGATATCCCAGCGGTTCATCTTAATTGGTTTTTTGTAAAGATAGTGAATCTACAAATCTTTTTGTCGTAGAAAACTCAGAACTTGAATGCTGAAGGATATAAACTTCCTCTTGGTCAAGGTGCTCATAATCCAGATACCATGGCACATGTCGAGCAGTTAAATTCCCTGCCAGTCTTACAGCCTCATAGGTAAAGGGTTGGCCAACTTGGATCACTGAAAAGGTTGTGTCTACATGAGCATTATAGACTTCAGGTTCTAGTTCCTGCTTCCAATACCTTGATTCTAACCACTTTACATATTTACCATATGTAGTATCTGGTATATCATCCACCCTAAGGGCAAGTCCGGCCTTGATCTTATTGTATTTTTCTGCCACCCTAACCATCTTCTCTATGAAGCCCTCGGGGGTACTGGAATTAAGCTCAATATCAGAATCAGAATATGCTACCCACCCTTGGAACTTATTGATATAGCCACTATTATAGACTGCCAGTTGGCCCAGGTTACCATCGAGTCTCTCCACCTTGTAGGGGCACTCATTATACCATTCCAGTAAAGGTGGGTAGGACGACTTATTGTCAAGGATGTGAATATCGGTGTAGCCCAGCTTATAGAGGTCATCTGCCAGCTTTTTGGTTGTTGTCAGTCTATTAAAGTTATTTATAATAACTGGTATCACTATGTTGTAGTTGTAGTGGTGGTAGTACTTGTGGTAGTACAAGCTGGTCCATAATAACCCACTTGACATAGAATTCTTTGGAACTCAAAATCATTCATGAACTCCCTAAGGGTGCGAGTGAGATACTTTCTAATAAGAGAATTCCCGAACAGAACAGTCTGCCTGGGAATATCTGCTGGCTTGACCCAACCCAATCTGGACAGTTCCAGGTTTAGAGTGTCATTCTTGAGTAATTCAAAATAATTCTTATATATGTACTTGGCTAGTAGCTGTTGCATGCACTAGATCGTAGTATTTTTGAACCTCCTCTTTTTTCCACGGAGTTAAAATTTGATCACCATGATCTTTTGAGAAGTTCCTGTAATTGTTGAAGTTGTTAGGATGTCCTGCATTCCCTGAGGTCTTGAAAGTGGGAATGTCTGTATCTCCCCAGTTGTAAATCAATGTAGGAGTACCATGGTCATCCACAAGTATCTTTTGCTCATATACAAGGGGATTAACCCATTGCAGATGTTGGTCTGTTGTACTGAGCCCATATTTGTGCTTCAATAAATGATCTGTTGTGACAAATATTGAAGGCTCCAATGTGTTGCTCATTAACTGCACCCCTCCGGGATGTCTATAATAGGATTGAGCAGGTTTGTACGCCTCTTTCCCCATTATCATTGCAGCTTGCAGCCCTTTCACACCTTCCATTATATGATTTGGAAGAAATAGATCATCATCATCCCAGTGTACTATTACATCAGTAGTATCTGGAATATATTCTAATGCATCATTATATATATCACCAAGATTAGTATATGGTTCTCCAGTCCTCTTGCTTATATGTTGATTAACCAGTTGTACACTTTTGTAGCCAGCATTTTCCTCATTCTCCCAGAGGGAGGGGTCTAGCTTGAGATCCACATTAGAATTGTTGTAGATAAGCAGATGAAATATGTCAAGATGATCTTTCTCAGGATCATGTTGCTGGTTCATGAATAATCTCAGAGACCTTTCAGCTAATCTGTGTCTGCCACAGGTAGCCATGATACAGGTTATCTTCATTATGGTTTTTTGAATATATGGTTATAGAAGATGTTGAATGTCAGCATTATAGTTAACCCAATGGCTCCAAAATCCAATGGCCAGTGGGGAAATATGGGTCCGGTTCTTAAATATGTAACTGCTCCTAAAGATACACAAGTCCACATTAAGCTTTTAGCTATGTGCCATGCATCGAGGGGATAGTTGAGTATTTTCTTTGCATACTTCCAGCTCTGCCACTTATACCAGAATTTAGGATCCCAGTTTCTGAATATGGAGTTTCCGAAATGCCCTTCATCAATAGTATCCATGAAAGCATTCAGAACTCCTACCAGAAACCAGAATATCAGGCTACTCATCGGACTTTCCTTTTCCAGTCCAGAAATAGATCCATCCTCCTACTGTAGTAACAGCACATATCCCAGCCAGGATATCCCAAAACTTCCACCAAAAACTATGGTTGGCATAGTCACTAAGACCAGGAAATATTACTGTCCCAAACACAGCTGTAAAGGCAGTGAATACCCATAACCAGTCTTTTGCATACTCTTTCTTGAAAATTGACATATTATTGATTTTTTTTGTAAATCTAAGACTTATTCTCATCTCCCGGAGGGGCTTCTCCAAGAAATATCCCTATTGATTTAGTCAATAGAACCAGACCTGGTAATACTACCAAGCTGAGGTCATCCCTAAGGTCTACGGGAATGCTCTTTGTCAAACCTATAATGGGTATCAAGCCCATAAATAGGAAAACCAGGGCAGTCTCCAGTCTCCTGAACCATAATGGAGCAGGTCTGTTCATATTATTAGATACTGGCATACGAATTAGTTTGCTATTATCCAATCAGCACTTGAAGAAGTACCCTTGGAGAAATAAAGCTTGAAATTTGTTGTGTCTATATAAAAGTCTCCTACTTTTTCTGGAGTTGTTCCTGGAGCTCCAGCTCCTGAAGTAACTTTCGGTGTTTGAGCTGTTGTTTGTCCAGAAGTTAATACTCCATTTGAACCAACTGTAACTATGGTCCCTGTTGTGAGAGCAGGTAGCTCCATAGTACCATTAAATCTATTTCTAACACCTGATTTTGTTTGGTAGAATCCAAATGTGCTATCAGCATTGGAAAGGTTGATTACATCAGCCATGAATGCTGAATAAATACCTATACGTCCAACAGTATTGAGGGTAGCGCCATAATCCCTAAATTGAGTAAAGCTCTTCAGACTATCAAGATTTGGGCCAGCGCGAAGAATACCACCAAAATTCACCAAATCTAACCCACTAGCCTTTGCTGTTGAACCTGTTCCATATATTTCATTTCTTGCAAAGTATATCGTATGTGGAAATTGCGTTGGGAAAACACCTAAATTGCTCATTGTTGAGCTAGAGCCCATTATCATTTGAGAGTATCCATAATACTGGTGATTTGGACAAGTTTCACAAAATCCAACTTGCGCGCTCCTATTAGCAGATAAGTTGAAATATGTCCTAGCATCAACAACATCACTCGTTGCAATTGTTGGTGTTTTATAGTCTGTATAATTTTTGAATGCTAATAAACCACTGGGTGTATTTCCCCCATTCGAATTACTGTCGGCAAAAATTCTTAAATCTATTAGGAATGGAGCAAACCCAGGACTGTTTTTAGACCTAAAAACCATGGTGCCAAGACTATCGAATTTTTGATATAAATTAAATAAACTATCCGTTCTTGTGCTACCAATTGTTTCCATATTATATCTAAGCCATCCATTATCTCTAGTCGGCCATACTCCCCCTACTCTAAACCTTCCACCAAACCAGTTAGCATCACTTGCTCCATTCTGAATAAAACCATACCCATTATACACACTATTGGTCAGAGAATACTTTGGAGCAGAATAGAATCCAACTACAGTGTCATTCTTTGATATGCCAAGAATATAGGATTTGGGAGTTGCAGGATTTACATAATAGTCTCCTTCTCTTTCCCCTGCGCTATAATAATCAAAGATCTTGGAGTGATATGAACTGTCCTGAAATGTTGTAGGTTGAATTTCCCCTTGATAGTCCTTATAGTCAGCAAAGTATCCAGCTATTCCTAGACCAGTCATTCTTCTCTTTCTTTGTCTGGCTATATTTCTTTGAAGATCAATGCGAGACCCAAATACTGCTAATGGATATGGTTGTGCTGAATTTTGGATGTATATATTATATCCACATGTGTCTCCCATTGCAAAGTCACCATTAAACATACTAGCTTGCCATCCATTAGCACCTGAAAATATATTTACACTATCTCTTGGAAAGAATAATCTATTAGTACTATTCACTGCTGTATAGGGAAGGTTTATTACTTTCCCTCCGGGCTGAGCAAACCTTGGGCTGCTCGGATTCCACTGCATTAACCAATAGGTATTAATAGGCCCTCCGTACTGTAAGTTCATTGTATCCCCCCAGGCTTCTTTGTAAATCATATTAACATTCAAGCCCTTTTCCTGCTGAGAAGCTTCACTTGTAACTTGTGGATACTCCCAAAAAGCAGCTCCTGCTGGTAAGGAATCTACACCTACATTAGTCAATAAAAGGTTCTTATTAATACTACCTAGCTGTCTTCTGGCAACATATTGTATTATAGCTGTAGAATCCAGGTAGGTATGATTTCCTGTCCCCAACTTTACTATCCCTCCAGGAACTCTTCTGACACCATTGGTATATATTAAATTATTTCCAACATCTGTCCATCTATGGCCCCCAGGGGTAGTATCTCTAAACCAGAGCTTAGAGTTACACTTATCATAAAATAATGCACCAATAGTGTCCTTACCACCATTCAGAGCACTTGTGGTGTCACAAGCTTTTGGTAAGTAAAGTGCTTTGGGCACTGAGAGATAGGGATCAATTGGAGTAAATGTACCATTTGACCTAGGGCTGAATACCTGTCCCAATACTCCTATAGGAAGAAGAAGGGCTAGAGTACATAATATATTTAATAGGCGCTTCATGAACTTTTTGGAAAGACATATAAGTGATAATCGACAGTTGTAGAATCAAATCCAGGGATAAGGATTTGGAATCCTCCTCCTACCACATAATTCCATTCTTGATTCCCTACTTCGTTATAAATGAATCTATTGAGATCATTTAGGAATATTTCAAACTGAACTCCTGAGAGAGCTGGATTGTTATATGTAGTAGCATTTGTAAAGTCGCCACTTACAACAGGAATTACTGCAGGAGGAAAGGCTATCTGACTGTTAATATAGTTCACCAGCTTGACAATCAAGCTATTAAGTGTATCTCCAGGATTTATTCCTGGGCCACTTATGGCAGAACTTGAGTAATAAACGCATTCCCCTGGGAGTCTAAATTGACATCCTGGTGTTACGGGGGTACAGCATCTTGAGGATCTGCAGTTGTTTCCTTGAATAGAGACTGCCATGGGTCACAAATTTACTTATTATTCTGGTATAGAAGGATTTATATATAAAATTTAGTGCTTAATATAGCATTTATCTCACTGATCCATAGTTAGTGTTCATCCTAATTCCATACTCCTTAGCTATGTCATTATTAAAGACCGCTAGGTAGTTTATCACTTCTTTTGTTATAGGAAGCATTCTGAACAAATATTTGGATGGGTGCTGTCTAGCTGAAGCTTCCTCGTCTCCAGTCATGGAGAAGAATAGCTTCTTAATTACACTAGTGAAAAGTCTCTCAGCTTCTACCAATATACCTACTGCAGGAAACACCGATCCGTTCAGGATATTTGTGAAAGAAGATGGAGTGTACATAAAGGTCAATTCATCTGTTAGCTTATCTAACCCCCTAAGGGCCCATCTGTAAGCACCCTTTGTATGCTCATCTTCATCTTTATCGGGAGTACTCAATCTCATGGCTATCAAAAGAGCCATCAGTCCTGCTGCCAGCATCAATTCTCTCATTTCTGATCTTACTCCTTTTATGTACATATCCACGAATTCAGCTTCTGTCATATCAAAGTCTTGTAATTCCTCTGCAAAAGCAGCTCTCTTCTTAGCGTATTGCTCTTTAGCTACTTCTATGAGTGGCTTTGGATTGTTTCCAAGCTTTGCTATGAGCCCTGCGTTGGCACTTAGTCCAAGGTGAGTCACAGCATTTGCCAGCATCCTAACCCTGCCATACTCATACTTATCAGTTCCAGGAGAATATTTCAGAGATCCAAACCTCACGTCAAACATTCTAGGAATCCAGTTCTTAAACATGAAGAAAGATTGCCACATAATGCTCCTCTTGTATAGAGAAAGATCTTCATGTGAGGTATTACCCAAGGCATCCTTGATGATCTCCAGGATCTGCTGTCTCAAGTTGATTACAGCATCTCCATTTCTATCTATATTTGGAAGGGTAATTTGGTCATTTACTACTTGTGCATAGTTCACCAGGGCTTGAGGAGATTTCTGTAGTTCTTCCACTCTGGCCTCAAGTCTCTTGTCAAACTCAACTGCTTCCTCATAAGTTCCCTGGTATTTGTTGGCATGTCCAAGTTCCTTTCTTGCGAAGTCTCTGATATTCACTAGTTTACCATCCACCACCATGGTATTTTTGAACATTGCAAGGGCAACAATTGTGTTTACCCAGTTGTCAGAACCTCTCTGTAGATAGAACAATTGATCAGAAGATAAGTATTCTACCATCTTTGACATAGACATTTTTCTTACCTCTGCGCTCGTTCTGTCTTCCAGATAAGGGTGAAAAAAACCTACCAAAGCAGCGAGCTTCTTATCCTGTTCATTACCATAGAACTTACCTGAAACATATTTCAATTCAGCCTCAAGCATGTCCTTCTTGTTGAAATAGAGTCCCTGATTAATAGCAGTATTCAGGGTACCACCAAAGAGCTGGGCTAAAGAGGTCATTACATTAAGACCCAGAGTTTTAGTAACAAAGTATCTGTTCATTACCCCAATAGTCTTGATCCCTGAGATCCTGATTTCACTCTTCTCTGGTACTGTCAGGACTTCTGATCCAAAGAGCTTATTGATCTTCTCAACTGCAGATTTGTATGGAATAGTAATGACCACATCAAATTCATCTGATTTAGCCTTTCCATAGTATACAGCATCTATGTGCTCCTTAACATATTGAGCATTTAGCTCATTTGATATAGGAATAGGCTTCCCCTCAGGGGTCTTCTTAAGCTTACCTGTGGTGGTACTCTCATAAGCTTTTCTACTTAACTCTGTGTAATACAATAGTCTAGCCATGCCTTCGGATTCAGTTCTCAGCTTATATTTCACTATCTCAGCATCCCAAAGGGCGATAACCTTGAATATGTCCATGGATTTTTCTGAGTAGTCTCTAAAATAGTTCCCATCAGCATCCTGAACATATTGAAACAGATCAGATACGAAATTTGCATGAATCTCATCAATGGGTTTACCTGTGATAGGATCAATTTTACCAAACTCCTGATCTTCTGCTTCTATTCTTACACTTCCAAACAGAGACTGAAGCTTACCCCCCGCAGGAGCAGTGGAAAGCTTTTCCAGAAGATTCCTTCTAACATTAGGAAACCAGCTCCATCCATTGTGCTCATGGAGCATTCCCAGCTCCCATGATTCCTTTAGCCTCTTTACGTAGTATTCATATAGCTTCAGAAGAGGCTCAACTGCTTCTATCTCCTTGTAAGCATCTGATTTCCATTTATCTACCTTAGGGAAGTTCTTGAGAGCCCAATTATAGGATCCAATGCCCTTCTTGAAACCAATATGGAATGTGTCTACAAAATTCTGAAGATCTTGCTGAACCAGTCTTTGATTCTCAGCATCATCAGCAACAATTCTAGCAGTTTTGGAATCATCTATTCTTCTCTGATGCTGTTCTGCAAACCACTTATTGTATTCATCAGTGTCAATATTCTCCTTTATCCATTTTTCATCCTTATTGGCCTGGGCTTTCTCCAATTCGTCATAGAATCTTCTATCAATCTTCTGGATGATTTTTCCAGTCCATCTTCCCTTATCATCATATTTGAAGATTTTTCTATACAAGTCCTGTGCTGATTTTCCCCTCATCCATTCAGACACCTCTTTTTCTATCTTCCCTAATTCATCAAGTCTATCCAGAAACTCAAGTCTGAATCCATTATTGATTCTTTTGACTAGTCCCCATAGTTCAGCTCCAGCCTTGATAGAAGATTGTGATAGAGATCTGATCATTCTTCTATACCAGGTAAGCTTCTTCTCTGGAGTAAATTCATCCCTGATTCCTATTTTGGCTGCAAACTTTGTTGTCCTGAACTTTACAGCCAAATTCCAGTAATCGTTTATAAGGTCATTAGCATCATCAGAGATATCTCTGGAATCCTTTATCATCTCCTGAGAGTCTACAGTTCCATCTGTAAAGATACTCCTGAAGATACTGTACATATCCTTATAGATTTCTATCTGATCTTTGTCACTCAGAATGTCATCTGCTATCTTATTTAGTTCTCTTATAGTAGCTTGGTTAGGATCAGTATTTGCTACCTTATCCCTAAGGGCAGATATCCTTTCCTTCGACCTCTTGATAAGGGCTTGCCCTGATCTAAGTAGGCCAGACCCATCCCTTTTTATCTGGAGCTTTCTTATAGCAGCAAGAAGCTCTGCAACTCTTGCACTCCTCTCTTGTCTTTGTTCAGGAGGAACTCTCTCAGAAGCTATCTTTGAAGCTAAAGCTCTCAGTCTTCTAATGAACTCATCAAATTGCTCATTTTCAGAAACCTCAGATTCTGAAGAGATTGGAAGTAGAGTATCATCTTTAATAAGAGACACGTTCACATTACCTATAGTAAGATTCTTTAGTCTCATATCACTTATACCAGGAGCCACTCTTTCATACTCTGCCTTTATAGGGATAGCTCTAGTCTGTCTAAAATCAGATCTGCTAACTCCATAACCTGTCTGTAGAATCTTTCTAAGGGCTTCTATTTCAAGGTTATAGGCCTCCTGTCTATACACAGGTACATCAGGAGATGTTGCTGAGAATTGAGGCACCTTGAACTGCAAGATATCTACCTTTCCCTGAGGGGTAATAGCAATTAGATCTGCATGCCCAGCAGTACTTAGTCCATCATATAGATTTACTGAGTGAACGAATTGAGTACCAGGCTCATATGAATCCAGTCTCTCTTTTATATGACTTTCTATGGTCAGATAGAAGCTATTATCAGTGGGATTTACTGCTGAAGGATTACTTTGAGGCAGAGGGGTTACTCTAACCTTATTATCATCATCAATATATCTATTAAGAATGTCTTTAATATCTATCTGAACCTTGTTTTCCGTCTCCTGCTTAAACCCCCTAAGAGCTTTATCAGCCCTCTCTGCGCCTATTCTCTTCCTATAGAATTCCTGTATCTGTTCCTGAACACTCCTTCTTATCTTATTTCCATTAATCTCAAATTCATCACCTCTTTTTGTGATGTTATTATTCTTTTGAATGATCTTTTCTGTAAGATCCTGAGGGCCGGACAGTTGAAAATAGAAGTCTCCAAGATCCCTCTTTTCATTTATGGAGATCTCGAACCACTTATTTCCATACTCATCAATCACTTCCTTAGGAGAATATCCTTGTTTCTTAAGGATGTTTTGAACTGTATCTTCATAGAATCTGGAGATCGCTGCAAAAGTGCTCCTACCCTCCCTTGCATCTTCTACTTCCTTTTTGAATCGGCTCATCTCTCTTTCCCGACTTGAGATAATATCTTTAATATATCTCCTTTGGTTGTCAAATGTACTGGTGTACTGACTTCTACTTATTTCCTTTTCAACACCTAGCTCAGCACGGTAGTATTTTCCATCTCTCTTATAGTAAGAGGCATATCTATCCTCATGGCCCTTTTCTTCATCCAGGTCTTCAAGTTCTTTCTGCATGTCAGAAATTTGCTCTTCAATCCTGGATATAGCTTCTTCCTTCTGTTTTATGAATTCATCTACAGTTTCGTGCCCTTCTACTTTTGCAGCAGTATCTCCCCCAGGGAATCTGATATTCTTATATCCTTTTTTAGCGCTATCCTGGACAATAGCTTTTACAAAGAAGGTTACCCAGTTATTCTCTTTGTTTAAAAGCTGGAGGAATTGATTGTTGAAATCTTCCCTGTGAGAATTCCAGAATCTCGTCTTTACCCCTAGAATTTCTTCATCTGATATTCTTTTTCCATCTTTGAAATATGTATCACTGTGTCCATCTGATTCCTCAGTATATGTATGCCCTTCAAATTCAAAAGGGAAGTTTACTGGATTTGAAACTAGCTGATCCAGTTGTCTACCTTTCTGAAATAGATCAGATTGTAATTCAAGGATACGTCTTGTGTTTCTATCAGTTACTTGACCAAGCTGAACTAAACCTCCAGCTCCGTCTGAAACCCTCTTTCCAGAGTTATCATCAGTTCTCTTATCGTCACTTCTAAACCAACCAATACCTTTATCTGAAGCAAAAGCAGCATGACCTTTTATAGAAGGAGTGATATCAGGAGTCTTTATCTCATTTTCTCTGTAATTTACCCCTCCTGGGACTGTTAAATTAGAATAGTGGGAAGATGGAGTTCCTCCTTGCTTTTTTAATTCTTCAACTTTTTGTTTTGCCTCTTTTTCATCATTGGTATTAAATACTGTCTTACCATTGCTGTCTATCACACTATAGGTGAATTCAGGACGAGGAGTGTTTGGATCGTCCTGCACATCTATATGATAGTCATCCATGTCATTATATACATCATGATGTCTATCATATGTAGTATTTATCTCTACAGTATAAGAAAGCTCAGCTAATACATCAGCAATGAGATCTCCTATGTTATCATAGCTTCTTCCCTGAATTAGCTTCTTCAGCATATCTACTTGAGCCTTAGGAGCTTGTAAATCTTGCTGCAACTTTTTAAGGAAGATCTCCTTATTCAGCTCTTTAAACCATTTCTCTGCCCTAGGATCCCTCAGGGAAGATACTAGCTTAAGAGTAGCATTGAGGGCAGCTGGGTTTCTTGAAGCAAAAGGAGCCCCTGTCAACTCACTTGCATTTCCAAAATCTTTACCTTCAATAACCTTTTGAGCTACTTGCTCAAATGGATTCATTCCTGCCCTTAAGAACAAGTCTTTCAGAAAGTCAATGATTCTCTGCCACCAATTCCTTGTCTGGTTCAAGAGTTCTGGTTTTTCCTGAGCACCTTGGTTCTTATCAATAACTGTTTGTGCTAGAATCTTACCAATGGCTTCTTTTTTGATCTTATTTATGTCAGGCTTACCATCTTTCTGATAGAAGGGATTGTTCTGATATTCCAGGAATACTTGATCAGTCAGATTATATCTTCCTACCCTGTCCATCATCTCTTTGAATAACTTAGGGTTCTTCTGCTCAAGGATCTCCACAGCCATGTGCATAGCTTCTTCTGGAAGAGCTATATCTTCTTTTCCCTGAGTAACCTGAATAAGACCATTAAGAGGATCAGCCAAACCATTAACCCCAAGGGATTGCCCATTATACGTGATTTTTGCAAGTGATTGAACCTCAACACCTATTCTATCAAGAAATTCCTTGATAAGTTTCATGGTAGCTGCAGAAGCCTTGGAAGGATTAACACTTCTTCTTGTTGGATCATCTGAGCTATGATAATCCATTTTCCTTGTCTGATTATTGGGTTGATCTGACTCGCTAAAATAATCATTTATAGCTTCCTTGTTCCATACTCCTCCTGTCTTCTGAAGAGCTTCTATGACTTTAAGGGACTTGGAATGAGTAAGAATAGCAGGCTTCTGAGCAGAATGCTGGATTTGGTCCATTGCATCTAACAGCCTGTTCTTGAATTGGTTAAATGATTCCCCTCCGGGAACTTTGACATCAGGGTTATTTACATAGTATCTCTCATCAAAATCCCCCTCGGGGCGACTAGAGAACTTTCCAATGTCCCAGGCTTCTAACCCCTTGACTTCAATTATAGGAATGTTCAGATCTTTACTAATGATCTGAGAGGTTTGTTTGGCTCTTTTCGTAGGGGAGGTATAAACCACCTCTATCCCTTCTCCTTTAAGATCTCTCTCGAGAGATTCTTTGGTTTCCTTGTAGCCTTCCTGATTGATAGACTCATTATTCTGTCCGCTATTCTTTCCCTCGTTGTCTTCATCAGTAATTCCATGTCTCAGGAAAACCATCTCCCTAGAGGTCACACCTCTTTGGGAGTATAGTTCTCTGAGTTCATCTTCTGTGTACCATTTACCTTTGTATAGGTATTCACATGCCATTAGTTGCAGTTTTTACGTTGTAATTGATTCTTGAACTCCTCAAAGCTATCTAGCTGAAACATGCTAAGATCACTTGGATTTGGAGGGGTAGGAGGATTACCATCATCTTCCATGTCTTCATCTGTAGATCCTGGCTCATCTCCGAACTTGTTCACTACATCTCCTATAGCAGCTTCCGCAGCATTTGTTGAGATCTCATTCTTCAATAGGGCAAACAAGATCTGATCATCATTAGCTTCCATGACCTTATTATTGGTTGGAAGAACTGACTGGTTCTGACCATTGTAGTATTCCCTTATATTGCTGTCTCCCCAAGGGTTGATCTCAGCAAATAAGACTGTATCCCATTTGTACTGTAAAGGTACGATTCCATTCATACCATAAACATCTACTCTCCTAAATAATCTTACCCTCCTGTTTATAACCTCTCCTGATTCACCTCTGGGTTCTTCTATCATCTTGATTACCTTAGCTCTCCTGAATTCTGTGGCTGGTTGCTCGAGCATTAGAGGAACTTCCTCTGCAGGAATATTCATTAGTCTACCGAGCTCTCTTTGAACAGAATCATTACTAAACCATGGGAAATAGGGTTCTGCAAGTAATTCATCAATGATTCCTTCTGGCTGTGCAGGCATGATCTTGATAGCATTAGGAACCAGGTTGGAATTCATCCAGTTTCCTCTGTAGAATGCCAGGTTATCATAGAAGCCTTCCAGATTCATGTTCTTCAGAGCATCTCTTACTATTTCAGAGTAGGTCTCACTTGGAATTAGATGAGAATAAGCTCCTCTTCCTGACTTGGCTCCCCCTTGTAGTAAGGCACTTATTACCATTCTTTTATATACCTGAGCTACGGATTTATTGTCCTCAGGATTATTATTGATCGAGATCATAACTCCTTCATCATCCCTCAGTTCCCTGAAGGAGTCTGTAAGAATGTTTGATGTATAGGTATCATAATCTCTCTCTTGTAGTAATACCAGAGAAGGATATCCAGGTCTCTTATCTGGAATTGCTGTAAGAGCTCTTATTAAGGGATTTTCTGACAGCTTTTTATCAGCAGAATCACTTAAAGTGTGCTTCTTGATGGCTTCTACATAGAAAGCTGTACCCTTATTTGATAGGATCAATGGTTGAATCATAGTGTTCAAGGGTCTCCCTTCTATCATAGCCTGTGTCTGAACAGCAAAATCTATCATTGACATTTCTGCTGCTAGAGCCATCTGCTGTTTCAGGGCTTCTCCTCCTCTCATCTGGAATATATCTCTTACCAGAGCATCCAAAACCTGCCCTGCAGCCCCATGCTGTACATTTATTATGGATCTCAAACCCTCATCAAGCTGTAATGTGCTTTGCATCATTGGACCAATGAAGGTGTCTTCCATCACTTTTCTGGCTTGAGTTATAGCAAGGTTATTAGCCTTCTCATACTTTAAAGCCTTCATTCTCACCAGGTTAGGATCATTTATTCTAGCAGTGTCCCAGTTGTATCCTTGGTAGAAGTGGAACAGTTCCCATGCCATAGCACTATATCCTGCATATTTACCCTTAGTACGATCGTAGCGAGAGAAGTCATCCAGAATCATCATCTGCATCTTCTTTTCCTGTGCTGTCAGACTTCCTGGATCCTGAGCATATTTCTCAATCATGTTTTCCATTCCAGGCTGTTCTGAAGTCTCCTTTAGAGAATAATACCTTGGCTTGTTCTCTATGTTCTTTCCTCTCTTCCCAATACCACCAAATTTATTGTGTACAGTCTTCAGCAGTGCTGCGTCAGAAACTTTCTTCACCTTGGGATTTATCTGGGATACAGACTGAGAAATAGCCTTTTCCTTCAGAAATTCCTGAATAGATGGCTGGTTCAGATAAACTACTGCCCACCATGGATCAGCTCCCTGTCTAACTATTGATAAGAAAGTTGACAGAGTATCTTTGTTAATACCTTGTTCAGCCAAGAATTTGTCCTTAGCCACATCCACACCACCATCAGTTGTCTGAGAGTTGATATTTGAGATCAGAGCATCAGAGCCATGGATGGTCATTCCACTTAAAGATACTTTGCCATTTATGGTATTGTGTGGGAATCTGGCAATATAGTCTGGATCTTCAATAACCAAACCTCCTTCCAGGTTTTGACCTATAGCATGGGCTGTCTGAGATACAGCTGAGATACCTACCACTTGCTTAGATGACATGTAAGCTTGTCTCTCCTTCATCATGAATGTAGAGCTTAACAGCTTTCCATAGTCCCCTAGGGGCTGAGTAGATGAGGCTTTGAGCTTCAAGATCCTGTCTCTGTACCCTTTCATCTCAGAGGCATCGTTTGGAGCTATCAGCTTTGCATAGTTATCTGGAAGAGCTATTAGATCCTGGATAGAGTCAAAGTACTCATTCTCAAGGGTCTTCTGATAGAGAAGGTCAATTGCATTACTTTCTCTGTTCTGCAGGAAATCATCTTCCATTCTTTGCTTGAAGTCTCTGATACTCAGATCATCAAAGAGCTCTGATTCATCAGCTTCTTCCAGCTGCTCTGAAATGTACTCAGCTATCTCTGCTCTTAGGGCTCCTGAGGTGATGTTACCTCCTCTAAGAAGTCTCCTTATTTCCTCTTTTGTACTTTCTTCAGACCCCATATAATTCAGAATCTTTGGAAGTCCTGTTTCCTTGTCAATATAGTAATTGTGTAGATAAAGGTTAAGCTTGTCAATGTCAAAGTCAGAACCAGCTTTAGCAGTGATTTCTGATGGCAATACCACCACATCCCCCATCTGTTCTGGAAGGAAATCCTTAACAATGAAGAAATCCACAGAGTTCAGGCCCTGGGTAGGGATACGGAAGCCTATACCACTTAGGAGTTTCTTACCTTCTTCAGTATTGTTTAGGTATTTCAGCACCTCTTCTTTGGTCTTCTTGGATCCAGCTTCCATAAGCTTCTTACCAAACCAGTATGGTAGCATTACCTCACAGGCTTGAGTTCCATCCTTACCTCTCGTATAGAACTGTAGTGTGTCTGAAGTATATACAGGCTTACCATTCAGCATTCTTTTCACCACCCTTGGTGCCTTCTCCATGCCTGTAACTGACAACATGGTCTTTTGACCACCATTTACCTTTGGTCTGGTAATGGTCTTTTCCAGGATAGAATAAATAATAGCTCTGATCTTTCCATATTGAGGATTAGCCTCAATTGGATTAGAGAAATCTCTGGTCTCTGGAGAGATCTGGATAGCACTAGCTATATTTCTTGGAAGCTCTCTCCTCTCTAACTCGGCCAGAATAAAATCTGAGATCATCTTCTTATCAGGAATTGTCACACTTCCATCATCTCCAACCTCCATTCCCAGTCTTCTCATTGTAAGAACTGTTCTATTGGTTGTTAGATTGATCAGAGCATCATTATGCCTTTTGATTTTTGTGTAGATAGGAGAAGCAGCTATTTTCCTGTCTTCTGTCAAAGCATTCCATGCATCAAATGCTGCCTGCTTAGTATTGTAGCCTCTGCTAAAATCAATAGGTACTCCATTCTCTCTAAGATCACCTATGGCAATCTTTCTGAGCTGAGAACCCTCTGTTTGTCCCTTATCCTTCTTGGCTTGTTCCACTTGAACTCCGATCTGCTTGATGGGGATCATTTCTGGTACCATTGTATCAAAGGCAGCAGCATTCAATTTTCCTTCCTCATTGTACATTTGGAAAGAAGATGGCTTTTGGATACCTACCTTATGAGCAGATTCCATCCTCACGTAATCAATGCCTCTTTTCTGCATCGCATCATACATATCCCCAAGGGCCGAACCTTTATACCAGCGATAGAAAAGAGGTGCCCATGAAGCCTTATCCAGGGAGACAATAGCTGTGTCTTCCTTGGTTTGGATACCAGAGTGCATCAGTTTCAGGATAGGAAAGGCTACTTCAGTATCTGGCTCCCTCTTCAGGATCTCCTGATCTTGCTTTCTTAAAGCTTCAGAACTGTAGGTATATTTACCCTCTTTAGACTTGTCATCTCTCTCCCAGGCCATTTCCCACTGAAACTGCTTTTCTTGTCTCTGAGTAAATCTACCACCAGCCTTCCACATCATTTCTCTATAAGCAGGAGCCATCATATATGCACCAGCATCATCCTCATTACCTTCTGTATAAGGTGTAGCTCTCTTTCTACCCTCTTCCAGATTTTTCTCTCCATTTGCTCTGGTAGGAGCTAGGGCTTCAACAATTGTATCAATCTGGTTACTCTCATATAGAACGTCATAGGAAGTCACTGTGTTGAAGTGATTCTTATGTGATTGATATCCAGGATCCCCTAGGGAAAGCTGTACATCCCCTGCCTTATTAAGAGTGCTATTTGCCCACTGGTTGAACCCTTCAGAAGTTCCATACATGTCCACATGGGTATATTCCCTACCAGACAAGAAGGATTTGATACGCTTTAGCTCATCTTTATATTGAGCAGGATCCCCAAAGAAGAACTTGTGCATCTCAATATTGTTCATCACATAGTTCATCTCTCTGAATAATAGCAACCTATCTAACTCAGCTTTTGTATGGTTATTCTTCTTTCCTATTGTGCTATCAAGAATCGTTTTATCAAAACCATATAATTTGAATTCACCATTTGACTTAGCTTGAATAACCTTCCAGTCAACCAGCTCATCAAAGGTATCTTGAGCCTTTTTCTCAGCATATTCTCTCATGTAGGCTCTCATATCCTCTCTACTCACTACTTCTGCCAGAGGAGTTTCACCATCAATTACCTTCGTGTTAATCTCCTCCACAAGCTCTTTTCTGTTAATTGTAGCGAAGATATCCTTAAAGAATCTCAAAGACTTACCTACTTCTCTTGTTTCCCCTTTGGGCTTTCTATTGAGAGCATCTATGAATTTTCTGTTCTCAAAGTCTTTGGCCAGAGCTACTTCTGTTTCTAGCCATTTGTACATCTGGTTCCCGAAGGCAGTAATCTCATTAGATCTTGAAGAGTCATCTCCAAAGAAACCGTCAGTAGATAGGTAAGTCCCAAGATAGATAGCCCACTCTGTCTTAGCGTCAGCAGGTAGTAAAGTGTAAAATACTCCATTTAAGTTATTGTTTATCTCATAAAGCAACCTTTCAGCCTCTGTCAGAGTTGAGGTTGATTTATTGTTTCCATCCCATGTTTCTCTTCCTTCCACTACTCCTATTTCAACACGTTGACCCTTCTCCCCTGTTCTAGTGAAAGCAATTCTGTTCAAAATTATAGAATCTTGGTGGAATACATCATTGAAATATCCATTATCTTCTCTGTTTATGAACTCTTCTCTATCTTTTGAATTGTTCAGATCATTAGCCATTGTGGAAACCCAGTTGTTCAGCACAAAGTTTGAAGTTGGCTGGTTGTCCAGATTAGGGTGTTGAGATTGAGTATCTTCTCCTACCATCTGAACCACATAGAGCTCTGCAAGATCATTCAGTCTTGAGCTGAAGTCAAGCTGTCTTGAAGAGACTATAGGGATAGAGATTCTATCCTGAGCAGCTCTCTCTACCAGACTTCTGATCTTGTTTACAGCATCATTGAACTTAGCAATATTTGCTCCTCTCAGCCTTCTGAAATCTGCTCTACTAATATCAATACCAAGTCTGTTAAGGAACTCCACATTGTCTCTTATTCCAAGGATTGCCCTTGTGAACATGAATCTATTCTCTGCCGAAGGGGTAATAACAGTAGATCCCTTTATTCCTCCGATCCAGGCTGATTTAACTTGATTGATCTTTGAGTTTAAAACAGTGGTCTTGAAGTATGTGTTTTTTTTGTAATCTGTGAACTGTCTGAAGAAAGAAGGCTTCTGCTTCGTCAGAGTGTTCTCTGCAGACAGAATTAGTCTTACATCAGATTGACTTTTTCCTTCAAATCCATTAGCATCAAATTTCAATCTACCCATGAACTTCCTTACATTGGCATCTATAAGCTTTCTTCCAAGCTCATCTTCAGTCATAGTAGCTAATTTGGCCCATATATCATAAATACCATTAATACCTGCAGTGTTGTGTAACAAGTAGTTAAATAGCTTTGCGTACTGAACCAGCTTAGGAAGCCTTAGAGAAGAGGACTCTCTCTTTGATCTTACAGCATCAACAGCTGCTCTTGTAGCATCCCTAACCCACTCAGAATCAGCAATAGAGGCTATAAGGAGCTTCATTCTGTTAGAAGAATTGCTCTTTGCATCTATTGTCATGATATCTCTTTCATACTCAGACATGTTCTTATTTTCTGCCTGAGTCTCATCTTCTCCTTCTACCAGATCTATTTCTCCTTCATCGTCTATTACGAATTCAGCATTAAAGATCCTTAAGTATCTTTCATGTTCTTTTACAAAAGATCCCCAGTTATCCTTGATGTTTCTCCATATATCCCTGATATCCTCCATCTGCTTGATAATAGCTGCTGCCTCAGTATCATTTGCTGCATGTTCCCAGTCATATCCTGTTTCAGCAAACAGAGTTCCCTCATCCTTCACCTCATCTTCGAAATAGTCAGTTAGCTTCTCTTTTAGCCTGTCATAGATACTCTTAGCTGTAGTTTGAAAATCCTCTTCCAGGGAGTCTATAATTGAGGCGTTTTCACCAAAGACTTCTCCAAAGAGCTCAGCAGTCATACCTTGCAGCATGTCCTGGATAGTTCTTTCACTAAATCCTTCAAGCCCTGGTTCCCTATAGTAGCTATATTCCGGCTGAGTCATAGGCCCCCTAAGGGAAGATGAGAAGCTTCTGTAGTACCCTTTATTCATTCTCTTGAATAGCCTGTTCCTATCAGATGGTTCCATTCCAATCAACCATTTTATGAAATCCAATAGCCTTCTGAAGAAGCTCCTTTGCTTTGGCTGCTCTGGAAGTTTCTCAGTCATCTTGAATTCTCTAAATTCTTCAGCCAGTTCCTCTTTTGCTTCTTTTACAGTGGCTTCAGAGTATTTCTTCTTTTGACCATCATAAGTTGTGAATTCACCTTTCCTTCCTATGAATTCATTATAGATTTGTTGTTGCTCTTTTCCTGTTAAGAAATGATACCACACAGCTTCAAATGCTTCGTGGTAGGTTGTACCTACCTCAGCATTCTTATAGATATAGATCATACTATCCTGAAGAGCACCCCAGGCTAGTCCTCCCTCTGTGGTTTTCAGCATCTCATCCACTTTCTCAAAAGTGAAGAAGTTGGGAAGCATCTCTCTTACTTCAGCGAATTCCTTATCTACGTCTGCTTTTGTATAGTTAGCAGCTCCAGGTAGATATCTTCTATATCTATCAGTCCCGCGTCTGAAGTTTCTACCCTTGAACTTATCCTCAGTACTCTTGGTCTGATCAGAGTTAGTATCATCCTGCTTGATCTGACTCTTACGAATAATATTCATTATAGTCAACTTCACACCCTCAGGATTCCCATAGGGAGTTATAGTTTCATCCTCATTTATTATCCCAACTGGCTCAATATCAGTGATTTGTCCATCAGCATTTCTTGTTAAGACTCTGAATCCGAATTTTCTACTTCCTACATTTAGGAATTGGATCGACCCTTGCTGTGCTGCCTCTTGCGCAGCAACTACTTCAGGAGGAGCTATTGGTTTCACTTCCTCTTGCTCCTTACGATTTTTATCTGCAATTTCTGCAGTAGATCTAAAGAAGTCAATGAATAATTCCTTACCTCTCTCAAAGGATCCTGGAGTCATTAAGGCTGCTCTTATCTCCATAGGAGTGCTGGAAGCATCATATGGGTCTATGTTTACCCAGTCTTTTGCGGCTTCTATAAATTCTTCCTTATTTTTAGCTCCTCTAACAGCCTCAAGTCTATTTACAGGCTTTGCTTCTTCTTGTGATTGTTCCTTGACTCCTTGCTCTGCATTATTCTTCTCAATGTGAGCTACTACACGATCTACAGCCCCCATTAATAAGGATTTCTCCTCATTAGAAAGGTTTGTATCAGCCTGATATGCTTCTCTTAGCTCTAGTAGATTAGCCACACTCATACCAACTTTATTGGCATCTGCTACAACTTTTGCTACAGCCACCTTAGCATCAGTAATACGCGCTGCTCCTTGTTCGACTCTCTCTGCAGTTTGCTGCTCTATGGTCTTTGTCTTTGCAAACTTGGATGGATCAAAGTCAAAGCTCAATATCTCAGAGTATTTCTGGACTAATGGTCTCTCATTCCCCTGAGGGACAGCAATATTGGTTGCTAATGGTTCGTTGGTTCTGGTTTTTCCGTCTGGAGTTTTGTTTGACAGAAGATAGTGATTGTAATTTTTCCATCTGTTAACCACTGTCACTTGACCATTTTCTGCTTTCAGTTCAGCAAATTCAAGATCATTTGCTTTTGGGTCTCTGGCGATCCTCAAAATTTCACTGTTCTTGATGTTATGATAAGCTCCCTCAAGAAAGGTCATGAT